CTGCTAGCGACTGTCTGGCAACAGAACACCCCTCGGCCTCGTATGAGCCTTCCAGGAGGGAATGCTGAGTAACCTTAGCGGCCTGGGTACAAGCGTTGCCCCTATCGTAAAACTCTCCGGCCTCAGTGATCGTCATAGATGACAGATCATAAACATGGAGTTTGTGATCGCTGTAATCCTGCATCGGATTACCCTGGATCATCATCCTCGGATCGTATTTGAACATCTTCCCATAAGGTGCGGCCCATCCGGTTCCGATCCAACATTTATTTACACCATAACCTGTTGATACCAGGTATTTGCGATCCGTTAGCTTGGCAAGATTTAGCGGATAGCCATCGACTACACCATTAACTTTAGGTTTAGTGCTTCCCGTAAATATTGATATACCTTTAGACGTACTATCAGTAGCGGCCAAATGGCCGATCATTAAAGACGATAAAGGGTGCCTAGTTTTTGGGATAGTAGTAAACGCTTTATCATCATCCGGGTGCCAGGGTTTAGCGGGCAACGATGGGGTCGCAGGATAATTCCAACGTTTCCAAACCCAAACATTATTTACAAAAATATCCCACAAACCCATTTTCATGACTAGCCCTCATCTTCACCAGATGTGCGACGATCAGGCTTTATGTCGATTCCCATGTTGTCTATAAAATTTTTGAACCTTTTACGTTCTGACTCGGTCGCTGAAAGCAGTTGCATTCCTTTTTCAAGTTCACTAATACGATGATGAATCGGGGTTGCCGTGCCATTAGGTCCCAAATGGTAACGTTCATAGTCACTCATTTTCGCAAGTCGATCCTCGATACACTTATGGTCTAGTGCCATCTGCTCAATAGACCACTCCTGATACTGCACAAGCGCCTCATTATTAGAAGCAATGTCATCCTTGAGTGGTTCTACCCCAACGCTCACTTGTTTAGCTGCCCAACGCCCAGTAACACCTGAGATCTTTTCGACAAGCACAAATAGACCGATGAGAATAGCTACAGTCGAAGCTAATACTGCTATGGTTTCCGCCGCCTGAAACCCCACGACCACTACTGTGCTTTGGTCGAAGTATTAGCTGAAGCCAAACCGAAACCCAAAACAGTGGAAGCCAGTCCAAGCCAAACGGCAATCTGTCGCGAATCCACAACGCCATATGCCACCAGTATTGGTACTACCGCCACCAAAACACGGTAGATATAGGCTCGTGTTTGCTCATTTTTAAGACTCATTTTGTTTCCTTTGCTCGTGAAATATGAGGTCATCGTGTTAGCCAAAACCACGTTGCTGGGCCGATGATTCCATCAACCTTCATCTGAGAGTCCTTCAGTTTGAAGAACTGTTTTACATTCCGTTGGAAGATACGAGTAGCAGCCGCAGAAGCCGGACCAAAGTCTCCATCGACCTTCAAGTCGGCACCCCCAAGCTTGTTGTTCAGCAGTGCCTGAGCCCACCTCGCAGCGTCGCCCTTGGAGCCCTGTTTTACGATCTGCTTTGAGGCCGCCGCTATGCCTGCAGCGATTGCAGCAAAATCGACACCTCCGGCCACTGGTGCAGGCTCTGGTGCAGGCTCTGGGACAGGCGCTGGGACAGGCGCTGGCGCTTGCCCTTCATGCCATTGGCGGCAGAACTCGGAAGTAAGCATCCGCATGTCTCCACCCGAAACTGTGTGCATATCAATTTTACGGGTTGTATATTCTTTATGCATACAACACGCAGGGATTCGACCAGTATCATAACCAATCAATGCCGCCGTCACCTTAGCGACCACAAACAATTGGTCCAATCGCCACGGTTCAGTAGAATCGTAACCCGTATTTTCTACTTCAATACCATACATTGTACTATTACCCCTGTTCGTAACACCCTGCCATCCCCCAGTACCAGCATGATTAGCTTTACCGGCTGCGATCACAATACAAATATTCGAACGTGTAATCAGAACATTACATAAAGGGCCAGCGAGATCAGCGCGACCATTAGTCACAATCCCCAGCGAAGGGGCATCTTTGCCAAGACCAGAAGCGGTATGATGCCACATGACCCCGTTTGGGTTGAAGCCGTCTGATTTACCACGGGTTTGCCAACCTGGTTGTTCTTCAACAACAAGACCAGCCGCTCTTAGCCTATCCGCTATGCCTGTATCTCTCATAGTTAGCCTTCTCCTTGCAGTGTGAGTATTGCAGCGTCCAGGCCTTCAGTTATAGCCAACTTTACAGCATTAATTGTCGTAGCTTCAGCTAGTCTTGAACTAATCTCGTCATGCATAGCCTGAGCTGCAACAACTTGCGGTGACGGTAAGTCTGGTTGAACAGGTACACCGTCATCAATTCGGCTTATCACATTACCTTGCCCGTCTGATGTTTCAATAATCATCGGTTAAGCCTTCCTCATGTAGATCACATATGCGCCCGTAGTATTAGCAGTGCCCGGAGTAGCAGTTGCCGGTAGCGTGCCACTAACAGAACCTTCGAACTTTACGCCAGTAGTGATGTTGTTAATGTCTGGAACTGCGAATGCTGGCGGCGCAGTCCTGAATACAGGCAACAGTGAAGTTATTTGTGGGACAGCAGCCAAATAATAAAGACCCGGAGTTAGAGTCTGATTGATTATTACTGGCTTTAAAGCAGCGCCTGTAGTAATGTCGACTGTTCCGGCATCAAGCAATCGGGCTGCTGGCAAACCGGAAATGGAACTATAAATACCTAGCCTTACCACTGAACCGGCACCGCCAACAACAGATGTGTGGTCTATGGCTATTCGGTCGAAGGTTGTTGTTGTTGTGACAAGAAATGGCACATAGTACAAGCGGTTATTTACACCTGCGCTGTGTGCAGTGTTTGCCGTTGTGATTGAACTACTAGCCGTGTATTGGCCTGATACCAGTATGGGAATACCAGTGATTGCATCTAGCTTGGTTTTATCCGCAGCGCTCATCGAGCCAGGGAGCTGCGTGGTAGCGGCGTCAATAGTTAATTCGGGGGTAAATCCGCTTGTTCTTGAAAGCGGTGCCGTAGCCGTAATAGCCGTTATAAACGAACCCCTAGACCCATCAGCAAGCGCATACTGGGTATGGTCATCATCAGCCAACCCTGCCAACAGCCCGTGATCGTTGACAGTGACCGCTGCACCCGTAGAGAGTCCCTGCCGAATATCCGTGACTTCACGCAACCGAGCATTCGGAGCATTGGCATAAGTCGAGGATGTTTGGAAAGCTAGTTTCCAGAGTGGTCGGATCTCCACAATTGGAAGATTCGTTAGGATCATATCCTCCCACCCGACATCCCTTGTGGCCGGTAAAGATGCGTAAGATGCCTGACCAAGGATGCCAATAATCGGATAATTCAAATTGTTTGTGGCAACAATCCAAGTCAAACCCCAATCCGATTGCGAAACATCACTCAGAGCCCAAACCCCGCCACCATTTATAGAGTTGTAAGCCATACGCAGAGTCCCAGGTTTCAAAGCATAAGTATTTGGAGCGTCCATCTGCCAAGCTGACCCAACCATGTAAAACATTGGGATCTCTGCCGGGAAATCAAGAACCTGTTCCCAAGTATTTGCAGTAGGAGTAGCGCTACTCGTGACCGCTACTTCCAGATCCTCATCGAAGAACGTGCCGCCACCTAGAGCAACCTGCGCATGACTATCAAGCGTGCCATTACCATCAAGGACGTAGCCAGACAAGGAGAAACCACTAGCCAGAGCAGCGCCACGCGTGCGGTGCAAATATTCGTGGGTTGCCCAATCAAGCGTTACACCGTGGCGCTCATCAGGGAAGAACTCAGCTTTTTGCGTTGTCTGGTTCCAATAAATATATGAAACAGGTGCTTGGGATTCCCAGACAAAATAACTTGTTTGGTAGCCGAACTCGCCGTCAAAGAAGATGTAATACAACCCGGTTGTGTCTGGGATTGTCAGTGTTTGCACGGTACTGATCGTGTATTCGGTACCTGAAGCCCAGACTGTAAACGATGCGCCCGTTGGGGTAATCGTAAACTCGCGTGATGCGTTATCAAAAGCAATAGTTGAGGTGCTTCTTGAAGGGAACCCATGAGGCTCACCTGTAGCCGCTGTAAGTGCGGTGATATCTGCGTTTGAGCCGGGAGGACCGATTTCGCCTTCAGCGGCAATCAAAGTCCAAAAAGTACCCTCTGCTGGGGTATTCCCGACAGTGCCACCATTAGCGTCAATGCGGTACCATGTTTCGCCTAGATAGGTTGCGACGTCGCCAATAGCGTATGCCGTTCCGCCGCCGTATGCGCCAGTAAAGTTCCAAAGAGCAGGAGTTCCGGGGTCGCCTTGAGCACCCGGATCACCCTGAGCACCAGGATCACCCTGTGGACCCGGATCGCCCTGAGCACCAGGATCACCCTGTGGACCCGGATCACCCTGAGGACCCGCAACATTGATTGAGAACGTAACTAGTTCAGCATTAGTGAAGGAGCCGTAACCCATGTTGCTAGGGTTAACGTTGAAGATAACGTAACTGCCGCTTTCTGTTTCGACAGTACCGCCAACGCATGAAACAATTTCCCAGCTTGCATATGTCGAAGGGTCAGATTGACTCGTGACCAGTAAATAACCACCCTGAATACTCAAAAATAGTTCGTGTAGAGTCGTGTTTATCCCATATGGGTTGTCGTCTACAACTATCTGAGTTGCGCTTGAATACGGCACCGTAACGAAACCGATGTGGTCGTTGCCTGGGTCTCGGTCACCAGCGTCAAGAGTGTTGATTGTGTAAGTCCAAGACAATCCACCTGGAGCACCTTGAGCTCCTGGGTCACCTTGAGCTCCAGGATCACCTTGAGCTCCGGGATCTCCTGGGTCACCTTGAGCGCCAGGATCGCCTTGAGCTCCAGGATCGCCCTGAGCGCCGACTAATGACGCTAACCACGCAGCCTCATTGCCAACGAACCCCTCTTCGACAGCAATTTCATATGCTGACAAGCCAGAAGTTCCCGTAAGATCAAAAGCGTCGATAGCAGCGAAAGCTTCTTCAGCAGTACCAACATAAAATCCGGCGTTTTCATAACTGAGCGTACCTGTGAATCCGGTATAAGTTCCAATCTGAACTTCGGCACCAGTCAGCGAATGGGGTATAAAACTAGTAGCAGCTGCAAGCGGGTCAATAAACCCACCGAGACCAGCACCTTCATTAAAGCCAACCCACAAAGCTGGGGTAAATAAGCCAGCACCACCGCAGCCAACTGAAACTACTTGACCACCGAGAACTTCAACAGGTTCAAAATCAACGTCATGGACAAGAGCGTAAACGGTTGGCATTTCATCGCCGACAAGCATCAATAAAACATGCTGGTTGGGATCTGCTTCCCACAGTTCAGAGTTCACATACGACTGTGTAATCGTCCAGCGTGCTGGGCAATCGTAGACAGCCCACTCAGAGTCTTCTGCCAGTATCGCCGGAGCCGAGGGCAAGTACTGCATCAAATATATGACATCACCGGGTTCTGGAGTCAAGGAAGGGGTCATCAGGACAACAGCAGCAGCGAATGAACCTGTCCCATCAGCACCATCAGCACCAGGGGGCCCATCAGCGCCCGGCAAACCCACACGCGTAACCTCAACCTCAAACTGAGGCTCCTCCCAAACCTCAACAATATTAGGCAAAGGAACTATAACTTCAGAACGAAGCGACTCATCACCACTCATACGTCTGCCTCAACGCGAGTAACAGAAGGCTTAAACCTAAAAACACCCTTGATGACCTTATCGGCCTCACCGTCAGGAGGATAAAGAAAAAGGTCATAAACCCCATCAGTGGTAATACCCACACCATCCTCAACCGAAATAGTTAAATCAATCCAACCCTCTTCAGACAAAACGATACAACCATTCTCAGTAGTCATATCAATCAAAAACTGGGAAGCCTCAATCAAAGAACGAACACTCATACGCGCCGTCCAATCATTCCCAAAAACCACATCCGTGCCATCAGAATTACGATACCGGACACGACGAGACCAATACTCGCCTTCCTCGTAATCAAAATTGTGTACACCAGCAGCCACAGAAACTCTTTCAACCAGTAAACGCCAACCCCTATATTAGGTGCCCACTACAACTTGCGGCGCAGCAAATAACACTTATAATACAACTTGCGGCGCAGCAAATAACACTTATAAAAGCTACTCAGCCGAATACCACTCAACGATTCTTTCCTGAGCCATCTCAAACATCCCAAGAGCAGTCCACGGCGTCAAAGACTCCGAAGAAACAACCTGCAAGTTTATACCATCTTCGCTAACAATCTCAGCGATAATGATGTAGTTGGAAACAATAGAATTTGGGAGGTTCTCATTGATGATTCCCTCGATGTCCATTTTTGTCTCCTTTGATCATGTTTTGATTATGTAATTCAGGTGGATGAATGGTGGTCGGATATCTATTGGTGTACTGGTACCGGTGCTGTTGTTTCCTGATGGACCATAATACGGGTCCACATCAAAAGCATGGGCGTGAAGCCCTGCCGTTTCAGTAATATAAGGGGCCGCTCCAACAGAGCTAAGGAGCCCGAGCCCATAACTATTTTCACCTGAGCCAAGTCCGCCAATGCTCTTTACCGCATGCTGATGACTACCGTCATTATATGTAGCCTGTTGACCGTGATTGTGATCAATAGGATGCTGATGCCACGGCAAATTTGCTGCGACAAGCGTCCTCGTATCAGTCCCACCCCTAACATTAAGAGACTTAGCACCCGGCTCAGCATCATTAACACCACAAACAAAAACACCACGCAAATCAGGCAACGTAAACGTATCAATAGAAACAGAACCATACCAAGTACCAAGAACAGCAAACAACGAAGCATACTCAGCCCGAGAAACGGAAGCCCCATGAGCAGGCAACCAACCCGTAGGAACATTCGCTATCTGCCCAGCAAAAGGAATAACCGAACCGACAGGCATCCTCTCCGATGGAGCAATTTTTCCTCTTGTCACAGCATCATTAACAAGCTTCGGAGTAGTAATAATACCGTCAACAAGTTTAGCAGTCGCGTTTATCGCCCCATCCTGGATATGGGTAGCAGCAACAGAACCAGTACCCAAAACATGAACATGGTCTACCCGTGCAAAACTAACAGCAGATCCAGCTGTCGCAACAGTTTTGATTGTTTGCAATTCGTTTGTTGCCCCCCACGGTGGAGTCTCATGAACATGGTCCGCTCTCGCAGAATAGACGCTCGCCCCCTCAGATTGGGCTTGACCTGGGAAAACCTGTTCAGGCGCATCAAAATCGTTAATTGAAAACCATCTTGTACCATCGCAATAATACAAAACCAAAACATTATCAGTATTGCTTGTATCCGAAGCTAGGTAAAATGTCCGAATCGTCTTATCTCCGGCTTCTGGCCTATCCCCAATCGGTCCAGACAAAAATTTTGCTGCCAATGATTCAAGCCGCTGATGAGACTGATTCATCTGATCGCGCGTAAACGGATCAGTACCAAAAGGCCAAGTATAAATTCCGAAACGTGGTGTCTCTACTGCTGCCATCAGATCTCCAATGCCGTTATCCGCTGCGCTAGCTCATCTAAAGCTGCAGCTACTTCATCTGGTGGACTAACCCAATCTGCTGGGACAGTAGGCGCATACGGAACTTCTGGGGCATGCTCAGTTAGTATTGAAGCACCACTGGTGCCAGCAAGAACAACAATCTCACCAGGAACAATCTCTAGTGTTGAATCAACACGACTAGCACCAACAACGATTCGTTTCTCGTCGACTAGGACAAGTTCAGTCTGATCGGTCAAATATCCGGCTGAAGCTCCAAGAGTCCAAATCCCGTTAGCGCTAGCAGCAGACTGATTAGGCAAATAAATGGTTATGTCATTAGGGTTAGTTGTAGGCCAGGAGTAAAGACTGATTTCTTCAGTAGCGATACAATCAACCGAAAGGGTTAAAGGAACAAAGGAACTATCAGTTAGTATCGAAGCACCATCGGTTCCAGCAAGAACAACAATCTCACCAGGAACAATTTCCAGAGTTGAATCAACACGACTAGCACCAACAACAATTCGCTTCTCATCAACTAGGACAAGTTCAGTCTGATCGGTCAAAGCCACTGCCGAAGCCGCAAGAGTCCAAATTCCGTTAGCGCTAGCAGCAGACTGGCTAGGCAAATAAACAGTTGCTGAGGCAGCGTTATCGCCCGGCCAACCATAAATAGTTACCTCTTCAGTAGCAATACAATCAACCGAAAAAGTTACAGGCAAAAGAGAACGGCTTCTCTGAACAGCCGAATCGTCAACAACTATATTAGTAGCAGTGACAACAGCTAACCCTAAAAGGACTTCATCATCCGCAGGCAGCCAATCCGTCATACCAGAAGGAAGCCCACCAGAAGGTTGAACCACGCTAACAACACCAGCATCATTCACAACAACAGCATCAACACGCCTAGAAATACCAATAGGGAACGTCGACTCAGCAGCATCTAAAGAAAAGCTTGCTGCTTCAAAAGAAACATTTGAACCAAGTATGTTTACCACACCAGCGTCAACGTCAAGATCCAAACCGATAGTAGAATAAACGGCTCCACCGTCGACAACACTATTAAGACTTAACGATTGGGCTTTAATCAGATTCAAAGATAGTTCTACCTGAGTTAAAGAATGATCTAAAGTCTGCTGAGAAAGATGGTACTCGTTAGCTTCAGCTGAATGAGGGTCACTCCAAACACCTACAGAAGTTTGGATCAATTCGCCAGCAGTCAGATGCAAAAGGTAGTTAAGGTTATCGACATTCTGGCCTGGGGTTGTCAGATCAAAAGCCTGATCCCAGGTTATAGGGAAATTCAAATAAGCAGATTCAACATCATCGACAAACTGGGCGTTAGGCAAAATGATTACACGATCATTGATTTCTGGTTGAATATCAAGTTTCGATACACTCAAATCTGGTTCTACCACATACAAGCCAGGCTGATTAATCGCAGGGCTAGCATCTACATCACCCATAGAATTCGCGATTAAAAGAAGTTCTCCAATCTCGGGAACATATTCTAAAGCGCTCACATAAGGTGTTCCATATACACTCGTAGAAACAAAGCCAACTACAAAAGTTGCTGAACTTTCCTTCGACAAATTCGTGTAAACATAATCAAAAATCTCTTGCCCAGTATCATAAGGCGCACCCGTATAAGTATTGTCATAGACCACAGCAGAAGCAGCCATGGTACTAGTGTCATAAACTAAAGCCTGAACAAGATTAGGTCGGGTAGCAATAACAGCATCAAGCTGGCTAACAACCTCTTTAAGGCCAGCAGCTAGCGCATTATGGTGGTTGTGATGATCAAACGTCGGATCACCATTACCTTCACGCTCAGTCTCGTCAGTGATCGTCGAAGGAAGGCCTAACGGATCGGGTTTATTTGTCCACGGCATACAACAATCCTCCAGTGGTCATTCTACGCTACTTGAGACCACTCATAGTCTCAACTATACGACGTTTGAACCATAAACATAAGAACCACCGTATTCGCCAGGATCACCATACACTTCTGATTCAAATTCTTCGATTACAGCAACCGAACGATGCTCAACACCATACCCGGCAGGTATAACTCGACTTAACGCCTTCATGACCTGCGAAGAGCTTTGGCCCACACTTACAACCCCAGGGGTTTCCTTAACCAAAGTTTCTACCCTGATCTGCCAAGGGTCGCCACCAACCTGGCGTACAATCCGCACCTCTTTATCACCCCTGAGAACACGCTTGACTGACTCAGCTAAAGCATCCTGAGTTCCGCCGCGCAAACCACTTACAGCAGTCTTTACTTGCCAACGCCAGTAATCATAATCATTTGATTCGCTATCATCGAAAGATTCGATTTCGGTCCAGCTGGCGACATCATCGCCGTTGCCATTAGGGCTAGGCGGCTGATCTGGTTCAATTTCCCATTCATCCCAATTTTGTAATGGTTGTGGTACATCCGAAGTCTTATCCTGGAAAGCGAGTTGATCCCATGCAGTGAAACCAGTTGAATTGTCTTGAATTTTAACGCCAACCAGTGTTCCAAGCCAATTCAAAAATTTTATGCAACAAATATCAGGGTCAACAAGTTTTGAACGGGCTTCACCCGTATCTAAAGAAACTTCATCTGGAGCAATGTATCTGAGCTCAGCCCAAATTCGTTCAATCTGACCAGCGGTAATATACAAAACATTAACGAACTGACCTAACGGATACCTAGGCTCTACTTGCAACGCATCTTCTTCTGTCATGTAGGCAGGTAGGCGATCCCAGATTTCAAAACTAAAAGAATTTTCGTACCTAAAACCAGGCACCGTTAATGCTGGTGCAGCAAAATAGATTGCGTCGCCAGCTTCTTGCCCAAAAATTTCAAACTTCGTTCGGAGGATAGTTTCGCCGTCTGGAGGCATCCTGTCAGAAGAATATAAAGAAACCAGCTGCCATTGATTTCCTCTAACCGAAACAGAATCAAAGATAGTCTTAACGCTGCCGAAACGGGTAGCAGTGAAAGTCATACCCACAGTTACCTGCCTGGGTGCCCAAACCCAAATAAAAGATCTCTGGTATCGGTTCATGAACCGTGGAGGAAGCACATAACGGGCCGAAGCTAAAGTAAAAGGGGTGCCATCTGAAGTGACTCGTAGACTATTAGTATCAGAGTGAAGAAATTTTGTGTGGCTTGGCGTTAAAGAAGCATTTCCAGCAACAATTTCCCAGTTGCCTACACTCGAATCAAAAGAAAAATCTTCACCTTTGTAAAGGTTATTGTCTAGCAGGGTTGGGAACCAGCAATCCCCATTATCTTCTTCAACTATAAGCTTGCCGATACTAGGAACAAAAATTGTATCCGAAGCAGATACTGACCCACCCAAATACGACAAAACGGAAATTGCTTCAAAAGTACCTGAAGAATTAGTTCTGCCAACAACTTCGACAGTAACAATGCCGTCAATGTCACCAATACTGATTAGACCGTCATTCCAAAGAATTTCAAGACCATTGACTCTGACCGTATCTATAAGAACTTCATAAGGCCACGAGATTTGCAACTCGGCAGAATCAACTAAACCTTCAATTTCGGTCAAGTACGAAACTGATTGCCCTAATTCCGCCGAATCGACTGACCAGCTAGCTTCAATATCTGGTGGTTCGGCGATAATAGTTTCACAAACGAAAACTTCTGAATCGTGAATTTCCCAGTTGATACCCCACGAGAAGTTCTCATCAACTACAGGGGTTCGTAAAGTAGCTACTAGGGAAACGGCCCCAACTGGAGGCTCGGGAACCTCAACAGTCGTACCTAGCCTTACGGTTTCCCCAACCATAAAACCTGATGACGCACCCTGGAAAAGCGCAGTCGTATACGTCGTAGGTAAAACTTCTGGTGTTTCATCCAGGAATGAGCGGTACAGAGAGACAAGAGGATCGCCGACACGAACACCGGACTCGTCGACCCATTCAAGAGTCGCCATAACGTACTCGGAAACACAATCAGTACAGTCTCCAGTTAAAACAAAGGTGCCGTTTCCGCCGCTAACAATGATGGTTGAGACTGCTGAGTCTTCGTATTCTTCAGCATCGGTGACGGTTAAGGTGGTGACATATATCCCAGGCGTAGCATAAACGTGAGTAACAGACTCCAGGGATGAGGATGCTGTTCCATCGCCGAAATTCCAAAGATACGAGAGGGCTGATACGCCTGTTGACGTTGAACCATCAAATTCTATTGATAGGGGTGAATCTCCGATTGAGGTATCGGTGACAATTACCGCTACTGGATCAGGATGGACTGGCGGCGTTCCCGCAGAGCCAAGGGTGTCTTCACCTCCGACTTCTGAAGAACCGACGTTAAAGATTCCCATTAGGGTCCTTCAACTTGCTGCATCCAGTCAATGACATGTTGGCTTCCCGTTGGTACGGGTATCGGATTAGAATCGTACCCCTGAAGCATAGAATCGTGATCTGTCATTGTCATATACAGGCTTAAAAGTTCGCTTTTACCTGCGTCGTCAAAAGCGTCAATAAAAGGGGTTACCTGATTGTTTTCACCGTAAACTGGGATGAGCTCGTCCCATCGGCCAAAACAATAACCGATCGGCTTATCATTTGCCGCCACATACTCCTGCAGTTTTAAACCACCAAAGTCATAATACGGTCCAGGCTGGTCCATCATAATTTGCCACGCCAATAGCACAACAGGGATAGACGGAATCGGTTCAGTAGCAACTGCCCTTTCCATATCTATAGGTCCAGCCCATGAGAAAGCACCAAGGAAGTCTGGGTCTCCACCAGAATAAGTCAAATCCCGATGAAAGGTTGATCCGTCATCCGTAATATCTTTCGTCAACACGGATGCTTTAGCTAAACATCCGCCAGCCGAATAGCCGGTAGCGAATTTTCTTGTCGGGCTCAAATCGTAATCAGATCCGTCGGTCTCAACCCAACGTCCACAAGCCTTATAATCTATAAGGTTTTGTGGCCAGCGGACTGCAGGGGTAGAACTAGGAAGCTTTGCCAACCGGTACCCTACACACAGGACAGCGTAACCATTGTTAATCAGATCTTGTTTGAACTCTTCTGGAATGTCAGTGGGTTTTCCACTAACGAAGAATCCCGAGAATGCCCACAGGATAGTCGGCCAGCCTCCCACGGGAGGTTCACCATCAGGGATATGCAAATCGCCTTTAGCCGCAGAACCGTTGACGGCAGGATCGCCGCCACCCATATTAATATCAAAATAGCTTGTGTAAGGCGGCTGAGATATTTCAGGAGACGATAAAATAAATTCAACAGAATTCGAAACCCACATGTTAGTGCCGTCCCACAACATAGACAGCGGGCTGCTTTTCATATCTATAGTTGAGGTAACGCTATTTGTGGTCGGGTTAATTTTTGATATATCCCCAGATCCGTTATTAGCAACCCAGATGCTAGTGCCATCGTATGCTAATCCGCGAGGCGATTTTCCGACAGGTATTGGAGCTCCGACAACCGAGTTAGTCACAGGGTCAATCTTTGAGACAGTGTCAGAGCCGCTGTTAGCAACCCAGATATATCCTGCAGCCGACAGTACTGCAAAAGGCCTAGAACCTTGAGGCATGAGAATTGCGGTGACATTATTTCCGCTGTCAATTTTGCAGACACGGTCCCCTGCGGTCTCATTGTTATCGTTAGAGCAGGCAACCCAAATATTTGTTCCTTGAGATGCCATACCTTTCGCTGTGTAATTAGTGTTGTTTAGGACAATAACAGTTTGCGTGACAACATTATTAAGCGGCCCTGTAGGGGTTATGCGGGTGACTTTTGTTCTAGGAATAGGCAAAGTTTTTATTGTTGTAGCTGATCCCGGATTTAGCAGTGTTGACTGGCTGGTAGCCCAAATCGAACCCTGGGCATATAAGACTTCAGTTGGGGAATCACCAATATTTATTGTAGGAGCAGGACTCGGGTCGCCGGGAGGAAATGCCCCTGTACTTGCAAGAATTCTCATAACGCCATTAGCTGAAGAGTTGGTTATCCAAAGATATTTAGAGCCATCATAAGCAACTGATCGAGAACCAAAACCAGCATTTGTTTTTGTCACAGACAAATCTGATCTTTTGATTCTTGACAAGGTTGATGAACCATCATGAACAGCGTAAATCGAATCGATATCACCGCCGACTAACGCTAGACTCCTGACGCTTTCGTCAACAGCAATATGTGATATGGCACCCGTGGAACCATTTACTTTTGATACAAAGCTTCCAACTGGGACAACATTTCCGTTACTTGTTTTCCTGCCTTCTAAAGTTAGAAACGTTTCTGTTGTGCCATCCCATTCTGAATATTTTGGCTGATTTACTTGATCCCCAACCCTATAGTCGTAAAAGCCAATAGGCGATGTTTCCCCTAGAGTGACGTCTTCATCATATAAAAGAATATTTTTAATAGTTATAGGCCTATTCCATTGGTATAGAAAAAAGCCTGCAGGGTTAGTGTCACTGTTTGTGCCAAATTCAACAGTATCAAATGCTAGTTCGCCTGGAGCAAATTGTTGTTCCATCTTAAAGGTCCTGGTTTGATTAGCGTTAGTACTACCTGGAATAATAACCCAACCTGAAACCTTAAAAAGATTTGTTGAACTTACAGAAATTTCTATTCGATACCTAGACAAGTTAGTCGTATAGTAAGGCATTGCACCTGTTCCAGGGATGGACATCGCTTGTCGTGTGTCGCCTTTCATGATTGCCATACGCTGCTGATTCAAACCTTCGGTAATAAAATTGGCTTGAACTATTCGTAAGCCAAACTTCCTCTCACTACCATCAATGTCTGGATGGCCTCCAGATCTAAATGTTAAAAAATCAAAGTTCCCTGCTGTAGGATTGTCAGATAGTTGCATTTCGAAATACATAGAAAAAGGAGGATTTATAGTAACCAGATCAGGAAGTTTGCTAGGCAAATTAATAGCACTAGTATCAAAATTTTCAAACCCTACAGCAGAACGCTGCTGCCCCCCAGGACCTAGGGCCTGAGCAATATTAATGCTTTTCTGCCTAGTAGCCTGAGAGCCAAAAACCTGAGTCTGAGAATAAAAAAAATCTGGTTTAGTATCACAATAAGTAAACGGACTATCATTCACACCACGGTCACCAGGGCGAAGTTCCCCGGCACCAGGCGAACCTTTAGCACCCCAACCCGTCCACTTAAATATCAAAGCCATTACAAAGGCCGTCTGAAAATTAGGCTTCCAACAGGAATGCCTTCTAAAGCCTCGCCAATATCGACAACAAAAATACCCGTACCAGTAGCACCAGGAGTACCCGCTGGGCCCTCGCTAATAGCGATAAGGACACGCCTGTCGCTAATCATCCCAGGAGTGATATTTGTTATCGTGGGAGGAATATAAACTGCGGCTAGCTTGATTGAATCGACACTCAGCTCAGGCTCCAAAGGCGAAGCAGCAGCGACACCGGTTTTCACCGCAGGTATACCAGAAGTGTTGACTTCAATAAGGTCGATGCGCGGGTTGGTTGCGTTAGCGGAGGTAAACGACAAAGAGGTTAGACTCACGTTGACATGGCCAAGAGCGAAACTTGGTTGTACCACGCCAGCAGCTACAGAGATACTCATACCGGATACACCATCTGATACTAGGCATCCGCTAACTACACCCTTGCCAGCTTGGGCAAGAACAATGTCTTGCAAAGCCGAACTGTAGATACGGGCCTGCGCAGCGTATTCGGCTTCGCTAAGATTCGGAATATCCCACATATCAGTATGTCCTTTGAGTTTTCATTATAATGCGTCAACCCATGTTAGACCATCAGTCGAAATAGATACTTCGATTGAAGTCGCATTGATTACATGACACCAAATGTACAACGGGTAACTGCCACATCTAGGTTTGCCAAGGAAATATAGCATGATGATAGAAGATTCTTCGTCTAAAAGCGCAACCGGCTCAGTAGCAAAAGGCAAAACTGTTTCAGCCAATATCGCCGCAGACCACCCGTCTTCAGGGGCAACCCCTGGGGTCGAACCAGGAACTATTTGACTCCCAGCGTAACCAAGGCGCGCCACCTCAGCACCAGCAAAATTATCAATAGACAAAAGCCAATTATCTATCTCAAACTCAGAATGGAAACCCATAACCTCAGAACATGCCATCAGGCAGCACCAGCGATGTCATCAATAACCATCTGAAAAGTTAAACCAGTTTCCGGATCAGGCACAATCTCAGTAAATTGAAAATCATTCTCTTCAAGAATGTCAACTAGTACAACCTTCAATGGAGTAAGACTAAAATTCAGGCTTACCTTTTCACCAACAGCAGGCATACCCAAATCCCATACAGCAGTTTGTATAGGCAGAATTGGCACCTCACCCGGCATTAAACTCACCCCACAGTGAAGCAAAGAAAATAGCAACAGAAACAGAAGTACCCTCACCCAAAGGGCGACCAAAATCTTGCCACGCCCCAACAGCGATACAGTCATCTCCCCCAGGAGAAACAGCTACCGTATAAAAATTGTCAGGCTCTGAAACTGGGGCTTTAAAAAACCCGTTCCCACAAGAGCTTATAAGGGAAGGGGGACCAGGATCTTCGCCACCATAGGTGGCACCAGATCCGTAAGAGGCTGATCTGTAAGTTGGCATCAGACTGGGAACCAAGAACCGTTTTGGTTATCTGCCATGAAACTCATAAAAGGATTTTCAGAGGTCAAAGTAGGCACTGGTGACATCTCATCAAAGACAGAACGATTTAACATCCGACCATATTTAACAACCACTGTCACATCTTCCGTGGAAGCCGGATCTCTTAACAAAGTGATAACTTGCCCGGGCAGCCAATCCCTATTGTACGGCAAAACCCCTACCCAATCTCCAGCATCATCATCGGCAAGAATAACAGTAGTTCCAGGTTTACAATCGAACACATATTGTGCAACCAAGAATTCTGATCCAACATCAATGTTGCGTATTGAATTATCTAAAGATAAAGAAATTAATCTAGGTTGGGCATCCCACGAATACAAGACTTCGGTTTCTGAACCCTCCCCAGAATAGCTTGACCCATAGCGGGCATCGCGATATAAGCCTGCCGCGTCAAAGTGCATAGCGAGTTCTTTAGGATTAACAGCGCTAACAGCCTCAGGGTTAGCTACCCCAATCCAATTGATAGCACCAGCAACATAGATCTGGGCGCTACGCATATCCATACTGGCAATTTCATTACTCGGGATAACAGCAGACTCATGCGTGAAAACAAGTCGATCTCCGCCGCTAGTCGTGACAACCCAGTCAGGCTGCTCAAACGCTACCGTTATCGAATTATTGTCAGCATGAGCTATGCGTTGCGCCCCAACGCCCGGAGTTTCAGATATCGTAATATCATTTGTAAAACGCTCAACATACTGGCCCCAGCCATCTACTGGATCATCATAAGAAGTGATTACAAAAGAAACATAGTCCCCGTTGCCACTATTGAAATACGCAAGGTTCAATATGGAAACGGCTTCCATGGAGTCAAAACTGATTCCAGTAGTAAGACCCCCAAGCGTGTCCACACCAGGGTCATCCCCCAAAGGTGTTAGATCAACAAAAAGTGCGGCAGCGTCAGGGGCGACCATCTCATCAAGAGTAAACTTTCCACCCACTACAACAGCAGGCTGATAATCCTCAGGAGCAGATCCACCAAGATCAGCAAGATCAACACGATCATAAACATCAACAGTAACCGGACCATTAAGATCATCAGAATGGCCGATGAAATCACCAACAACAGCGATAGCGCCACCATCCTCAGCGATACGAAAATCAACTAAAGCGAGAACCTCAGTAGGTTCACGAAAAGCCAAATATTGCCCACTAGAAACAAGCGTAGACACTTCAAGTTCGGCAACCCTATCACCGACCGTTGCATAAGTACCAGAAGGGGTTTCACCTAGCTCAGTTACAATGTCATTGATATGCGCGGCACGAATAACATCGCCGGTCCCATCCCCAGGGACAGCATCATCTTCTAACGGAACCCCACTATTAGGCGGATATGCCATTGCAAACTCCTCCGGTTTTAACAAAAATCAAAAAATTTGTAACCATATTCTATTCCTAATCTGTTAAGTAGCATCCAACAAAGTTGAAAAAAGATACTTCCAAACCATTGGGAACAACATTTTCGGTACCTAACAGGTCAATCGAAACAACCAAAACTAGTGGGGAGTCCAAAGCGAACAGTGGCAACGTCCCTGTATCTAGAGAGATGTCGACCCGCTGTCCGTCAGAGACGGCTGTGCCATCAAGGACTGAGAAAGAATAGCGTTCAGACCAAACCTGAGATTTATAGGTTTTTGCACCATCCAAAAAATCACCATTTGAACGATAAAGAGCAAAAGTTGCTTTAGCTGGGATATCCCCATAATCGCTTTCATCTATACGCAAAGTAAGCGAAGCCCCAATTTTCAATCTTCCAGAAACAGCACTTTCCGGGAACCGAACCTGCGTAGCCGCATAAAAGCTCACATTGTTAACAGATGAGTATTCAAACCATCCTGACCCAGCTGGCAGAGACGCATTGCCAGCAGTGCCATCAAGGACAGCAACCTGGTATGAAGCATTGTTTGCTACTAGCTCAGGGTACCAATCCTCGTCCCAGTCAACAAACCCCCAGATGTTAGTGCCATTCCAGGCCTCAAGATTAGATCCAGCGAAACTCTGATAATTTCCGCCGCATCCTAAAGCCGGAACGATCTGAGAAACTGTTATTGATTCAACAATAGAAGCAGAAGCGCCTTCGTCATCATAAACTGTTAGGACTACACGATAGATACCACCAGAAGACCAGGTTTTAGAAAGATCAGCCTGATCAGATGTTGTCCCATCACCAAAATCCCAAGAATAAGCCGTTACAGTCCCATCGTTATCATAAGAATTTGAGCCAATCAGACCGTAAGGGATACCAGCTGAAGGCTCGCCAACACGGTCAATAACCGGAACCGGTGGCTCGTTAACTACCAGAGGATCTATGATTTCGATTACCGTAGTAGCCTCATCTACGCCTGACGTCATCGAAACAATATATGACCCGACAGTGTCATAAGAATGTTCCAATGGGTCAGGATCGGTTACTACAGGGAAAGTTGTGAATCCGATAACTTCACCGACTTCAAAAGGATTCGACCCAATAGGTTCAATCGAAAAATCTGGGGCAACTGAAACCAAACGAAACCCTGGGACCTCTACCGATCCCTGGAATGGGGTAATGCGAATTGCAAAACTATCGGTGCGAACTTTTGCCGTAGGAGTAAAAGTTGCTGTAATTATTCCATCCCACAGAACGCTTACTGTATAAATCCCACCATAATCAACCCCAAACTCGCCTAGACCTGACCAAACCCCAGGGATCACACTTCCGCCAGAAAGGGAGACAACAGAAACCCCAAACCCGCCACCCCTTAAACCACTACCGATTTCACCAAAATCGACTTCTACAGACTCAACAAGCGCATTAGGCGCAGGATACCCATACGCCCGAAAATAAGAAGCCCCAAACAGGGTTCCAATTTCATCTTCATTCCAACCCAAAACGATTTGCTTATACGGATCAGGGCGAACAACCGCACCCTCAGAACCAACAGATACCTCACCCTCAGTCACATCACTAATCACAGTGACACGTTGAGAAGAAACATCTGACGCCCCATCGTCATCTCTGACAGTTAACGCGACCGCATAGTACCCAGAAGTTGTCCACGCTTTAGTTGGTGACTCGGCTGTTGATGCGGTGCCGTCATCAAAATCCCAAAGATATGAGACAATAGTTCCGTCTGAATCGGTTGATACCGAAGTCAGTGTGACCATCTGATCAATCAAAACGGATGTGGGGCCACTGATAATTGAAACGGGTGGCACATTTGCAGGGGAAATTATTATTGAATCTGTTTGTGTTGCGGTAGCACCGTCATTATCGGTGACTCTCAGACTTACCGTATATGTGCCAGCGCTCAGATATGTGTAAACCGGGTTGGCTTGAGCGGATACATTCCCATTGCCAAAAGTCCAAAGATACGAACGGATTGTCCCATCGGGGTCAGATGAGCCCGCCGATGAAAAATTGATAGCGGTGCCAACTATCCCCGTGGGCGGCACTGTAATTATTGCAATAGGTGGAAGATTCGGTGGCGGTTGGCTGCTAATAAAAATTGATTGCGTTTTACTAGCAGTTTCCCCATCGTTATCAGTTACCGTTAACGTAACCAGGTACGGCCCGTATTGGACCTTTTGGCTTATATTCCATGAGGTTACGCGACCAGCTAATTGGTTAAATTTAGTTAGTGTGATGCTGCCCAATGGTGGTATGTATAAAACTCCCAGGGATAGGCCCATGATCGCAGGACCGTTATTATCAGTACCTGAAGATAGGCAATAGTTGTAAATGCTTTCCAGTTCGTTTACACCAGAAGCAGTTTGGTCATTGTTGCCATAATCGGCAATAGCCATATGTGAAATGTTTTTCGTTTTTGCCCAATCCCGAAAATCAGTTAAACCCGTAGGGTAATCCATGTTTCCGATTGAACCAGAACTAGCAGCCGTAACGTAATGAATTAACCCATAAAAGTCCCACTCGGCAAGAGGTTCCAAATACGAATCTGGGTTATACGATCCAAGCTGATCGCCTTCCCATGTCGTAGAGTTAAAGATCGGTGCAAAAGAAATATTTGTTGCATTGATTTGATTCAAGATTTGACGAAACTTTACCTGAACAAGACGCCATTCCTCTATCGTAAACCACGCTTGGACCCCTACATAATATTCTGGGTTATCCCAAACGCTTAACCATATTGGCTTATCAACATTTTTTAGGCTAGTCAGCAAAGCCAAAATGTTTGCGTCTTCAGAACCAGCTATCACACGGTCCACTGGAGGGAAATAAGAAAACCAGGGCATGCGGCCAGCTGCGGTCGTCAGAGAAGCCGCTGTGACCCGATCTGCGGGGTTCCACGCCGGTGTCAGCACCCCAGGCTCATTCGGGTAACCGGGGAGCCTATGGATACCCAGGGATTTGCCTGCTTGGTTTTCGTACCTGTCACTAAAGAAGGCGTTAGTACTTGATGCCGAACCAGTGTAAGTTGCACCCAGTCTAACTACACCATCAGGGGTATCTCCAGGCAATGGAGGCACATCAGAGGCTCGTGTATAAATCTTTGATGGTGAAGCCGACGCCGAAGTTGTTCCATCACCAAAATCCCAAGAAACTGAAACAATGCTTCCATCAGAATCCGTTGATAGTGACGATGAAAAGTTTTGGGTTTCACCAATTTTCCCTATGAGTGGCCCTGTGATATTAGCGACAGGCGGCACATTTGGGACCACCGGAGCAGTTACAACAATTTCCGTCGACGCTATATCAAACACGCCTTCATCGTCAGTAACTGTCAACGCAACAACGTAAGTCCCTCCTTCAGTGTATGTATGTGAAGTGATTTGGTTTATGTCTGAAAAACCATCACTAAAATTCCAGTAATACGAAGTGATAGCGCCGTCACCAGCCACGGAAGACGAAGCATCAAAATTGACAGTTAAAGGCGATAAGCCTGAAGTAGGGGTGGCTTCTATGACTGCTGTTGGTGGGAGGTTTTCTGAGGGGAGAGGAGCAGTCGCAATTTTATGAGAACCAGGTTCACCCTCGATTGACGAGATATCAACAACTTCAAAATGTGTGTACAACAATTTGTTGTTAATCTGCTGTTTGATATCAGCTGGCCACGTTGGGTCATTCGGCGCAATAAGCTTAGGTTGCCCTCCACGATCGAACAGCATGGCACCATATTTTTTTAAAGTTCTTGCTATTGCCCGAGCTGCCTGCGAGCTAGGGAACGCAGTGTTTTCATCAAAGCTTTCAGCAAGGCGAATTATTTGACCGGCTTTAAGACCTTCAGCTAATTTACCATCAGCTCCCCTTGCAGGCCATACCGCATCACCACCATTGAGAGCTTTATAATTGGCAAGAGTGAAACCGAGCATATGCCCAAGGTCTTTATCTTCTTCACAATCTAAAAGGTCCTGATAAGTAAAGAAAAATTGGGCTATAGGAATTTCTGCTACGCAAACACCGTAAGGGATGGAGTACGGGCCATAAATGCCGGTCTTTGGGTAGGCAAAAGATGGAAGATCATAAGAATTCAAATCCCAAGTTACAGCCTGCTCACAACTGGCATCAGTACCGCCATAACCAATCGCTTCAAATAGTTCTCCTCTGCTTTCATCCCAACAGATGGCATGCCGATCACCTACATCCCCGCCAACTATGGGATTGTAGAAAGTTGTAACTGGATTCCTGAATGCCCCTTGTTGTCTTAAAGCAGTAAACCAAATATGTTGAAGTGGTGGTTTCTGATGACCTAGCCAGCCAGGCAAAGGCAGAGGATTCAAAAATGTCGGAGCACTATAAACGCTGTTCCAATTTTTCTTTAGGGTATTAGCCGGAGCGCTATCAGACCAATAACCAGCCCCAATGCCCTGATTCCATTGCGTTGTAGTAGTCGGCTTAAACTCCATATGATAACTTCCAATGTTACCCGGATAAACGGACTGATAATTTGCCGTCGAAGTCATAATGGCTACGCTGTCTGGATCAACAGGAAGCTCATCGACAGGCGTATTAAAAATAGAATCCCGCCAAAAAGTAGCCCTGTTAGGCCGATGCGGCGGATACACCCAGGTGCGCCCTGGAGGCCTCGGACCATTATCCTGAACGATTACCGTCCTAACCACAGAAATAGCATCACCGTCGTCAGTGGTAACAGTAAGCTTTATCTGATAGTTCCCTGCAACATAATAAATTTTTGTTACCGAAAAAGAATCCTGAATAACACCAAAACGGTGAACCAAAAGCCCACTAGTAGACAAACTAAGCAAACCAAGCAAAGCATCATAAACAGCAGACCCAACAGGAGGAATCGAATTATAACCAGTCAAAGCATCCGCAGCACTCGAATAACAAACAGACGCCACACGAGCACCCGCACCATCAGAAGCAGAACCCAAAACATTCTCAAAAAAATCTTCATGAATAGCAGCAGCAGTCGCATCAAAACTATTCGACGAATAATTACTGATATTCAAAACAAGATTCTTAAGAGCAACAAAAGTACGGGCCTTGAAATAAGACCCATAATTCTGTGGGCTAGTAGCTATACTCCCAAAACTATTTTGCACACGAAAATCTGCACCAACAAAATCCCAACACCCATCAATCCACCAACTAGAAACGACAGTATTAAAAGTCTCCATAGACAGAACCGGAGCAAAAGCAATCTTATCAGCACCAGAAGCAGCCAAACGGGCCTTGAACTTCTGCTGAAAAGAACGCCAATTAGCAACCGTATAACCAGTACTACCAATAGCAGCGGCCACTGTAGCCTCAGGTTGAGGCTCAACCGAAATCCACACAGGCTTATCAAGATTCTTAAGACCCGCAATAATACTATCAAAATGGGCGTCACGCCCACCCGCAGCAGCAGCAGCCCAATTATCGATCTTAAAAGAAACCCACGGCAAACGACCCGCAGTCAAAGCAACATTCGCGTCCGCAGGGACGCTCAAACTATCAGCCCACTGGCGGTACAATCTTTCAACACCAACACGATCACCTGAAGGATCTTGCCAACGTGAACCAATATTGCTATCAGAAAATCCGATTCGCATCATCCCAGGCCGGATATCACCTGGGTAACTATCGCTTTGGCTATAAGGTTTATTTAAAGAAGTTGAATCGCCCCAACTCAAGATACGGTTTGACAAAACATTCGGAACCGAAGCAGAATAATTTCCGCTCACCGTAACAGCAAAACCTACAGCGGGGTCAGCTATATACCCAAAACTCTCAGAAACCGTCAAAGACGAAATAACCGGTGCCATTATCCGAGCGCCCGTGCAGTAACCGAAATAGTAGCGTCAGGCAAACTACCATACCTCGTAAAAGCCAAATCAGCTCCCGATACATCCAACGAGCCAACAGGCCACGCCGCACCATCATCAGTATAAGCGTCCGTTATATCCTCAGGCGGTATGCCAACAATATGATTAGGCGTTGACACAACAATTGAAAGATCCTCAACCCGGGCCACCCCAACAACATTGTTAATCGCAGTAACAACCTCGTTATAGAAAATCGTATCCCCCCAAGACCAATAATTTGGAGTCAAATACTTCAACAAAGCAGTATTTACCGAAGCGCTAACAACCGTCGCAGAATAACCAGCAGAACAAATAATCGTAGCAGTCACATCAATCGGCACAACATGAGGTGGGACAATGTCAATTTGCAAACCGGCTATACCACGCCGCATCAAATCAGCGGCCATAGCTTCAGATTTTTCCACAGAAAGAGAAGCACCATTCAAGCCGCACGCATAAATCGTAAGATAACCATTCGTAGGCAAAGTATTTGCAACTAGGTCATTACGCGGTACACCATCATACTTATCGACAACTGCTAGCCGACTATAAGCTTTAACTCTAAAAACATCAACATATTTAGCCAACAAATACTGTTCAAATTGTTTTGGCAGAACAAGAGCCTGACTATATGACCCCAATAAGCCTATAGCGCGAGCGAAATACTCTACATCCGTTTCAGGATCAGTACCAACATCTAAATCCTCTTCTAATATTGCCGTATCAACCCAGGGGACAGCAGAAAGAACCCTGATGAAAGCCCCAGCTGCCAGCATAGGGTATTCTTCGTTAAGGATACCTTGGACCGGCACCGTCATAGAAGTTGACAATCTTGCCGCAACAACATCGACTGTAGATTCAAATACATATAGAACCGGGTCGCTTCCACCCGAATCAAACCAACCAAACCTTGTCCCCTTTTTTAACGTATGACCCACTTCGTCCGACAAAGCCAATTGCAAAACCGCAGTCGGTTTTGTTCCCGTTAAACGTTCAATCTGGAACATCTGAAGAACCGCTTCAGTTATAGATGAAGTAGTACGATTTAATGCACCAAGGAGCTCACCGCTAACCCCTGACGCCGCTTGCAGCAAAGCGTCCTCTATCGACCCCACAGTAGGAGTCCATTCGGGCAAAGCGGCCCGAGCGTAAGCTACTGACGCATCGTAAATATCGGCTGGTTGCTGATCGTAAATGGTTGGATCAACGTATGGGCTGACATCGGGTGATCCCATCAGATTTCACTAGTCCTTTTAAATGGTATTTCGATAGAAACGCTTTGGTCGTCGTTCCAGCGTTCTTTGACGTCTTCGATATCGATGTCACCGAAATAGGTTCCGCAGTTTACCATGAGTCCGCCGCGATCGAATCCGAAGAATTCTGATTCGGTGACACCAAAAGCTGGTCGTAACGATAGTTCGCCGACATGGGTTCTGACAACGGAGGCTATGCGTTGTGCTGCCCATGCGTCGGAGTTGGTGTCGTGGGTATTTGCTGAGCCGCGTGTGATTTTGAATGGGAATGCGAGGCCTTTTGCCATTAGGCTTCTAGGCTTTCGATTCGTGCTTCGAGTGCTGTTATTTGGGCTTTGAGGTCTTGTACGGCGGCAACTGTTAGTGCCGTGATGTGATCTCCGTGATAATACTCTGGGTCCCAACCTGTTATATCGTCTGGGAATTCTTCATTTGCCATGTAGGTAACTAGACTTGGGGCGTCTTCCATGAGCTCTTCAACAATGAACCCATAATATGGGCTAATCGCGTGTAAATCGGAAACTAATTGGCTTGCCCCTGAGGGGGGTTTCGCAGTATAATATCTCGGTCTAATTGCATCAATAATTTCCCAAGGGTCGGCAATAGGAGAAATGTTATTTTTAAATTCTCTCCTTGACCCTTGCGCAATAAGTACCCCATAGGCACTATACCCATATATCCCGCCGGTCTCCGATATTGTCCCGGCTTGGGCACCAGCGCCACCGGGGGGGAAGCCACCCAAGAATGTGTAGCCGTTATCCCAGAATTCTATCTGACTTGTCTCTGTTACAGTGTTATAGAGCCTTATTCCATCATTTTGATCCCTTCTACCCAAGAAATGTGAATAAGAGGCATTATCGTCCCTCGCAAACCAAAGCCCACATCGCTCACCAGGAGAAGATGCAAGGCTTAAACGGCCTTTAAGATAATGACCCTGCCCACCTTGCGTAGCGGAACCGAAAATGCCATTTGTTATAACAAGAGCACGACCAGTAGAGGCGCTGGTACCGTAATTATTGTTAGGTATAATATTAACTGGGCCGTTATAGTTTAAAAGATTTGGTGTATCAATGGCATTTGTAGCAGTAACCTGAAGAGTCGAATAAACTTGACCCGTCAAACGTTCATACGGCAATTTGCCAGATGTAAGCTGATTGGCGCTCATAGCCGTAGGGTTGAATGCCCCATTAACCTGCACGTTCCCATTAATAGTCAAACCACCACCACCAGCATTCAAAGTCGTCAACCCACTAATTAACGTCAACTGTGCCAGCGACGCCCCAACCCGCGTAATACCCGTATACTCACCCGCCAAACGACCCGCAGGAACCGTACCAACATTAAGCTGAGTCGCATTCAAATTACCAGAAAAACTACCAGCCGAAACAGCTACGGTGGTACCAAACTGGACAGCACCACCCAAAGGATTAATCTTCAAAACCCCAGCAGCCGAACCCACCCGAGCCTGAATCGTATCCACAACCTCAGTAGCAACAGAACCAGTAGAAGACCCCAAAGCAACATTAGCGCCACTAGTAAGACCAAAAACAGCCTGACCCGAAGTCGCCCCAGCCAAAGAAATCGGAAGATGCGACCTAGAAACATAAAAAGGCATCCGAGGGCTAACAACCCCAACACCCACACCAAACGAGTTTATAAAAGTACCAGCAGCACTAAAATCGCCACCCGATTTAACCCCACCAAATGTCGTGCCAGTCCAAACATACGTCAAAAACGTATCAGTCTCAAAAATTGTTGTCCCAGCAGGAATATCCCCAGCATCAGGACGAGTCGTAGAAGTACAAACAACCGGAGGAGCAAAAGTAAAACTAGTACTATTACGAACGACCCCAAGGACAACAAGGCTATCCGCCCGGTTCTCAACAAAAACACACGCTACCCGTTCACCCTCGCGAGGCAAAACAAGCGAAGAAACAGCCAGGGGGCCGTATTCGACTTCAACGCTGATACGGGGTACGAGTACCCAAACACGCGAAATCTCCTCGTCAACATTTGTTACAATGCCGTAGTAGATGCCGTTCGGCCTAAACGAAACACTCGCCGATGATTCCGGGTTGCTAAAATCACTCATATCAAAATCCTTCTACGCTCAAGCATCCGAGGTTTCTTCTTTTCTCTTAAACTTCGCAGGGGTCCGACCAGAAACCGAAACAGGCAAACCCGAATCCTCCTGCCATGATACTTCAGTAATTAGGAACGGAACGTTAAAAGTTGGGATACCACTAAAATTTATTGTCATCCCAGGGCGAAACTGGATAGCATTTGTTCGATCAAACAGTGCTGTGAAGTCCGCTTCGTAAGGGTCGTTATCGGAACGTCTAAAAGTAGGGCATTCGATCAGCTGATAATAAGAACCTTCAGGTGACGGCCAACCACAATTCATATTTCCCCACCTGTACAGAAGCCAGGATTGCGGCGCGAAATACACCACCCCGTCAACTTCAAAAACAACAAACTGGGCGTCGCCAGCAACCCGGCGCATAACATCCCAAGCGGATTCCATATTCTCATAAAATTGGGTTGTCGTAATAGTCAAAACTTCAGGGCTGTCAATACCAACATACCTTAAACCCTGGCTGTTCGCTGCGATTTGCACAAATTCGCTAGGCGCAGTAGCACCAAAACCCTCAGGGGTTTTATTCCGCTTCAAACGTTGAATACCCGCTGAGCGGGCTTCTATCGTCACCGAAGGATCAAACCCGCCAGCGGCTTCAACGTTTACTGAAGCGATTTCGAATGATGCTAAAAAGTATTGTAGTGGTCGGCGAATCGAAAAATAGTTATTGTTAAGCATAGCAAAACCGGGGTCTTTTAGTTTGATAACTATTTCAGACGCGTAGTCCATTGTGTAGCTGATGGTGATTGTTTCTACCGACTCTTCAATGTTTGCTTGTTGGAAAGAGTTTAAACCCGAAAGAATTATAGGAAGAGCCATTAATCTTCCCCGGCTGGGGTCCGAGGATCGTCATCAGCACCAGTAAACGAAACACCAGCCCTGACCGTAGTACTAACATCCGCTTTGCGAGGAGGATAATCATTATAAGAAATCGGAGACAAAAAAGTAATCGGAATCGTAGGATTCCGCTCCTCCGTCATAGTCATCTGAATATCAGCCTGCGTAGCCTTATTATCCAAATCGCGAGCCAAAACATTTATCGACATATCAGTAATACGCCACCACGCAGAAAACCGCCCATTAATACCCCTAACGCCCTGCAACAACATCTTGTCAACGCCACCAGTAAAATAAACAGCAAAAGGCACCGTAGCCATAGCCCGCAACGTCTCAATACGATCCTCAACATTAACCTGACCGCCGCTAGGCCGATCAGCCAACCTAAAATTAAGAGCAGCTTTAGTTAACTGATAACCGCTAAAAGCAAGCGTCGGATACTTACCAGCACGCTTAACTTCCTCATAAGCAGCAGCAATATTTTCAAAATTCACTTCAACCGGAGCATAAGGAAAATCAAAAATAGTAGAAGGCCCAAAAGCAAGCTGCACCATCTGCGCAACCTTATTAGACTGATTATACCCACCATAATTCCTAAGCGTATATTCGCTACGGATATTCACAGCTACCGTTGGCATCAGATACGCTCCTTCCGCGAACGAGTCTTACGATTAATAATCGTCTCAACAGCACGAGCAATCTCCTCAGGAGAAGCATTCGGCCCTGCCGTAATATTAAAATTATACGTCCCAGAATTACCGATCATAGCCGGTGCCGTCGTCGGTGCGACTATAGGCATCGGGGTGTCACCAACGGGTGCGCCTGCCCCTGGGACCACATGCAGGTGTCTGCCACCGGCGTTGTGGAACTCGGCGAACCCACCGTTGTCTTGTGTGAGTTGTTGGTATGCTCCGAGGTTTTGTCCGGTTAGGTCGTAGGCGTTTCCTGTGGCGTGGTCGGAGTTTGGTGAGCCTAGGCCGTCTGTTCTGAGGCTGGAGATGACTGAGCGTTTCCCTGCGATACTGCCGTTTAGTTGGTTGTGTTTTGACATGGTTCTTTGAAGACGGCTACTTGAAGTATCGCCCTCAGGCCCAGTATATGCAGGATTTGGGAAGCCGTTTATGAATTGATATTGGCCTGCATCGTCCCTATTGCCGCTTTGCGCAAACCCCTGTGGTGACAAAGGAGCGATAACCCCAGCGCCTACCATGGCATTAAACCAACCAGGATTTCTTGTATACCACTCAGGCGGATCAGCAAAACCCTCAGTTACCCCACTTTGAACAGCGTCATAAATTGCTTGGCTTTGAACATCAAGCTGCACTTTAAGAGCATCCGCAGCGGTCGCAGCAGTAGTAGAAACAGTATCCACCCCTAATGCTGCCAGCAAGTAATCTGCAGCAGTTTTAGCTTCTTCAGGGTTAGTCCCAGCATTAGTAGCAGCCGCAGCTTTTTGCTCATCTGTAAAACTTGCAGTAGCCATCAGGCCGCCCTTAGTGGCCTTTTCCAACTGCTCAGCTGTAGCACCCGCCAACCATGTCTCAAGTTGCGCTTTACCCAAAACGCTAGTCGGAGCATTACCTGTTCGAGCTTCAAGCGCACCCGTAATTTGGGCTCTTGCAGCATCCACTTGAGATACACGAAACTGATCGTTAACCGCAGCGTAAGCCTTGTTATTATCTTCTGTATTAAAATCTTGCTGCCGACCATACAAAGGACTATCAGGGTTGCTGAACTGCGGAGAATTAGGGCCCATCTGCTTCTTAAAATATTCTTGCGCAGCAAAAACATCATCAGGGAACAGGTTCATAGACTGCTCGGCTACAGTCTGCATAAAAGTCCTTGTCTGCTCAGCAGAAAGAGGCCCTTTAGTGTTACGAATATCTTCAGCACCCTGGTTTATGGCTTCTTGGGCTTTCGCAGGCGCAAAAACTTCATCAAAGACTTTTGCGATACCTTCAAACGAAGCTTTACGCATAGATTCGTTTAACTCATCTATGGTTTTAGGTATAGCTAGGCCAAGTTTTTCCAAACCCGATGTCGCTGTCATGCTAGCGTCGTAGAGGTTTAGGCCCATTGAGTCGGATAGTTTTATGATTTCGTCTTCAGTTTTTCCTGTAGCAGTGGACAGTTTGCTTACGTTGAAATTGTATACACCGCCAAGTGCTTTTATTGCGTCTTCTGCATCTTTGGCAGCAAGTTTTTGTTTGTCTGAAAAGCTTTCAGCAGAGGCTTTATCGTCTTGTCCTTCCGTTGCAACATCGGCGCTCAAACCTTGTGTTTGAAGAGCTTTACGGGTATCAGCCGTTATCAGATTTTTATCAACCATCGAATTAAGAAGAGCATCTCTTTCTGCTCTAAACTTTGCTTTATCATCTTTAAGAGATTTATCAAATTCTTTTCCGGCATTAACGATGTCATTATAAAGTTTAAGTTCTTCTTTTGTACCTGTATTTGCCTCGACCTTTGAGGCTGCTGTATTAATTTCATCTGCAGTAGCTCCTGTTTCTTTCTGGATTTGTGCTATCCGGTCAGTATCCTCATTTTGTATACGACTTTGTAGCCCGCCGCCTTTGCCTTTATCGCCATAAAGCCGTGAATAAAAAGAGTTACCAGTTTTAGAAAACAGCTTATCAAACTCGCTCTGCGCACCGATTTGACCTTGCAGCAGTTGTTCTGGAGTTTCCCTAGCGGCGACACCACCATAAACAGAACTCATATAAGAATTTTGTATACCACCACGCCCAAGGGTATTTCGTTCTTTATAGCTTTTCTTATCATTAGAAGCGCCCATAGCGCCTCCACCTAGGCCACCAGCAACACCACCAATAATCGTACCGATAATAGCACCGACAGCTGTGCCTGGCCCAGGGCCAAAAAGGCTACCAATCGTTGCCCCAGCGATGCCACCTGCAGTGGCACCACCAATAGCACCAGCAATAGCACCGCCCTTAGCAGTTTGAGCAGTCGCAGCAGTACCTATACCCGCCACAGCGGCACCCAAAAGAGGATTGCCAGTCATAGCGCCAACCATGCCACCCGCCATCATCGAACCCTGAGCCTCTTCAGCCATAAATGGGGTAGCGGCCATCATCGCAAAAGGAGCAGCACCTCTAGCCGTATTGCCAGCAGAAGATCCAATGCCCCTAGCTTTAGCTGCCATCTGCTGCCCTTTACTAAGCGCTACAGTTTGTGGTGTCGGAGGAGTCCCCGCAGGCCCACCCCCCGTGAGACCAAGGCCACCACCCTGGCCTTTAGCAATATTAGATCCACTACCATTAACGTTAACAGTCGTAGCAGTAACAGTCATCGTCCCAGTAGTCGCAGAAGTAGCCCCACCCCCAGGCCCCCCAGACCCAGGCATATTCATCGACTTACCCCGACCACCCCAAAAACTATAACCCTTACCCTTAGCAAAACTACTCTGAGACCCAACACTCTTAACAGCCTGACGACCCAACAACAACGCAGCAATACCACCCATACCCTGCATCTGGTCCATAACACCACCAGACTTCTCACCAGGCCCCTTCTTCCCACCAAAAAGAAGTTTCGCAACAGGACCAGCAATATCAACAATCTGCTTAGCAATATTAGCGATCATATTAGCGATCATTGTCAAAGCAGGCATAATGTCAACCAGAATCTGCTTCATACCCTGGAACAACCGCTGCCCCTGAGCAAAAATCTTGCTAACAGCCTCACCAAAACCAACAAACTCGCTTCTATTATCAACAAGGATCGTACTCAAACTGCTTATTGATTCGCCAAAGCCACCAAAAATCTGAGAAAAAATCGGCGCAAAAGAGTCAATAATAACCTGGCCACCCTTTTTCAAAGGCTCAAGATAAGCAACAAAACTCCGGAAGCCGTCTCTTAGCCCGCCGCCCCACTCACCAATCTTCGACAAAAAACCTTCCGCTTTAGGTAAATACTTGCCAAAGAACGTGGCAGTCCAATCAATCAGTTTCCGTGAACCCTCAACGAGACCTTCGATAAAGGAACCTGAGTCGTAGGCACGCAAACTTGCGCCGATTCGCAGGAGACCGACACGCACAAAACCATAGATTTTATCAAGAGCGGTTTGGACACCAGGGAGGAAACTTTGCCCCATGTCGGCACCTAGGCTGAAAATTTTAGTTACATATCCTTTGAGTTGGCCGAACAAAGTGTTATTAACGCCGTCTAAGAGGCCGGTGACATTCTTGTTGAGTTTCCCTTCTTTCAAAGCAGTAAGGAATCCTTGTTCGGTAGTAGCGCCAAGCTTCTGGGCGTTCTTAATAGCGACCTCGAACTCGGAGCCGAGGTCACCAGCATTTTTGGCCATTTCCCCAGTGATTTTGCCGTTCTTGCGGAGCTCGCCTAGGAACGTTCCGGCAGCTGCCATTCCTTTTTCCATGTCTCCAGAAGCGACAGCGAAGTCACCCATAGCTTTAAGAGACGCACCCATATCGCCGGTATAAGAAGCGCTTTTGGTGATACCTGAGAAAGCTGCGCTCACACCTTTCAAACCGAATACTGCAAGATCCGCATCGGATTGGATGCTACGCAAACCGCCGATAGCCATCTGCTGCTTGTTGCCAAGAGCCCCAGCCTGATAGTTCACAGCGGCCATAGCACCCTGGTACTGGCGGTAGGCTGCAGCGCCTGTAGCGGCAGCAGCAGTGACGATAGCCATGGCACCAGCAACACCAGCAAGGGCAAACTGCCAGGCTTTAGCGGCATAGGCACCAACCTTAAAAGCCAGTGTGATTGCCACTAGCCCGGCTGCGGCGATAGCTGTTTGAGCGGCGAAAGCTTTAAATATAAACGCAACAGTTTTGTCTAGATAGTCAGCGAATTTGCCAATCAGTTTTCTGTTTGTTTTAAACGAGCTGCCAAGATTTTTATTTGACTTGTCAAGCTTGTTCGTGTCTTTTTCAAGCGCTTTCGCTTGAGTCCCCATAGCCGCCAACGCTGCTGATGTTTTTTCAAGGTCTTTGGTATTAGCGTCAATATCAATTTTGATATGAACTACTTCATCAGCCATTAGACCTACCCCCCATCAAAGGGTCAAAAGAATTTCTGCTATCTTTCATTACGCTTACGCTCAGCTTCAGAGTCAGCTGAAGTAACTTTAGCGCACGCTAAGAGTATAGCCCACTGTTCATAAGTGGTATCTAGTAGATCTAACGGATTGCACCCGTAGGCCTTAGCCAACCGAGCCGAAGTGATGATCCAAGGATGCTGCTGAAGCTCCCCAATCACCTCACTGTAGGGTCCGCTTCCTCTTCCGAATTAACATCATCACCATACCCAGCACGATCCATAATCGCAAGAGCCGCAGCCTCAACGTGAGGATCAATACCAAAGAAAGCAATCACACAATCAGGAACAGGAACCTGCGTATCAGTCATCTCCAAAAGCTCACGAGAAGCAAAAGAAATCGAAGCACCCTCAGCGTTCGTCACTTCTTCACCACGCAAAAAGATACCAGTAGTCGTAGCCGCAATAACACGGGCAGCGAACTTCGTCGCATCCATGCCATCCTTAGTATTATCACCAGCCTGCTTACGCCACTGCTTCATCTGCGACTGCTGAACATTCGGAGAAACCCGAACAGTAACACCAGGACGCTCAGGAACCTCAATAAAAACGTCCTGACGGCGGACATGCTTAGAAACAACTTCGCTCAACTGGTCAAGCAGATTCTGCTCAACAGTTTCCTCGACAGCTGCTTCCTCAGCCTTCTCAGGCTTAGGAGAAACAGAACCAAATTCGTATGTGTCATTCATGTGCAGAACTATATCAACAAGTTCTGCACATGTAAAGACCCGGTCAGGTAAAAATCTTGACGACCAGGATACTTAGATCAAAAATGTTGTAGCATCTCAGATCGCAGTACCAGCAGTCGTCCGACCCGAAACTTCACTAACAGAGAACGTCAGAGAAAAAGTTGCAGGAGCCCCAGAAGAAGCATCACCCTCAGGCTCGGTCACACCAACCAGCAAAGCCAAAGGATACGCCCGCTCAGTACCAAAAACCTTCAAATCACAATTCAGATCATAAATGCTCAGATTGTAATAAACCGAACCAACCATCTGACGAACAAGCTTCAAAGCCTCACCATCACGATTCGGGTCATAATGACGAGTCATTGTCATGTCACCAATTTCAGCCGGAGCACAAAGTGTCTCAGGGAACTTAGCGCCACCGTCATAGACCTTTTCGACAGATGCGGTAATCTCGCCACCGGACACCTGAGCAAAATAGCCATTAAACTTAGGACCCGTATTTGCAGCCGCCCCAGTTTTAGAAGTTGGTTCAATATCTGCGACAACCTGCCGCTGCGAAATCTTATTTGACATTTTTCCTCCGGTCAGACAACGCTACTAGTCAAATTGGACTTGATTACATCAATTTCGATGCGATCCCCAACGCTGGACACACGGACACCGACCTTAGCCTTCACGATGCCTTCAGCTAGTTGCGTAATTGGATTAAGCGCATCAGAAACCTCAACCGAATAACCTGCGTCGATTTGACGCCCGTCATCAGCGAAACCTTCATAAAGGCCACCAGCAGAACGGATCGGCTCAAGGATGTTGATTAGACGTGCCTCAACCCGACCGAACACTGAACGACGCCCATCGATAGTCGAAAACACGAGATCTTCAAGCGACCGATTAGCCTCAGAAGCAATATAGTTCAAAGTGTCACGAGCTGTGATGTACCGGAAATTATCGGCATCAGTCGAAGCTGAACGGGCACCATAGATCCGTACCGTGTTCTGAATGATGCGGATAGCGTTAATCCCAGCCTCATCAAGACTGTCTCCGAAAGGCTTAGGAGTCGCTACAGAAATACCAGTCACAAAATTGCCGACCGAGATGATACCAGCAGCAGCCTGCCAAGCCCCATACTCGTTATGGGCCTTAGAACGCTTTGCCGCAACATAACCCTCAGGAGGAATCGTAAGCGTAACCCCACCAGCAGCAGGAATTGTGACATACGGGTAATAGAAAGCCGCATTAGCACTATCCGGAAGTTCACGGACAGCAGCAATTGCGTTTTCAGCCTGTAGAACAGTTGTGAAGCTTGGATCGAGTCCCAAAAGAGCAATCCGGTTATTAACCGAACCATGCTCCAAGATCGCCTCGTAAACAGTTGCTGAAAACTGTCCAGGGATCGAAACAGCGCCAGCACCATAAGCGATATCGAACAGCTCAAGCGCATCAATATAATCCGCATCAACAAGAGCATCTTCGATTGGGTCAGCTTCCTCACCACCGTCAAGAGGAACTTCTGACACCTCAGCCAAAGTAGCTGAAGCATTCGAAGTGCTCGCAGTCACATAAAGCTTAGCGACCTGAGAAGTATTGATCTTCTCAGTAACCTGAGAAGCAGCAGTCACAAGATCAGTCGAATAGACAAGAATCCCATCGTCATAAAGACGAACCGTGAACTTGCCTACAGAAGTCAACGAATCTGTAGAAGAAACCGTCAGGTTATCCGACCATGCGCCAGCATTTGCAGCCGTAAGCGTCAAAGCCGCCACGTCTTCATCGTCAAGCAGGTCAAGAACACCAACGTCTTGAGCGTTCGAAACACGAACAACATACGCCTGGGCCCCACCCTCCTCAAAGAAAGTCTGAAGCTGCTGGTACAAAGTGAAATTCACATCGTACCCGCCGTAAATCGATTTAAACGCTTCAAGCGAACGGACCATGCGGGCCACATCAAGTGGGCCACGCTTTGAAGTTCCGGCGACAAAAAATGTCGACGCAGGAGCGATGTTGGTTGCAGTGGGAGCACTGCGAACCGCGGTGTTAACGACTACACCCGGCATAGACTTTCCTCCAACCTCATAGAATCGGCTACCTTAAGTTGAGGCATAGAGAGAGTTTACAGAGAGGCAACGATCTACAGTGTAGGTTATTAAAAGTCTGGGTCAGCCGGTGTAGGCAAAGGCAAAGTTTCAATATCAAAAGATTCCAACTCGGCGATACCACGCCGAGAAACAGTCTCTTGCAAACTCAAATCATAACCAAGATAAGCCCCAGCCATAACCCGCTCACCTTTCAAAGGAGTCAGATCAGACCACTCCTCCGTAAGAGAACCCTCTTCCAACAAAACATCCCTATCTTCAGTATCAGCATAAGTTAAACACGGGTAATCCAAAAGAGCGGACCGCACCACCGTCGTCAAATTATCTCGGGTTTTAGTACAGATCTCAGGACTATCACCACGACACCAAATGTAAGTACGAGTAGAATAAGTGACCTTATAAATAGGGTCACCATCCATCTCATAATCAGAACGCAAAAACGTCTTAGTGCTTGTCACGATTGTATGAATTGAAGGCCAGGCGTCAATAGCGACCGGCTCATAATCAAGATATTTGACAGGCTCAGGGAGCAACTCATCATCAAGATTCCAGGCGTTACGATACAACTGCAATCTGCTAGGCAGATCCGCTTGAAGATAACTCGTAACAAATTCCTTTGCCACACGAGGGCCTTGCATAGGTGACCATTCAATAGTCATGTATGAAACAGTCCCCCTCTAACAATGTGGCTTGCAGCGGCCTCTCCTACTTGTTTAGCAAACCCGGCAGGTTCAAAAACAACCTTGCGTTTAGCCATCTTCGTAGTCCCATACTGGTGAAACTTCGCATACTCCACATTAGTTCCAAATGTCGCAGATTGCGGTCCGATCACATTAGGGGGACCCGACAGTGTCGAAAGCGAAGAAAAAAGTTTTCCTGTTCGACGCATAATCGGCCAGGCGTAACGATCTTTACGAGGGCTCCACCCGCCAGAAGGAAGCCCACTCGAAGTAAAATTCTCGGCATTAGATAACGCCAATAACCCTTTAGCGTAACCAAAAACGCCGACATAGCTTACAGACCTGGCTTTCATCAAAGCCAAATACTCTTCTGGTTTAGCCGCATCGTATTCAACTTTTATCGATAGGTCCATTATCAGATCTGCTTCCGACGGAACCTATCCACAGATTTCAATTCAGCCTCAGTAAACCCAGTACTCATAGGAGACACATCTTTAGGGTTCAAATCCTTAATACCGACAACATCATCATGCATATTCTGGGCTTCACGCGAAGCAGCACGAAGAATCAACAATTTGAAAATCTTATTGCTAGGCCCATCCAAACCAGCAACATAAGTTACCGTCACCAGATCATTAGACCAAACATTATAAAGATCAATCCCGAAACGTGAATCAATGTAATCAACGCCAGGTATCTGAGCTACCGCAGAGGCACCCAACGATTCGGGAGTCACGCTTGCCCCAATGACAGACAGGACTGGGGTATTGCGGAAATAGACTGTTACTGGGGGGCTTAGTAGCTGGGCCGGTGATTGCACTGCAGAAGTTTGCCCACCATAGGGGCCAGTAGGTCCAAGCCCGTACAGGGTTATAGAACCTAACGGTAAAGGTTCCTCAGTTAGTGACAGCCGGTACGTTTCAGTGAACTCGGTTATCTCAAGAGGTTTCCCTATAAAAGATTCGAGTTCAGACTGCAAACCTTCAAGGATGTAACCAGCAGCAATTTTTTGCCTATTAGAAAAGGCAACATCCATATAGTTTTGGAGGTCTTCGACCTCTACAAGCATGTCAGTCCTAGGTTCTAGCGACGACGGCTACGGCGACCGGTACTAACTCCGCCTGCAGCTGCACGAAGGGCGCGAGCGGCACCACGGCGAAGCCGGTTAACGACACTAGGCCTACGACTTGAAGCCCTGTTTGTGTTAGGGGCAGCAGCAGTGCCTCCAGATGGTGTGGCTGCTCGCCTTGCAGCTGCAGCCCTAGCCTCACCACGCTGAATCCTGCCAGCACCAGTGTTAGTCACACCAGCGCGAGCCAAACGCTCATCACGGCGGGCAAGACCCCTGCGACGTGAACGCTCATTCTCAACAAAGTTAAGACGGTCACGAAGACGCCGACGGGGGCGTGTAGGACGAGGATTGCGGCTAACAGTCAAATTTTCAGTCCGGCTAGGACGCTCAGACAACTCTGTATCCCTTGTATCCACCGGATCAATTTTACAAATCATAAAAACTCCCAAAATTTTATGCGACAGCCAATAACACGCCACACATAACCGGACTAAGGCTAAAAGCAAACTTTACTGCCAAAAAGGGTTACCATAGTTGAGGTTCCCTACTTATCAGCATTAGGCGGCCTCTCAATAACCGGAATCACAGAAGTCGCACCAGCCGGAGCCTCAACAGGAATCCACGCCGGAGAATAAGAATAATCCGCAATATTACGCTTTTTAAACAAAGTGCCATCCATCAAAAGCTCAAACTCATCAGACGACATGCGAAGCAAAACCTTCAACTCGCCATCATCCCACCTACCAGACCTAACGAGCTTTTGAACCAGACGAGAAATCTGCTTAGCATGAGGAACACCCCTAGAGCGGTTCACACGCAAATGCATAGCCATAGCTTCGATCTCATCAACATCAACAATCTGCACAGGCACATACTCGCCCAGAACTTTACGAACCTTCTTAGAATCAGCAATTTGCAAACGATAATTGCCATCTATAACAGTCCCATCCGGCATGGCGATAATAGGCTGAAGCCACCCATATTCGATTAGCGAATCCGTTAACAAACGGACATCCGGGCGCAAAATGTAATTTGCACGCCACGAAGGCGACTTGAGCGAACTTATAGGCATCGAAACAATATTCATTTTTGATCATCCTGTATATCTAGAGCGTCTAATTCGGCGTCTTGTTGAGCGGCTTGCATCCTTAACGTATGGGCACGAGTTTTCGGCCCAACAGGATTAACCGACTGTCCTGAAAAATGATTTAACAAAAGGTTCCGTACCAACCATTCAAGCGGATACGAAACAGGGTCACGAGCATACTTCTTACGAAACTCAGCAGAATAAGACATAGCCCGACCCCTAATCCCAGGGGTTAGCATATTGTCATCTATGCAAGCTCTGACACCATCCCACCCGCCAGCAGCATAATCGGCAATCTGAGTTTCGATATCATAATCTTTCCACCACCGCCACTGAGCATCAATCTGCGGGAAACAGTGAACCAGACGATCATAAAACTCTGGTTCGGTTACAACCACATCGTTAAGTCTACGGATTGCAACAGAATGCAATGGGATACCAACACGAGTGTTAGCTCCGGTAACAGCAGCAACGTCATAGTACTCACAGTAACTAGCACCATGTTCTTCGACAACAAACTTCAAAACGTCATCGGTTGTCCAATCGTAAATGACTTTAGCGAACCGCAAAGGTATCGATTTTTTCATCTTGAATGGGATAACAATATAGTTTTCGTGGAGTTTCTGAACACAGGACCGGTAACGGATCATTGACTCGTTTGCTCGCACACCTGTGACAAAAGCAACCCGGCCTTTTTTGCCTTGCATTGTGTAGTAGTCGATTGATTCGGTTAAAGCCTGGTTGGGGTCTAGCCCGAAATCTTCTGCTGTGATAGCCCCCTTAGGCATGTCGCGGACCAGTCTGCCTTCGGCTTTGCGGGCACCTGACCATAACAGGATGTATTCGCGGCGTCCCAGAGTCCATAGTTCGCTACCGTAGGGCAGGCAGTACCATTCCATGTTTACCCAGTCGTATGAAGCGACTTCTTCGATGAAACTGATTGTCATCGGGGAAACCATTTCTTCATCCCGAAAAATACAATTTACTGGCCCAAGGTTTCGTTCTTCATGTATCTCTTTAGCGAGGTACAAAACGGCGGTTGAGTCTTTACCGCCAGAGAACTGGATGCAAACAGTGTCGAACGTGTCGTACACATGCCGTAGCCGTTCTCTTGCAGCGTCAACACAAGTTATGTCATCTAAAAACATTCTTTGTCTAGTCATATTAAACTTTCGGTAAGAGTATTTTGATCTTAAGAAACTGTGGCATCTTCACGCCGTTTTAGTTGCCGTGCAACCTTTTTACAATTGCTATCACAGTACAGGTGGCTTGTATTTTCTTGCTTGAAAGGAATTCCACAAGATTTGCAAGGCTTGTACCCTTGGGGTGCTTCTGAGTTCATGCGTTCTTTGGGTCCTAAACCACCAAAGATTCCAAACCGTTCGTACCTGTTTTGTTCTAAACATTCGAGTTGGACTGTGCAGGTAGCGCAAATCTTTTTCGCTTCAATAACTTTTTGACGTTTTACTGGTTCGGGATCTTCTAGGTCGAAAAAGAATACGCTAGTATTTATCTCGGCACATTTTGCTGAGGATTGCCAGTTTGACATAGGTACTCCTAAATACGATAAGTAGCTTATAGCGTACCGTTGTTAGCGGACATTTGCAAATTTGTGCGGTCAGAGCGGTTTCATGTACTTGATTTCAGCTCCTTCGTTTCTGAATGTTTGTTCTGCGCCAGACCAAAAAAGTAGATCTCCGGCTTCTATCCAGTGGTTATCAAACTGCTCATCTCTTGCTGCTGCTACGAGGCGGGCTAGTTCTTTGGCTTCTGTTGCAGAACGAAAAACCTCATAAGGCACATCTTCGCTTATAAGCCCAGAAGAGCGATCTCCCTCAATTGCATTTCTCGTTACCACTCTAGTTGCCATTATCGGCCCTGGTTTATTAGCCATAATCTCATCACGATGGTTTTCCAAAGCCGCCTCAAGGATATCCAAAAATTCTTCCTTTTGATCCTCGTCAAGCCAATCAAACCCGTTCCGAGGCCAATGCGTAGCACCCTTCATAGTCGGACCACTATTACCAGTAACTTCAATCATCTCCATGCCCATCCGCCGATAATATTCTTCGTTTCTAGCGTTAAAAGCCGAACCAATACCTAAACCTTGAGAATCATCATTTATAAATAATCTTTCATGCTGAACTACACCATCTGATCGAAAAAGCCGAGTACTAGACCCAACTGGCATACCATCGCTAGATCGCAGCATCATTACAACAGAAACCCCAGACTCATCAAGATACGTTCGGCTCACATCACCCAAATAGGTTTTACCATCAGCCGCTACAAATTCCTGAATCATCAACTCATCAAAAAATTCGGTCCAATTACGAATATTACCGGATTCCTCACCAAACCGAATTTTCTCCTCATCCCAATTCGCATGGGCCAAAGCGTAATCCTCATACCCATCATCGCTACTTTCAAAATCGCTTAGTCGAGGTTCAGGATTTTCGGAAAGCCAATCATTAAGATCGCTAGCCGGATCTTGATAAGGCTCAAACTCGGAAGGGGAAACATCTGCTAAAAGGCTTTCTATGTCAGTGCTCATTTCTGGAGGTGCAGCTTCTATAATTGCAGCTTTTTGTTCAGCGTTTTTGCGTCGCTCAAGAAAAGCCGCCTCGGCAGCAGCATCAAAAGCTTCTTCATCCAAATCACCAGAAATCAAAGTTTTTTCGATTAACTCATTTTTCTTAGATTCAAAAACCGCTGTGCGTTTCTTCTCATGATCCCGAACTGCTCTTTCAAGAGCCTTTGCAGCGTTTTGTTCTCTTTGAGTATTTTGAGCAATGGATAACTGCCTATCCGAATCAGCCGCTAACGCATAATCTTCTTTGGCTTTAGCAGCAGCTGCTTCCCAGGCTTGAATTGCTTCTTCATAAGCTTTTTCTATTTCAAAATCTGTTAAAGAAATAGGAACACCTATAGCGTCATCAAACTGATCGTTACCTGTCGGAGCTTCAAAAGTCGTGCGTTCAGGAAAAGGATGAGCATCCAGCCACCAGCTAAGATAACCAGATTGACGCCTAGCTATTTCTTCATCAGTTAAAACAGGAAGTTTTTCAATTAAAAACTGTGGATCAGTTTCTTTCGGCAAAGGATTATCTTTATCCCATTCCTCCATATGCGAAATCAAATCTGAAGAAGCAGGAACCTTCGGAGCATCAGGTTTATCTTTAACAACTTCAGGGCCTACACTTGTAGGCTCTGGTTTATTTGCCCGCTCCGCCAATCTAGAAGCACGCAACGCCGCCTCTTCTCGCGCCCTAGATGCCTGCAAACCTGCATAAAAAGTTCGGGCTTTGGATTCCCACTCTTCCATCGCAGTAAACCGGGTAACCGCATGTTCACGAATCGCCTGCCTATCCGCAGCAGTCAATCGCCCGCTTGGCATGCTAGAAGTTGGGACAGGGTTTTCTTCATCCCATTTACGTTGAAAAGCGTAACGGGCAGCATCAATATCTTCGTTAGACATAACGAGCGGGAATTCATTCTTTGGCTCATCAGGTTTTGCTGTTTCAGCTTTTGGGGCAGGAGCGCTAACACGATTAGCTACGCGTTCATCTACCGATGTTGTACTGATTGGCTTTGGCTCTGCGTCACTATCAGGCTTATCAACAGGTTTTGGCTTCTTAGGCTTAGGAACTTTAACCGGATTCTTAGGCCGTTCCTGATTCGTGCCTTCCTGAAGCAACCCATCGTTATCAGCATCATCGGCATCAGGGTCGAACCGGGCAACACGAATGTTCTTAGGACGCTTAATCTTCCCAATACCTCTTTTGCCAGCATCAGATAGCCTGCCGCCAAAATCTGCTTTAAACTCAAAAGATTCGCCATCCAACTGTTTCATTTTGATTTACCGACGGGCCCTTTGCTGCTTGTAATCAGCCAGAATGTCGCGCTCTTTAGGCTTCTGCTTCTTCACATAAAAATAGGCGTCACGCGGTTCACGACCAAAAAAGTTTAGGAAATCTGTTCGCCAGTCACGATCCCCCTCCAAATACATCAACATCAAATCATCCTGAGAAACAAAAGAATCTTCCAACGCCCCAGTTAAAGCACGAAAATCGTTTCGCTCATGCGGACCCATGCTCGCCTTCTTCAAAAGGTCACGAACACGCCTAGCAACAGCATCATCAATATCTTTAGGTTTCAAAACAGCCTCCTATGCGACTATAGTCTAGCTTGGTATCATCATTAATTTTGTAAAACAGGGAACTCATGCCAACTTTTCAAGAAATGACAGAACCACCACCGGAACCAGGACCAGCAGACTGGAACGACGAAGGTGTTGTTATCAAGAAAAATTTGCTACCTGAAGAAGTACTTACTAACTACGAACAGTTTTGGCTTACCCAACACTCAGAAAACCCAAAAGGCTGGCCAGACTGCTTACCCTATATGAGACACCAAGAAGTTGCAGACCTTTACTGCAGATCAGAAATTCAAGAAGTTATCACAGAGCTACTAGGACAACCAGCAGGACTCCACCTATGCCTCACAGGATGGGTCACCACCACTAGAAACTGGCACCAAGACTCATACCTAAACCCACATTTTGTTGGAGACAACTATGTGGCCGTATGGATCGCCCTAGCTGACATACATCCAGACTCCGGGCCGTTCCAATATGTTGCCGGGTCACACAGATGGCCACAAGTTACCTTTTCAAAGATTTCGGAACATGTCGATACGACAGACCCATTATGGCCAAGCCATTCAGAACAAATACTTACCCCGATTTTTGAAGAAGAAATAGAAGCCAGGAATGCGGAAATCACAACCTACCTTCCGAAACGTGGTGATGTCTTATTCTGGCATGGCCGTCTCATGCACCGTGGATCTCTTGCTAATACACTAGACATGGAACGACGGGCAGCAATAGGCCACTACTCGGGTATAAGCTCCAGACCAGACATGCCTAAGCCAGAAAAATCTGGTGGTGGATGGATCTTCCCTATTGGCGAAAAGCTTTACAGATAGAAGGACTAAACAATGGAATTGTTAAATGTTGGCTGCGGCACACATTATGCTAAAGGGTGGGTAAATACTGACACCTGGGAAACTGATACGATTAAGCCTGATGTGCGAGTTGCCCCAGGTGAGCCGTACCCGTTTGAAGATAATACGTTTGACGCTGTTTACCTTGGTCATGTCCTTGAACATATTGCTTGGCCCCAAGTTGCCGCATTTTTGAAAGACATATCGCGTGTAGCTAAAACTGACGCAAAAATTTTGATAACAGGCCCTGATGTCTACAAAACCATAAAACGTTGGTCAGATGGACAAGAACCGTGGTGGCTAGTTGAATCCGTTATGGAACAACAAGGGGTTAATTCAACCCCAGGAACAGTCGAATGGTGGGACGGAGCTTCACACCACTGGAACTGCCACAATGATCGGGTCCTAAAGCTGTTAGAAACCCTGGGTTTCACAAACATCAAAGACCGCTTTAACGATATCCCCAAAAACACTTCTGGTAAAACCTGGAAAAACGATGGGATTACTTGGCCTGTTGTAGGCTTCTGGCACTGGCAACTTGCTATAAGCTGCAACAACCCAAAGTAAAACCTCAGGTCTTAACGTAATTCGAAACAGCCTCAGACAAAGCGTCATGCGTTTCGCTGCTCGGATTATTCAAATACCGCACAGCTGCTTGTGCCGTATAATGCGATGCCACAGTATGCGGCAAACCCGCTATAAGTATCCCTAGCTGAGACCAAGCATTAGCAAGTTTTGGATCACGATTTTTTAAAGCCGTAAAACTTTCGCCAGCACAATAAACCGGATCAGGCAAATTGATTCCGTTTGAAGAATCTTCGCTTTCAAGATCAATCATTATCTACCCTTTTCATGTAGTCAATATAGGCCTCAATTGACGGCCAAACAGTTTCCAACACAACACGAACCGTGCAAGTCCCACAATGATAGATATCTTCATAGCGAGCGTCACGGTCATCAGACCAATCATCGTCATCAAAGTCCTGCAATTCGAGGATCTGACCTGCTTTAATAACTGATTCATCAATCAGCTTCAGATAATACAACTCATCAAATTCTTCTTCAACACGCTTCTTACGCTTAAATATGCTCATTTGTCCTCCGTAGATAGTTGGCAGACCATACCACCCCCTGATATACCTGTCAACAATCTAAAATGCCAAAAGATTCACATGATAGCGACACTGCCGCTTCGCCAATCACGACTATGGTCATAGCATGTATTACTCAGCAGACAACGAACTTATGCTGGGAAACGTCCAAGTCGCCAGAGCGGATCGGCTACCATGTCCAATCTGCGGTCACCCAACAGGGGACTGCACAGGGACAGGTCATGCCCCCATTCACGTCCTGGGCCCAGACGCATACATATCAATGGACTACGAAGAAACCTTTATAGTTAAAGAAGATGTCTACGAAAATCGTTGGATTTCCCCCTACACAGAATGTAGGGTAAAAGTAGCTGTAGCCGGAACAGCGATACCGCTTTCCAAAGCTAAAGCCCTCGGTCTTACTAGCATTTAAATTCAACTATCCAACATCAATACAGGAGTTAACCATGATTACACCCGAGTTCCTTGAATCTTACGACGCCCAAATCCCGCCCTGGGGTTTCGGTGGCATGGGCGAGGCAACAATGCTTAGAACATATTCACGTCCAATCGCAGGACTGGACCGGAACGAAACTTGGCTTGAAGTTTGCACCCGTGCAGTCAATGGGGCAATCGACATCGGAGCCGAACTCAGTACAGAAGACGCCGAAAAGCTTTTTGACCACATGTATAACCTTCGCGCATGCGTCTCAGGCAGAGCACTCTGGCAACTGGGCACACCACTAGTTGAAAGAATGGGCGGAGCAAGCCTCCAAAACTGCTACTTCAGCGACGTCGAAAAGATCGAAGATTTCGAATTCATTTTTGACATGCTAATGGTCGGAGGCGGAGTCGGATTTTCTGTAGAACGATCAAAGATCCACGAACTACCAAAAGTAAAAAATGGTGTATCCATCACACATGAGCGCAGCAACGATGCCGATCTTATCGTCCCAGATAAACGAGAAGGTTGGAGCCGCCTCCTGCACGCAGTACTCAAATCATACTTTTACACAGGAAAGTCTTTTAGCTACTCAACAATCCTAATCCGAGAATACGGTGCGGCCCTCAACTCTTTCGGCGGAACAGCTTCAGGGCCAGGAGCGCTAATCGAAGGCATCGAAAAGATTTGCAAAATCATGGATAACCGGATTAGCAAAAAGCTTCGATCCATTGACGTCCTTGACATCGTCAACATCATTGGCGAAATGGTCGTCGCAGGCTCATCCCGACGTTCAGCCCAGATTGCTATTGGCGACCCAGATGACATCCTTTTCCTCCGAGCTAAGAACTGGGAATCAGGGACCATCCCAGGATGGCGTGGAAACTCAAATAACTCCATCTTTGCTGACGGTTGGGAAGAAATCCCGACCGAGCTTTGGAAGGGATATCAAGGTACTGGCGAACCTTATGGGCTTATTAACCGCAAGCTGGCTAGGAAAGTTGGTCGCCTTGGTGAGGTTATGCCAGATCCGAGTGTTGATGGTTTCAATCCGTGTGCCGAAATTGCGTTGGCTTCAGGAGAATCTTGCAACCTTGCAACGCTTTTCCTGCCTAACATTCGTTCGTTTGAAGAGTTCTGTGAGATTAGCCGACTCCTATATTTGGTTCAGAAGTCGACAACAGAACTTTCGTACCCTTACGAAAAGACAACTAAAATTGTTCGTAAGAACCGGCGTCTAGGACAGTCAATCACTGGCGTTTTGCAGTGTAGCGAAGAGCAGCTTTCTTGGCTTGACCCAGGGTACAAGGCTCTCCGTAAGCTTGACGCAGAGTACTCTGCTGAGCATGGTATCCCCGAGTCGATCAGACTGACAACTGTTCAGCCGTCTGGGACGCTCTCAATCCTTCCCGGTGTCCTCCCAGGGGCGCATCCAGGGTTTGCCCGCCACTATGTGCGGCGTGTCCGGTTCGGGTCCAACGATCCGCTTGTGAAAGCTTTGCGTGAACGAGGCCATGATATCGAATATGACATGAACCTTGATGGGACAAGAAACCATACCCGCCAAGTAGTTTCATTCCCTTGCATGTCCCCAGAAGGATCAATACTCGCAGAGGAACTTTCCGCTATCGACCAGATGGAATGGGTGAAACGCCTTCAAACCGAATGGGCTGACAACGCTGTGTCGGTAACAATCTATTACCGCAAGCAAGAACTCCCAGAAATCCAGGAATGGCTTTCAAACAATTACAACAACTCAGTCAAATCCATGTCTTTCCTACTTCATCAGGACCACGGTTTCGCATTGCCTCCTTATGAAGAAATCGACGAAGAAGGCTACAACAAGATGCTCGCAAAGATCGACCCGACCGTTCCCCTTGTCAAAACCGAAGGCGAACTGATCGACGACAACTGCGACACAGGCCACTGCCCGGTCCGGTAAATGGGCTTACAAGCATTAGCTCTAGCAGGTGCCCCAGCCCTGCTAGAGCAAGCTTCACAACTAGTAACTAAAAGAGGCCTAGCTAAAGGCATCACATACGACAACGGCTCAATAGACGCCACTGGGGCACTATGCCTAGCAGGCGGAGCTAAAATAAAAACACTAAACGAAGACCCCATAGCAGAACTATCCACAATCAAAAGACCACTAGTACTAGTAATAGTAGAAGCGTTAGAAGCAGAACTAGACTCCGACCTTCACACCTGGAACGACCTACCTACCACCACCACAAACATGGTAGCCGCCACGTTCAAATCTTTAGCAGACAAAATATCCATAGCCACAACATAACGGCACACGCGAAAGAGCCCCCTCCGAAGAAGGGGCCCGATCAACTGCTTCAGACTAGATCAGTCAGGAGCGCCATCGAAGTCAACCTTAACGAATGACTCAGGACGCTTCGTCGCAAGTGCCAAACGCTGCTCCGCAAGGATCACGATAGCGTTACGAACGAAGAAGTCTGCATGCTGCTCCGAAATACGGATGCTTGCCTGCTCCCGATCGTAAATCTGTGCTCCAGTACCGAACGCACCCACAAGAGCAGTGCCCTCAGGGATAGCAGGAGTGTCAACGATTGGCATACGCCAGATACGGGCCTCAGCACCAACCTGCATGGACATCGCCATGAGGTAAGTACCCTGCTCGTTCTTCGTAAGCTCAATGTCTTCCCAATCGTTCGGGTGGAGAACCACACCGGACGGCTCGTAGTAAGCAAGGAAAGCAAGAGTAGCCGAGCGGCGCAGAGCGTCACCCTTCGAGTCAGGAACTGGCAGGGTCGCACCTTCGGACCATGCATACTCCTGAACACCAGCGTTCAAGATACCGAGAAGGTTCTCGCCGGTTCCATCACCCGAAAGGATTTGGTAATCCTCCTGGAGACGAAGACCATAAAGAAGCTCGTTATCAATGATTGAACGAAGCTGAGGCTCATCAGCCAGAACGTTACGGTGAGCAGCTTCCCAGTGCGCAAGAGTGCGAACCGGAGCCTGCTGACCAACGAACTGGAAGCTCGACTGAGGCTTAAGACCAAAGTCGCCGCCATTACGCTCAGCAACAGTAGAAGCCGCATTCACAGCAGTCGTCTCAGGAGTCGTGAATCCACGCATCTGGAAATATTCAATCACTGCAGCAGTGGTTGTGCGTGAAGGGAAAAGATCCCGAACACGACGAGTACGCATCGGCGGAATGACCATGTCGTCACGCTGAATCGTGCCGAACGCACCAGGAGTTCCAGTGGGAAGACCCGAGTAAACGTCCTTCTGTCCCCACATCGCACCAACATCGGAACGCTCAAGGACGAACGGCGCTGGCATGTTTGCCCCACCACGACCCGAATCAAGAGACTTGAATTCTGGTGAATCCAAGAACAACTGACCGAGCGACTTGCCCTGAGGAGCCCAAAGACCAGAAGCGGAATCTGCGGCAACGCTAGCTGCGACAGACTCAGACTGTGCTTCAGAACCCCAAGCGTCTAGCGTCTTCAAAGATTCCATGCCCTCAATGAGAGACTTGATTTCCTTGATGTCAACCATGTTCTTATCAAAAGCTGACTTCTGCTCAGTTGTGACGATGACAGTTCCATCTTCGATGCGGAAATCATCAGCAATCTGACGATTCTCAGCAGTCTTGGATCGAAGTGCACCCTGTAGTTCCCGCAAGCGGCTTTCATCAAATGACATTAGATTTTCTACTCCTCTATTGAGCGGTTAATTGGATTGACCCTCAGCGTAGGTTAGCACCTAGCTTTATACAGCCGATGGTAGACAACTAAGTATACGATGTAGTGCAGGTTTTGTAAACTTTTTGATAAAACTCTTATAAATTATCTTCTGGTACCTTTAGAACGACGAGTAGCCATTTCATCAGATGGCACCCGCTTAGAGATACGATCACCTACAGAATCAGAAACCTCCGGCCCGCCAGGACCCTCAGCCATATACTCCCCAGGAGACCCAGATACATACTTCTGATAATCCCTAAAAAGCTCCTTAGACTTATCACTCCTACTGTAATAATTTAAAGCCGCCAAATATATGTCCCTCTTCTCCTCAAAATTTTCAGAATCAGAAGAAAAAACCTCAGCCAAACCCAAAATATGAGAACGCTTAAAAGCAGAACCAATGTTAATAAACTTAACCAGGATGCTCATCTTTTCTACGTCTGTAAATTCGCTCATGCTTCCCACCTAGCCCGAGTAGTCAAATCTCTTGGGTCTCTAGCAACATTTCCTTCATACTTAAAAGTTCCTCCAGCGTAACCACCAAAATTTTCATTCCTCATTTGCTGGCTTCGCTCACCAGCCGTCATCGTAGAATTAATCTCAGAAAATTCAAGAACAGCTAGATACTCACCTAACCCAGGCGCAGAAAGATGAGAATGCCGTAAACTTTCACTCTTATTGATAAGGAACTCGACAAGAGCAGCCTGAGCGTCATTCAAAATAATCGAGTCAATACCAGCCCTATAATCTTGCAGCTTATCCGTCATGGCCGTCGCTAAATTCCGATAATAGTCATCATTTTGTGGCCGGAACCCGACGCGAGCCCACACATAAGTACCATCGGAGATAGGTGTCACATTAGTGCCTACAAAACCTGCAGCGTTAGCCCACATAAATGTGTGAGGATTAAAAACTGTTTGAAATCCAGAATTTCTGGCTTCACTAGCAAATACGGTATGGATGCCAGCATCAGCCCCCATATACATATATGAGTTGTTTGTTGTAGCGCCCCCGATGCTAGGACGGCTATAAATACTTCTGGAGAAGTGTCCAACCTTTTCCCAGTCTTGTGTATCTTCATTGAATTTAAAAATATTTCCATAAAAATTGAGTGGGACACTACTCTCACTTCGATCTAAAACGGTTTTAAATAATGACCCATCTCTAGTCCTAATAGGAATACTTCCGTCTTCGACGCTATGCCCCCAAACGCTTTGCGCCCATCTCCACATAGCGTCTTCAGCAGCCCGATCGCCAGTACCCCTTGCCGCATCATACATCTGATAAAAATCGTCAATATTTTGAGGATTATGATCGGCATCCAACCAGGGTGCATCAGTCTGACCATAACGCTCGACAACATGATTAGCTAAAACATTTATACGGGCGTCGCGAACCCTGTTAATTATAAACTCTGCTTTTTCTTCAATAGTAACCAATTGTTCATAAGCGTTATGGACATCAAGATGTGTTGATATGGCCGCATCAATTTGTCTTGTTCGCTCAATGACATCAAATCCTTCAAGATCTTGCTCATTCAAATATTCGACTCTGGCAATACCAAGTTCAGAAAGATAAGATTCTGATTCTTTGATTAGGTTTGTTGCTTTTTGAAAAGATTCAAAATCTCCACCATCGTACCGTTCTTCTGCAAACTTATTAAGTTTTTGGATATTTGCAAGTAAGTCTTTTTGGGTTCTATTAAATTCTGTTTCGTCTTGAATGATCGTGTCTAGACTAGATAGTGAATCTAAAGTTTCAATCAGCTCACCTGGCTTGTCAATAAATTCTTCCCTCCGGTCATCAGATAACTTTTTGATTTGAACAACCGGGCGCATTAAAAGTGGAGGCGCATCTGGGCGACTCGAAGGCACCTTGTAACTTTCAATATCACGAATAGATTGCCAATTCAGACTACGCCAATCACGATGATCGTTTGCTTCATCCATATCCTCACCGCCTATTTCATCAGGAAGAAAAAGGAACTCTAACTGACCTGGCAAGTTATCAACACGAGCTTTTAATAGATCAAATTCCTCTCGCGAAATATAAGAATCAGGAGCACGACCAAACCTTATATCGTTAAACTTATCTAACATATTTGATCTATCACGAAAAATAGAATCTCTATCTTTTTTCAAATATCTAAAATAGTAATTCCTGTATTGAGAAATTACGTCATTGTAAAATTCGGTATCATCATCATTTTTTCTTTGCCTTACTAAACCACTTATGAAGGAACGTAACTCTTTTTCTCTATTACGAAACTCGGCCACCGCCTCTTCGGTAGCATCATCAGCAACTTGTTGCTGAGCAAGATCCATGTAAATTGTCAAAGCGCTGCCGTCGGCATTAATCTGTGCTTTTGCGTTTTCTGTAAGCGGATCTGGTGGAGCTATAGCCTTTTCCCAAAGTTCAACTATTCCATCAAACACCTCTCGGGCACGTTGTTCTCCCGCCAAACTTACACCGTTCTGAGGATCATCACTATTAGTCGCTGTAACCCAGTATTGTAAAAGGTCATCTAAATTATCGTTTGCAGCTAGAATCCGATCATCGGATAATTCACCTGCTAGTTGCCATGCATCAGTTACCCGGTCGGCTTCATCTAATTTTTGAGTTAAATCATTTAATAAAATTTCATCGTTAGCATCAAGAAGTAGTCGCTCATCGGATGAAATGTCAGATGAGCGTTGCCTTTCAAATGAAGGTGCTGTTACCCCATTTTCGGTAAGCACACGATTCCTGCTAAACGCATCCAGAGGCGAGGTTCCATTCCTTATTTGCTCCAGCTCTTGCTGCTGGAGACGGTCAAAGATGCCCGTAGGTGTAGCATTCTGGGCCATAGCATTTGTCCAAAGTCCAACTATCCGATCATGAATCGCTCTGGCATCTAATTCTCCCGCCAAACTCATACCATTAACAGAATCATAACTGTTACTCATTCGAACCCAAGCTTCTAAAAGCTCATCCAAATTAGTCTGTGCAAGTTGAACCTGATCGTCATCCAATGGATAACCTGCATCGAACCGCATTTGCCATCTATCAGTTACCCGGATGGCCTCATTTAACCTCGCATTTAAATCATCGCTTGCAATTTCATCATTAATATTAAGAAGCGCTTGCTCAGGATATGAAGGTTCAATTGTGCGTTGCCTATTAAATGAAGGTGCCGTTACACCATTCCTGATAAGCAAATCTCTCCTAGATTCTTGATCCAGTCCTGACGTACCGGCTATTACTTGGCGTAGGTCTTCCGCTTCTTGATCTGTGATTGCCTGAGCGTTCCTATCAGCCCGGTCTATCCAACCGGCTTCCGCTGCCGCCCTTGCCTGCTCGTTCGCATCCAACTGCTGCTGCCGCAACTCAGCGCCTTGCTGAAGCCGCTCAGCCACTTCCCAGCCACGCCTTACGTCATCCTTAACCAGGTCAAAAGCCATAGCATTCGAATCGTATCGCTCATTCAAATCATCATAAATATCGTTATAAGAATTACTTAAAGTTTCAAGTTCTTCATCAGAAAGTGAATCAAAATCAAACTCCTTAAACATGTCATTAAGGTCAGCTGATAACTTTTCCATTTCATCTAAACGGTCCTGAAAGCCTCTTGTGTTAACATCCCAAAAGGTTTCAAAATCGACGACTGGTCTGATAACCGTATTCCTAGATACTGCCAGGACAGCAGCCCTTGCCAAATCATCCGCATTCAAAGATTGCCTTCGATCAGAAAGCAACCTTTGAGCCCTATCAGAAACAGCAGACAGCTCCTCCTGAGCATCAACAAACGCCTCACTCGGAGAATCCTCCACCACAGGCTTATTAGCCACAGATAACTCATCCCGAACAGTCGCCTCACGCACCCGAGAAGGAGTCCTCGGAGTTTTCTGACGCGCAACATCAACCGAAACAGCACGCTCATCCGCCCGAGAAGGAAGCTCATCCTCACCCGAATCACCCTCAACAACATCACCTAAACGTTCCAAACCCCTAGCCACAGCATCACGGGCACGCCCAACAATACCAGGAGTAGCAGGCCGCTCCTGATTCGTCCCCTCCTGAACAAGATTATCGGCATCAGCATCAACAGCGTTCGGATCATACGCAGCCACCCGAGCATTCCGAGTTCGCCCTATAGCCCCCACAGGATTGTCAGGCTTACTACGCCTACGGCTACGACCAATACGCTCACCAGTACCACGATTAAAACGCCTACCCAAAATCTTAGTATCATCAACATCAAACTCAGCGACAAGACGACGCGTAACAGCAGAACCATACTCCCGACCAAAATCATTCGTCAACTGCCCGCCACCACTCCCAGGAGGGCACCGAAACCCTTCTAAACTTGAATCCCAAACAGCATCAAAAGACTTCGCCGCAAAAGCATAAGACGCCAAACGTTGATCATAAACAAACGCACCAACACGGGCATCTACGACTGCTCTTTTCACGGTTCAAAAATCCCAACTTTGATTAAGCCTTTAACTTCGTCAGCTACTTCGTCCTCAAAGATTTCGTAAAGCTCTTTATTTGAGTAACCCCAGCCGGAACCGATGAGCGGCTCAAGTTTCTTAATATTTTTGATGTAAATACGTTTCGCCCATTCGGTTGCTTCTTGTTCATAAGCTGGATCGCAGTAAACTTCGACGCCTTTGTCATTTTCGACAAATGCGTACATGAGTGTCTTGTTGTAAATAATTTTTCCAATTCTCATCTTTTTCTCCTATTTAAAATATTTGTGAAACCTAAAAAATCAGACTGCACCATTTGGAATAATTGATTCCAGAATAGAATCAGGATCTGTATCCAAAATCCATTGTATACGATCAGCGGTAGTGCTTACCGATTCGCTCGCCGTAAAGTCGGCACCTGCACCATACATGATTTCAGCTATAGCAGCGCTCACCTCTTTAGCAGAATCTGCGTCGCGTAGACGACCCTGCGCCCGCTGAATAGCACTTATGAGCTCTGCTCTGGTTTCAACCCAGTTGTCACGACCGGGTCCACTACGTTTATAAATTTCCAAAACAAGATAATTAGTTCTTCTACTGCCACCCTCGGCGCTATGACTCCATTCGCTAAGAGTAGTCCATTGGGGATCGTGGGGGTTAAACCCTGCCCCAAATCCCATTCCGTGATCAATTGGGATCAGGCTAACTCTACCTTCAGCATCCCGTGTGCTCATGATGTTAGCTATGTGTCGGTCGTCGTTAAGGATTGTCCAGTCTAGCAGAGTCATTGATATTAGGTCATCTGCCCCAATATCGGTTGGTTGTCCTGCTATACCCATAGAGACATCGTCACCAAAACTGTTTTGAGCTAATTCGATAACGATTGGCCTGGCAACAGAACCAGTATTACCTACCCCATATTCGCGATGAATAATGGGCACGCCATCAATGGGTGCTTGTTCGACAGGCCGGGGGGCACCCCATCTGAATGAGCTTGTAGCGAACCCAAATCTTTCAGCAATATGTGCTCCGAGCATTTCAGAAAAATCTTCACGAATGCCAGTAGAGACACTATTTCCGTATTTGATGGCGATACGTTGTTTTGTTTCACGGTCATAGAACATTTGTATGCCGTTAGCGCCTTGATCCGAACCGCCGATTGGGAGGAATCTTTCGCTCATAGGGTTATCAGCAATAAAGTCGATTAGTTCTTGTTTGTCCTCTTCCCATACCCTGACTTGATCAGGGCGAGTAGGTTTACGGTCACCCCTCTCCGTAACTATCATTGCATCTAGATCTGATTTAGCTAGAATGGTTTCAGCATCAGAAGCATCCAATTGATCTACATATGTTTGAATATCTTCCGGGTCAACATACGTTGAATACCTTGGCAGTTCTAAAGACTCAACGTCAACACTATTATCAACAATTGAGTTGGCAAGAAGATCATCAGGGACCTCAGACAAAGCGCCACCACCCGAAACATGATCCTTAGCTTCGGCAGCATTATGGATACCAGGTTCGCCCTCAGCAGGTGTCGCTACCTCGCCTGGCAAGTGGAAACCGGCAGCGTCAACGCCACCGAGTTTAGCGTCCAACCCGTCATCAACTTTTTGGGCTAAACCTGTAGCCGCTTCACGGGCTTTAGAAGTAGATGCGGTAGATGGGTCAGAAATACCTTCTGGTTTAGGTGGATACATTTCGTTGCGTGTACGAACGTTACGCTCTTCAAGCCTCTGGATGTGGTCCATGAGAGCTTCGGCTGCAGGTACGTTATTACGCTCCATCAGTTCCGATGCTTGAACCCAGAGTTCCCGAGCGTATTGTTCGCTATCAAAAATGCTTATAGGGCTTTTACCGTCAACTATTGTGTCAACACTAGTTTTGATGCTTTGAACTAGTTGTTCTTGCTGCTCGGCTTCAGCTTTGGCTTGGGCTTCTCGTTCGTTAACGTCTCGTGCTAGTCGGCTAGAGGTATCTACACGATCAGCGATATCCGAAGTGACATTTCTAGGTGTGGGATCGACCGCATCTGGGGTCGTCGGAGCAGGAACTACGTCTGGCACAGCAGCTTGCGCTTTTTCTATATCGTCTAGTTTCTGCTGCTCATCTTTAAGGCCAGCGTCAATAAGCTTGTCTATCATTTGACCCACCCGCATCTGGTCACGTTGCAGGTAAGTGTTTCCAGGTTTGCGGTATGCCCTAAGTTTCTCTAAGAGCTCTTTATAAGATTCGCCACCTACCGCAGGATCGCTGATAGCTGCATCAATTTCTTGTGTGAGGCTTTCGAATCCTTCGTTGTCAAATTCTGGTGTGCTAGGTGTTTCTGGTGGCCTTGGTGGTACCGTCCGGCCTTCTGCCTCTATTGGCGGTACTTCTGGTGCAGGTCCAAGAGATGGGGGTGTTTCGATAGGCTGGTATTGGTCTATTACTTCTGAGGGTTGGATTGCCTCGGGTGCCGCTTGTGGTTGTCCTGGGGGGTTGGCAAATGCTTCCCAGTCTGGTGGAGCGTATTGGCGTGGGGTTTCAGTGGCGGCAGGGGTTTCTTGTGGTGACGCAGCAGGAGTTGAATCACCCCAGATATCGTCTTCAATTTTGAGCGGTTGAGGGATGTAGGTGGCTTCAGGGGTTTCAGTTTTTGGTTGCTCGGGTTCAGGTTTAGGTTCAATCCTAGGTTCAGGTTTAGGCTTCTCGGGCTTTACTTTTCTGCCTATCTCAAACCCTTTATTTACTTCAGGATCTCTATCTGAACGGGTTGATAAAGCTCTTTTTAAACTCTGATCAAACTCTGGATTCTCCCTAAAAAAATTGGCTAGGTCTTCCTCTGTAGTAGTGCCATCAAGTAGGCCTGCTCCGAGACGGTCATATTCTTTTGCCCAATCAGTATCATAAGAAATTACACCCGTCTCATCGCTATTGACTTTAGGATTGCCATTAGCGTCAACCGAACGGAAAAGTGCTCCTGGAAGATTGGTATCATTGATACCTTCAGCTAGTTCGGCTCCAATCTCCTCACCTCCCAGGAACTCAGCTAAACGCTGCTCGCGAGTTAAACCGAGTTCAGGATCTCGGCCCTCTGCGCCTCTAACATGTCCTGCTATTCTGCTTATAGCTTCAGAACGTTCATCAGGAGTCAAATCATAATTATCTACTTCGTATTCGACCGCACCAGCTTGTTGATCCAGTGGCAAAATTTGTGCAGCATTTACAGTTTGTAGTTTCTGAAATTCCTCTTCAGGTATATCAACATAACGTACTCTTCGAACAAGGTCCTCAGGATCTTGATATGAGGTTTCACCTGTCCGGGGATCAGTGACAAGCTCTTGAACACCATCTGGCAACTTGCCAAAAGCATGACCTTCAGCCCTTCGCGCGTCTTCAGCCCACCACATTCCCGTGTACTGCTCTTCGTCTACACCATTCGTATACCGTGTTGAACCCAACGGGGTTCCCTCAGAATCAACAATATCCCCCCTGAACAAACGGCGATAACCCTCAGGGATAGGCGGCAAACCATTCTGCGCTTCCACAACATCCGGCTGCGGTGGAGCCACAGGCAGATTCGTTACGTCATCTAGCGGTTTATCCCCAAAAGGACTTGGCCCAACAGGATTTCCGTCTTTATCTAGTCCGAGTTTTTCACGGAGTTCGATTAGGCGTCGGGTTCGACGCTCTTGAGGTGTTTCCCCTGGTGGGCCGTCTTGAGGGGTTTCAGGTGTATTTTCGGGTTCGTTATCGTTTCCACTAGTAGGTTTACGCGGTGGACGTTTAACCGGCTTTACTTCGCCTTCGGGGGTTTCACCCTCGATCAGGGGAGTTACGTTTTCTTCACGATCGCGTTCTAAAGTCGCACGAATCCGCTCAGCTCTTTCACGGTTACGTTTCTGAGCAGCAGTTTCCTTAGGCTTCTCAACGAAAGGATTGGGACCCTCTTCAGGTCGTTCCGCTGGAGGCTCAATACCCTCAAAAGGATTCGGAGGCCCTTCAGGCTTATCCGCTTCGGGGACATCACCTTCGCCCTCAAGCAGGGGAGTTATGTTTTCTTCAGCACCTTCAGGCGGCTTTAGCCTTGCCTGAATCCGTTCGCGCATTTCCCGATTACGCTTTTGGGTAGCAGTTTCCTTAGGCTTGACAGGTTCGGGGGGAACTTCAGGAGCGGCCTGTGGTTCGCCTGACTCAGGGGTTCCGTCGGGCTTGTCAGCTTCGGGAACATCACCTTCAGGCTTGTCAGCTTCAGGGACATCACCCTCAAGCAAGGGGGCTACGTTCTCTTCACGATCGCGTTCTAAAGTCGCACGAATCCGCTCAGCTCTTTCACGGTTACGCTTTTGGGCACGCGTCTCTTTGGGCTTTGGTGGTTCTTCCGGCCCACCCGGCTCAGGAGTCGGAGTCTCCTCTGGCTCAGGAGTCTCTTCAGGAGTACCTGGCTCAGGTTCACCCTCTGGTGGCTCTTCAGGGTTTGGAATCTCCTCACGGGCACCAGGTTCAGGAGGAGCCTCAGGAGCTGGAGTCTTCTCCGGCTCACCTGGCTTAGGAGTCTCTTCAGGCGGAGCTTCAGGTGGCTCTTCTGGTTTACCGGGTTCAGGAGTAGCTTCAGGTTTATCCTCAGGAGCAGCTTCGGGCTCACCCTCTGGAGTCTTTTCAGGAGTTGCCTCAGGAGTTCCTGGCTCAGGAGTCGGAGTCTCTTCAGGAGTCGGCTCAGGTTCACCCGGCTCAGGAGTCGGCTCAGGCGTAGCTTCAGGCGGAGCTTCAGGCTTACCCTCAGGCTTACCCTCACCCTCGCGTTCGCGTCGCATCATCTCCTCAAAATCTTTGAGGTCCTGCTTCGCTTTCTCCCTCTCCTGCTTCGCTCTCTCCTTTTCCTCCTTTATTCTCTCCCTCTCCTCTTTCTCCCTCTCCTTTAGCCATTCATCAGATTCTCTATCACGTTTGAAATATTTTTTATCAAGATATTCTGCTATCTGATCCAGATCTTCAGAACTATAAGGATTTTCATTATTACGCTTCTTAATCCAATCTAACCATGCGTCAATTTCCGCAAGATCCCTGTCTCGTTCTAAGAAGTCGCTACCACCAAACGAAAGTCGTCTAGCTTCCACCTTCCGTCTTGCCTCTTCAAGAAGCTTCTTAACCTCACGTTCCTTTTCCTTATCCCTAACAACAGGCTTACCTTCCGGCTTACCCGGCTCAGGACCATCTTCAGGAGGATAAAGATCTTCCGGTTCAGGCGTTGAAGGCGTATCAACCCAAGGATCTTCCGGTCCAGAACCACCAGAATTTGGCATATTCGGGTCATTCGCCCAAACAGTCGGCGCATCAGGATTATTAGGATCATAATTAGGGTCCCAAGGACGATCAGAAGGATTATGGGTAGCCATATATCGGTCATAAATAATCTGAGCATTTGCTTGTTCGCCTGAATCACCAAGGATATTCCTTCGGTTGCCAGACTCATAAAGAGCTCTAGCTCTAGCCGGGCTATAAGCACGACCGCTACCAGGTGTAGGAGGTGGAGTCGTACCCCCAGGAGCGTTAGGAGGTGGAGTTGCACCCCCACCAGGATTATTGGTGCCACCAGGATTGCTGGTACCACCGCCCCCAGGACCACCACCACCCGGGTTATTAGGCCCACCACCACCAGGAACGCCACCACCAGGAACACCAGGCCGCTCCTGAGTCGTACCCTCCTGAACTAAACCATCAGCATCAGCATCAGCAGCATTAGGATCATAAGCAGCAGGACGCTTCCCCCCGCCACCACCACCGCCAACACCATCACCATCACGCCTAAAAGCCTCACCAATAGCCTCAGCTAAACTCCCACCACCACCACGACCACCACCACGACCACCCCCACCAATACGGCGAAGAATACCCATACCAAACATCTTCGCTTCAACAGCATCATCAGACGAATCAAGCGAAGCGTTAATCCGATCCTCAATTGGGACATCACCCATAACTAACCCTCATCAACAGAATCAGAACCCAAAGTAGCTGGCATATCCAGAATAGCCTGAATCTCAAGCTGAACCTTAGGGTCCTCCAGAATAGCCTGCTGAGAATAACGATGAGGAATCATAGAAAGCTTCGCAACACGTTCCCAATTCGTATTTTTATTCAAACCTGAAAACGAAGTCACAAATCAACCTTTATCTAGCCGCACGAACAGGGGGAGTCCAGAATACTGGCTCAGCTTCAAAAAGCTTCAAAAGATCATCTGGATCAATATCAGTAACCTCTTTAAGTCTAGACGCAAGACCACCCGTCACTTTACGCATATCGTCTTCAACTTCATTTCTAGCAGCATTCAATATCCGGCCAATTGCCTCATTTATCTCCAAAGCTGAATCGGCTTCCCTCAGAGAAGCCTGCGCCGCACGAATAGCAACCAGAAGATCGGCCTTACTCAGAGTATCTGCAATACCATTTTTGTCATGAGTCAAAATTTGTTGAATACGACCCACCATATTCCGATTGTCTTGCATCAGGCCGCCAGTCAATCCATTCACAGGGTCAGCAATCGATTCACGCTCATCCATATTAGAAATGCCATGATCAATCGGCACAAACCATGCCATATCACCATCAGGATTCTCACCAACAAAATAATTTCCATAATGCCGATCCCGATTTTGGATAATCAAGTCCAAAAGCAAACCAGAAACAAGAGAATCAGCAGAAGCCTGCATCGGATACCCAGAACCAATAGCAATATCCAAACTCAAACCATCAGCAGGATCACCCGACCGATTCGCATAATTATGCAAAAGCTCAAAAACCATTGGCCTAACAGTTCGCGGTTGCACCGCTTGCGTAGGAAAACCTCCAACCGGAGGAGCACCACCCCAACGCATCGACCCATAAGCAAAACCTAACCGCTCAGCAATATGCGCACCCAACATTTCGTTAATATCTTCATCTGGGAAAACTGAAGTACCAAAAGCATACTTAATACCGACACGCTGCTGACTAACCCGGTCGTAATACATCACCACACCGTTAACGCCAGCTCCTCTACTGAGAGGAATAAACCTGCCAGCGATCTCACTATTAGACACTCGTTCGGCACGCTCAAGAGCAGCTAAAAATGGATGCAAATCATCCGGTGGCGGCCACTTAAAATCCGTTAAATCGACAGGGTCGTACTTTATTATCTGATCCGCACGATCAATCCCAGCTTGCAAATCGTTCTGCATTAAAACATTGCTAAAAATTGCTTCAACAAGAAAATCGTCAGGAACCTCAGATAAAGCACCACCATCAGCTAAATGCTGAACCGCACCCTCTAAATCCATTCCACCATCAACAACAGGGATCTCAACAGGCAAATGGAAACCCTCAGGGCTTCTAAGACCCAAAACGCGATCCGCGCCTTTAACAACGCTAGTCCTAGGCATCAAACCCTGACGGGCAGGCCTAAGTTCCCCATTTGCTGAGACTGATTCGTCGCGAGAAGGCCCATCGTATTCTCTGCCCTTAGCGACCTTAGCGTAAATTTCATTAACAAAGTCCATGAGCATGACTTCTTGATCTGCGGAGATATTAGGCATTTGTTCAGCGACGGCTTTATCGCGTTGAGCAATCCACTCGTCGAAACGTTTTTTATTCTGGTCCCTGATATCAGCATTAATTGCATCTATGCGATTACGTTCCGCACCATAAAGCTTATTATTTTCATAAATTGCAGGCTCAACCTGAAGCTCGTATTCTCGTTGATATTTTGTTTTGCCTCCAGGCCTTTGACCCCCCCTAGTTTTGATATATGGATCTAGCTTCTTTAATTCATCCGCCCTAGCTTTAAGTCGATCCCGTTCAGCGTTTATCTTGTCCCACTCAGGACCCTCAAAAGAAGCTCTTTTTTGCCGCAGACGTTGAGGTTCAGGATTCTTATCCACCCACTTTTTCTGAAGAAACACCTTATTTTTATTTCCGTTATTATAAATATGGGTTTTTATAGTTCTTGCTAACTCCCTCAAAGATTCAAGATCAGCAGCTGATCCAGACTCCTCAAACTTTTTTGTTAGCTTGTCATATTCTTTTTCTAAGCTATCAGCCAAACTTATAGGTTCACGCTCCTCAGGCTTAGCGACAATAGGCTCAGCCGGAACAGGTGTACTGCGAGTACGAACCTTACGAGCGTTTCGCATAACAGCAGACCTTCTAGGCGCAGGACGCATAGCAGGCACACCAGGAGTAGCAGGACGCTCCCACGGCGTACCATCCTGAACCGTATTATCTTTACCAGGATCACCATTTATAGCGTCAGGATCATACGCCTCATCCTCATCACCAATAGCACGACCCAAAACTTTCAAACTAATAGGCGCTAAAGAAGACTTGACCCTAAGATTAGACTTAGCTTTCTTACGCTTAGAAACATTCTTCTCTAACCAAAAAAACATTTCCTCATCAAACCCATGAGCAACCATATAATCGCTAACCTCAACAGGCATAGCCCTACTCATAGAATCACCCAAAAATCTTATAATCTTAAAAAGCATTACCTCTTTTTTAGACTCAGGATCTAAACCAGGTTGAGACTCCAAGGAACCAACGTACTGAGACATCTGCCGTATAAAACTTTTACCATTCTTAGACCAATCCCAGACACGATTCTTACGGGTATCATAAGGACGATCTTTAACAATCAGATTAGATTTAGCAGGCATAACTATGAACGCTGCCTTTCATACAAAACGTTATCATCGCCATCGCCGATCACAAGAACTTCATATTCACTTATACACCCAAAGCCAAGCATTGACAAAGAAAAAAGTCTTGATCGAGGCACGTCCATATGGAAAGTGTGTTCACCAAAAGCTTGTTGGGTAATCGTGGCAAACGAAGATAAACCATTCCATTGGGCTATAGCATCTACAGCCCAACCCTTCCCAACCGAAGCATCCAAAGCCCACGAGATATCACCATCAGTCGAATCAAGCGATCTTAAAATAACCATCAAATCGCCCACTTCATTTCTAGCACTATCATGTGCTGTCTGAGCCGACCTGTATCTTTCCAAAAGCAACGTTTGAGCAGGGCTTAAAAATTCACCAGCCCGTGCAGCTCTGACAGTCTCCGCCCATAGAGGATTAGCATAAATTTTTTCTAATTCATCACCAAGCAACTCTTTGTTCTGCTCAGTCAAATTAAGCTCATCGACAGTTGCAGTTCTTTTTTTCTCAATTTCCATTTGTAACTTTTCAGCTCGTGGAGTATCAGCAATTCTGTCTGGTCCTACAGTCATTGCACGACTAAGCCGAACTATTCCATCTTCAGTTATTCCCATATTTTCTAAATGGTTTTGAGTCGTCGAATAAATTGCTTTAGCTAAAATCTGGTAATCATTAGCAACTTGTTCAAGATCTTCAACTTTTCCTCCTGGAAGAAACCTAGAAGCACCACGAGGAGGAGTCCTAAAAGCAGAAAAATCTTTTCCAGCACCTCGTGAACCAACCAGTTTTGCGACAGCCACAGACATCATCCAGGCTTTCCCGGTATCCGAACCAACTGCCCATTTAGAATTCAACTCATCAAAAATAAAAACGGCTTTAGCTCTGTCGGAAATAGAATCACTAACAATGCCACGGGTTTTAATTTCTACCATAAAAGCATTAAGAAAATCATAATGTTCTACGTCTTTAGAAACCCCAACACTGGAATCTATAAACGGGTTTGAAAACGGATCTTCTAACGGATCTACAAGCAGAAAGCCCTCTTGAAACCTATTTACAGATCGAACAAACTCATATGGACTCTCATTATCAAAAATCCTATATAAAGCGTCTCTAACAGAAGGATCAGATTCGATCATAGCTAGTAGCGTTTCAGCCGAAGACAATGCTGAAATTTGCTTACTAAGAGCACTTCCAACCTCACTAAGAACAATAGGCTTATACGATCCGTCATCATTCTTAGGCCTGTCAGGAGCATACAAAATGGAAGATATAAAAGCTTCTTTTATATCTTCACGACTAAAATCTTGTGGCAAAGAACTTACATACGATTCAGCTTCATCTCTAGCAATCTGACGTTCCGCCGCATGATCGGCCTCAAGCTGATCTCTCCGCTTACGCACATTTTTTAGAAGGTCGCCTAATTTCTTAGAAAGCTCATCACTCCCATTATTAACAGAATCTATTTGCGCCGAAATCTCTTGCATTTTTTGCATATCAAAATCGCGATCAGCCTCCCTTCGGGCTTTCAATAAAGATTGCTGTTCATCATATAAAGCATATAGGGCGTCAGATAACTCTAAAGCCTCTTTATCACCAGCTAATGGCCCATCATCAGGCGTACTCCTATCAGGAATCTGAGATTCCCAATCAGGATTTTCTGCTGCCCGTGCATCAAAATTTCTAACAAACTCAGGAATAGGATTATCCTGTTCCCATTTTCTGACAATTTCTTCCACCTTAGCTTGTATTATAATTCTTTCCATCTCAGCACTTGAAGAACCTTCAAAATTTGGGACTACAAAATCTAAGACAGTAGATAACGTTTCCCTATGCTGAGAATCACTCATTGGGCCATCAACCTTGCTACCCCATGTAGACATATCTGAAGGATCAAACTCGTCCTCATCAATACCGGGGTCAAGAGTGTTAAGAACTTGAAAGATCTCATGAATGCCAGCAGAACCATTATGAAAATCAGCTTCTTGGTCCTCAAAAACATCTTTTGGAACAGAGTACAAAGGGTCAACTTTAAGAATTTCGTCAAAAATAGTATCAGGAAGAACAGCCGTAGGATTATTATCTGCATCAGGAATATCAAAAATTTTAGACTTTCCAACAAGCATAGAAACACCACTAGCATCAATATCCCTATCAAAAATGATACGAGCGGCAGCAGCTACCGTAGCGTCATCGTAATTAACTAAAAGTTTGTGCATAGGGTTATAATCAGCCGGGTAGGCGTCCATCTTGTCGACTTTGCCTTCAAGTTCCTGAATAGCTTTTACTAAATCAGAGACTTCTTTAGAAACAGGTTCGGGTGGCTCGATAACCGAAACAGCAGGAGGAACCCAGTTTTCAATCTCAGCAATAATCTCAGGGTTATCAGCTACAAGTATTTCACCCTGCACAGTCCCAAACCGGCCAAGAACCAGTTCATTAGGTACATCTCGCCTAGCCCATCTTGAACCCCACTCGTCGCTGTCCTTCTCCACAACAGACCAGGAAGTGATTCCTGCATCTTCAGCTTCATATCCTGATTCGTTGCTAGACCCATATCCGAGCCCAGACTGATTTGGTTCGGTTCCTGTTTCGCTAATTAAATCACCAGAGCGGTACAAGCGAATAGCCGCATATTCGTCTCCGGCGACTTCATCAACATAGCGGCGACGAACTAGTTGCAAAAATCGCATAACGTCAGGATCACGTTCCGATTCTGGCGCTTTTAAAGTAACTGAGATAAGCTGGCGCGCACGCATAGCATACTGCCAAGCCCCAAAATTATCTTCAGTATCACGAAAGTCTTCGTTATCATCAACAATTGACGGATTTGCTTCAAATAAGGCTTGCAGGCTTAGGTATATGTCTCGCTGTGTTGCATTTGCCGATTCTTCTGCTGAGCCGAACCACAGCTCTGGCTTCACCAGATAGGCACCCTTATACGCTACGTTTCTTATTAAAGCCCGCTCTTCCGGTGAACCATCAGCGAAAATGTCACCTCCCACTCGGCGGTCCCACTCAGAGAGAATTTCCCAAGGCTCTAAATCGGAGAAACTAGCTCGGATTGTGTCTTCTCCAAAAACGCCTTCGGGAAGGTCCGTATCAACAAACCTGCTCGAAGGATCATTATAAGTATCCAATATCTGCCGAGCAGGACGCAGGCTAGAGAACCCGTCACGAGGAGAAAGCCGCTCCGAAATCCGCTCCGAAACCAAACTCCCAACACCAGGCTCAGAAACCTTATCCCCATCAAAACTAGAAACCTCAGACACCCGAGGCCTATCAACAACTCTCCGCATAAAATCAACAAGCGCCTGCCCAGAATCGGAAAGCCCCTCAGTATCAGCATCCAACATCACAGCAGTAAAAGTCTCAGCAAAAGACTCCAACTTATTCGTAATAGAATATTGTGATATTTGCTGATTTTTAGGAATATTCAACTGCGTTACAGCATCAATAATCCGTTCAGCTTCCGCTTCCTCAGACTCGTCAAAGTAACCAGATTTTTTAGCACGATCTAGCGCTAACCGCATATCCTTTACGTTTAACCAGGTCGATTCTGGATCACCAAGCATTACAGATTGCCAGTCGTCTTCAAGTTGGCTTAACTCCTCCCAACTTTCATCTTGATAGTTATCCCATATATCTTGAAGGGCTTGCATTTCGGAGTAATAGTCAGCTACTAACCGATCCCATTCTCTGCTAAGGTCAGTAACCGAAACCATCGGCGTAACATTGTTATTAATGACTTCGTGGAACGCGTGTCCCATCTCATGGACGACAGTAGCGACATGGTCATCTGGGCCACCTTTAATAAGGAATTCGCCTGTGACCCTTTCGGTCGCATTCGGTTCTGACCTCAGAATATAGGCACCAGTTTTTGGTTCAAAGTCATCGACAACCCCAAAGGTAACAACACCTTCGTAATATTGCCCAGCGACACCACCCGCCCAGTGAGAACCAGCGTGTGACGCTAAAACCACTAGAGGAATAGGATTGTCATACTTCTCAAAAAGTTGTGCGATTGGAGAATCAGGACCAAACTCGCTTTCAAAAACACTTTGCAGGCTCTCGGCAAGAGCAATTCCTTCTGGGGATGATAACGCTGCTACTGCGTTTTCATGACCAAACATTTCCCGATGCCGGTCTTCCCAAAAGGTATCTAAATCTTCATCCGTTTCTAAATCAGCATTAGGAGCAAGTATATCTTTTGATTCTCTTTCCTCATAAGCTCGTAGAAATTCATAAAAATTAGAAGGATCACCATGAATGGCTTGTTCAAGAAGCAAATCATCAGAATCCTTATATTGAGAATCTATATAATCACTAATATCTTTTAGATCTAATCTACCGGAATCTGATATAGGAGGATTTGAAACTACATCTTGCCAGGGGATATCTGGATCTAAATCATCAGAAAAAACTATTTCATCAACCCCTCTCGAACCATACCTTTCGAAAGCTGATTGCAATGCTAAACCTTTGAAATAATCTACTGCCCAATCAGGTTCATCAACCTTTAACAGATTATACAGAAGCTCTTCAAATTCTCTATCAGGTAACTCATCAAAATGTGACTGCTGCAAAAGCAATCGATCTCTCATAACTTGCAATCTGCCCATTGCTGCCTCACGAGGCGAAACAGCAAGCCTGGAACGATCCCAAATCTCTTCATCTTCAGCTAACGCAGCAGCAATAGTTTCTAAACTTTCACGCGCCAATTCAATGTCTTGCCTAGTTTCCCAGTCTTCATTACCAAATCTAAATTTGGCGTTGAGTTGATCAAGCCTAGCTTGTATCTCTAATGCGGCAGCTTTGGCTTCCTCTTGCGCCTTTGCGTTATCCTCTTCTTCTACTCTAAGAATTTCATCGAAGTCGGGTTTAGCAGATCCCTTTTTACGCTTAGCAGGCTTTTTAGGCTTTTTAACTAAAGAAACAAGCTCACGGGCAGGACTATTGTCATCAAGTGGGTTACCCGACAGCACACTCCCAGGGACTTCGAGCTTTGGCTTGGCAGGCCGCTCGTGAATTGTCCCATCCTGAATCAACCCATCAGCATCAGCGTCATCAACCACACGGTAAACGGCAGGACGTAAAACCCTTTTTAAAGGATTCCTACCCCCAGCATTACCGCCACGCCGCCTACCAATACGACTACCTCGAAGACCCCTACCCAAAATTTTTGATTCAATATCAACAAACAACTCGTCGACAGTTACGTCATCAATGTCAGTACGTTCAAACATCAGAAACACCTTCAGCCCGAGGCTTGACAACAGCTTTATCCATAGGCGGATTCATACTTGACAACAAAGAAACAATTTTCTCATCAGCAACATTCTCAAAAACAAAAAACTCTGTAACACTCTGAGAAGAAGGCTGATTATGATAAACAGCATCTTTTGGAATATCAAAAAGCTTACTCGAATAGCTAAATGCTTGACCATCCAAATACTCTTCATAGGTACCTGGCTCACGACAAATATAGGCATGAAAAATGCCCAACTCGGGATGCTTGTAAAAATAAACAATAGGGTAAACAGGTCGTTCAGCAGCCATAACTAGCCCACAATCTCTCGTCGTAACTGCCGCAAAACTTCGCTTGGCCTATCCTTCAAAGCTTGTAATCTTGCCTCGGCGACTATCCGAACAGCTTCAAGATGCTGCAACTCTTCAGAAGTCAAAATTTTTCCTTTAGATGAAATCCGATCAACAGAAAGAATCATATCTAAACTTGTTTCAAGACGCTCAATAGCGTTCTCAACTGCAGCATTAAATTTTCGGGAGCGTACAGCATCATTCAAAAGATTCAAATTTCTATATTCAAAAGGACGACGCACGGCACTTCTTGCATAATCCTTATATGAAACAGGGGTTACTCTTTCTCTTTCGGCAAGCTGACCCACAAGCCTTATACCTAGAGTACCCACGACCGGATTTGACCCCCCATACAACAAGCCGTTATCAATCAAACCTAGTCTTAAACGCCCATCCTCATCTGTTCGAGCCATAAAATTATGCAAATGCCGATCCGTGTTATCAAATATGTAATCCATAACTAGCATTCGAGCCAGATCCCCAGGATCAACTTTTTTAGATTTTGCTCCACTTCCGTTTATAGCCCATTCTTCCCATTTGCCAGCAGCGCGACTCGAAGGCTTATGGTCAAATTCCCAATCATCAATTGACCTCATCATCATCCAGCGGTACGGCCTAGCAGAACCAGCCCGGTCGACACTTTGACCAACTCTAAAATTGTTTTCACGGTTGCCAAAACCTAAAACCTCAGAAGCCTTATTGCCAATATTTTCAAGTAAAGCATCATTATTGCCATAACTAGAAACTTTCACATACCAGACATCGTTATTCACCGAGTCAACAACTCTAAGTACCCGCCAAGGCTTTACACTTGAAAGGTTTCTTTCATCTTTAATTACTTCAAAATTGAATCTCCGATTTTTAAATTTAGTCTTATTACGCATAAGCCCATTTGGGCCTTCAGCCATAACTAAACTTTCTTTTGTCAACGGAACACCAGAAGGAGTTGCAAGTTCTAAATTTTCGTCAAATAAAACATCAATAATATGCTCATCGGCAACATCAGTTATATCCCCACCTTTTTCATAAACATGCTTAAGGCCCTTTTGATAATCTTGAATTCCCCATTTCTTAGCCCGTCGCGTTTTCGGTGCGCCACCTGGATCGATACGCCCGGCAAGCCTCTCTAAAGCTGAAGCAAAGAACTGGCGGCGAGGAGCGTCAGGAACCTGCACAGCAGATGGACCTGACCACGAAGAAGGGGGAGGAGGGACATTAACAACAGCCTGCGAAGCACGAGGAGCAGGAGCGCCACGAGCAGCACGCACAGCAGGACTGCTACCACTAGGAACATCAACAGCATTAGCTATACGGTCAAGTATCCCCTGACGCCTAACAGGCTTCGCAGCACGCCTCTCACGCAGAGCTGCAACCAGGCGGCTAGGACCAACAGGACGCTCCCACCGAGTGCCTTCCTGACGCCTCAGATCGCTATCACCATCTCGGGAGTTCGGATCATACCGAACAGGCCTACGCCTAGCCTTGCCAAACCCCAAAACCTTGTCTTCAAATCCGTTTAAACGAAAATCAATTGAAGAAACAATTTTCTCGTTATAAAAATCTGACTTACTATCAACAGACCCCTGTTGATAACTAAGTTTTTGGAAATCAGCCCACACCGAATCATCCAACGGTTCAGGCCCAGTAACAACCAACGAAGGGTTACTAATCGCCGACTTGATACCCTCTAAAGACGCAGGTTCCGACTCCGACCAAACAGCAAAATCTTTTAACGTACCAGAACCCGCTGCCAAAATATCAAAAGCATGTTCAATCACAATAGCCTTTGAACCAGAAAATGGATCAACAATAGTAATAGCATTAGTCATTCGACACCCACAATATTGCCAGTTTTAATAAGTCGAGTTTCTAAAAACTCTAACATTTTAGCCTCATCCATCACTAAGCCCAACGTAATCAAAGAAGCATTTTCATCAGATTCTAAAACGTTTAACCGCTGGTTGTATGTAGCCCGAATCGTTTTAAAATAAGCTTTTTCCGGATCAGACATGACCCCGTCAAGCCCATAACCCTGCTGATACTCATCCCAGTCAAAACCTTTTGCACGTTCCAATAAAGCTTTATACAAAGACAGAAGAGACTTACGTTGAGTTTGAGAAAGGCCCGTAAACCGGGTTTTAAACCCTTCCCAGGTTAGGTACCCCTCCCCTAGCACGAGACTACCTCTGTCTTTCAATTCGTCACTAGGCAATCCGGCACCTAAGGCGTACTGGTCAGGCACAACAAAAAGGTTTATTTTTTTGCCGTTCATAACAGGTACCAACGATGATGGATTTCTCCGTCTTTGATCAAGTAGGTAATCAGAAATTGCTAATCGCAAAAACTGGTCATCATCAACGTCATGCAACCTAAGACGCTTTGATCGAACAATCCGAGGCATCGACTCGGGTGTAGAAAACAGCACCTTGCGAGAAGAACCAGAATCCAGATACCTAACTTTACAAAGAGGTAGCCCAAGCCACTCCCGAATGTCGGAAGATACCTTTATCGACAAACCGCCTAATTCACTGTTAGGACTTAAGCGATAATAAGATTCATTTTTACGTCCAGATAAAAGATCTGCCCCAGTTCCCAAACTGGTAATCTCAAAAGCGTCAGACAACCGAATAGCATCATTAAGAAACTTATCGGGAATCGGATCTATTGAACCGCCATCTAAAAGAAACGTTACGGCTTGCTTAACGTCTTGAATTTTATCAGGGATTGGCAAATCCGAGACTTCCGTAAAAAAGATTGGATTTATAGCGTTTTCGGCGTTAGGCCCAGTCCGCATTTTTCACGACTCGTTGATTTCAGTTTCCACTTCGATAACTTCAAATTCCATCAAAGAAGCCAAAAACTCGGGATCATCACTAGCCTTGATTTCAACCTCTGGGGCAGCCTTTGATTCAAGCTCTGCCTCAGCTGCCGCATCTACGATCTCACCATCAGTAGCCACAATAACAGTGTGATCTTCGCCGTCATCAGTTTTGATCTCAACCATATAAACTTCACGATTATCAACTGCACCAGAAGTAATCTCAGTGACCTTGCCGCCAACAGACTTAACAGCAATATCTGCTGCAGCATCAAACCCGACAACAACAACTGGTGCGACCTCAGCCGACTTCTCATTCATAGGACCGACATTGAGACGCTTCCAAGAAACACATTCGGCGGTATCTCCCTCATAAATCACCTCGACGATACGACCGTCCTTCTGCATGACGTCAACCAAAAACATGTCAGCAGTATCTGAATAACCAGAATCGAGAACCTTAACGCCAGCATGCTCTTCCAAAGCCAAACCTTCAACCTCAACCAGGTTAGGCAAATTGCCCTCGGGGGCACAACCGCCGACACACCCAGCGCAAGGGGTTGAGCCGCCAGTCAGAACCTTCTTCTGAAGGCCACAGATGTACGCAGCGTCATCTTCAACGCCTTCAGCGGTCTTCATGCCACCCATCATCGCAAGACGACGAGCACGAGCATCACGGCGGCGCTTCATAGCTGCCTCAGGGTCCTCGGCTACAACACTTTCATCAACCTCAGAAATGTCACCTGGGTCGCTCTCATCAGAAGTAACCGTAGCCGCAGGATCTTCCATGTCCGCAAGGTTCTCACCACGCTTACGACCAGGATTTGCCACAGCCGAACGGGCAGGAATTTCGGTAGCAGGAACTTCATCCTTGCCGGGGATAGCGCTCATGGTCATAGCGCCCTTTTCATCGACCTCTTCCATGAGAGTCTCTTCTTCTTCTTCAGGAGAATTTTCGTCATCAACAGACTTTGCTTGCACAGACATGGCCCCACATTTACCGCAGACCTTGCCACCCTTGTATCCACAATCAGCGGCATCACCCATAGGGCAGGAAGTCACACTTCCATCTGCGCCAGTTTCTACAATTGCTTTTTCATCCATTTTAATCATTCTCCTTGTATTCACTTAAAGTTTTGACGTACCCAGGGTGGGCCTATATTACACGGACATCAGACCCTACAGTATTGTAGAGTCCAATGAATTGATTGCACGGTCTAAAGCCATACGATGTTCTTCGGATTTGATTTCAAAAGTCATCAGATTCCCAAAATCCGTATCAATGACTACCTCAGACTTATAGTATTCACTGATTGGGTCAATATGCTGTTTGACTTTAAAAACATTCTCTGGTTCGACATGAAGGTACCAAAGGCCTTTTTCTTCTACCGTTTCAGGGATAGCCAGCGATTTAAGAATCTCATCAATCAAATCAGCGGCAAGACGCAAACGCTTCTCATTACCCCCATTGATTGAACGCCCAACTTTCATCTGAAGAACGTTTTGAGGAACTTCAACTTCTCTACCAGTACGACTAGGCCCATCTTCATCTTCCTCATCAATCATTACGACGACAGGCTGACCGCCGATACCGCCACGGCCCTGATTGCGCCCCTCGCAATTCTCACACCCACACGACTTAGACCAACGATCCCACTCATCATCATCAATATCCGACTCTTCACCGTCATCACCATCGCTATCAGCCCAATTGTCCTTATCGGACACATAGCGCATAAAATCTTCTTCTTCATTAATAAACTGGCCCATGACTTTCATGGCGTATTCCATGTCTTCGTCAGTGATAACGTCTTCTTCGTCATCACGCTCAACAGCACCAAAATTGTCAGGAGTGCCTTCAGGGCTAGCAGAATAAAGATCCTTGCCATCAGGCTTATTATCGAAACGAGCGTTGAACTTATCATCAGAAATGATGCTGCCATTCACCACGCCACGCAATTTGCGGCGACAATTTTTCATGCCAGGATGATGACAACCCTCGTTCGGCCAAAGACCCGTAGTCTCATGATGCAACCACGCGCACAAAGGCTTCAAAGGATACAACTCAGGGTGATCAGCAAGTATTGCTAGACAACGCGTAAACCCGCCCGGTTTACGCATAATTGGACGCCAATACCGCAAAAGCCGCTCAAGCCCGCCACGACGCGGACCATAACCACGAAGAACATCTCCAGTGATCCGTTCCTGAGGAATAGCATCAGGCGGAGCAGCCTTTTCAGACAGCGGAAAGTCCGTACTGCCAGAACCGTAAGTAACACGAACAGCCTTAAACCCAAGCTCGTAACTAGGCTTAGTCGGCAACACTGACATTTTGTATCCAGCAGTTATATGAGGCTGAAAAGTATCTTCAGCGTCCATTGTGTCTGGACCTGTTTCATCATCAATCATACGAGAGAGACGATCTCGCTTAGAGGCCAGACCAGGAATGTTCATATAGTAAACAGACCTATCATCAGGGCCCATAATCCCGACACCGCTACAAGAACCTTTCATGTGGTCGCCACCACAACTTTTAGTCCAGATATCAACCATTCCGTATACTTTGTCTCGGTCAGCCATTGCCCAGTTTTCAGAGCTGCCAAGCTTCTTGAGAGTCATGGTCAGATCTTCTTCAGGCTTGCCGCCTTCGACTGCCATATACCGAGCGGTCTTTTCGTCTGGAACCAACGAGATGTAAGCTTTACCCATTTCAGGAATCGGGCTAGTCATGTCGTCTGACTTAATTGACAGGGTTCCGACAAGCTGATTAGCGCCATGCAAAACTGGTGAAACTTCGTAAAGTTCAAGCTCTTTTAGAAGATTTGCTTGGTATCGTGGATCGAAATCATTCTTAAGCGTCTTATACCCGATTGACCACTCTTGTTCTTCGCCGAAGAAAACTACGTTCGAGAAGGCTTCACGGCCACGCTCGCTCTTAAGGTTAAATTGCACTCGGGCATAGAGTCCGCCAACTCCAGCATTTTTCATCTTGGCTGAGAGTCGCGAATCGCCAGGACTTACTTCGAAGATTTCTAATACCTTGCCGATTGGCTCATTCCAGTTATGACCCCAGACAACTCTAGGCTTACGCCTTCTCAGAGATGCTTCAAAGGCCCCAGGGACGATAATATCATTTACTGAATCCTTATTACCGATCGCAGCAACAAAACACTCTACGATGCCTTGTGCTTCGTCGATGTTGACAGGGTTAGTTGTCGCTTTGAATTCAACGTCTTGGGGGACCTGGGTTAGGGTCTGCATAGCCACCTCGTGTAGTCGACTTGTTCATCATAGATGATAACTACTCAGCGTAGGAGCACATTGATGTCAATTCGAAATAATTGATGTCAATGTGCTATTGGTACTATTTTCCAGGCGTAAACCGAAGCTTGCATCTACAATTGATAGTCAAAGCGGCTGGAGCCAGAGGATCTCCAGGGAATCGGATTTTCACACCACCAACATTAAAAGCATCACCAATGCTCACAACATCATTATCCAATTCCCGATGCGCAGGGCGAACACTCTCATCACTCTTTGAAACCCAAACCTTACGACCAGGGGAACCTGACTTGAGCGCAGACAAGAAAACCCCGGCATTAATAGCAGTCTGAGCTTCCGTCTCAGCAATAACCTTACGCCGAGAGCCCATAAGATCCGCAAAAACCGCAGCAAGGCCAACCTTTAGAGTACCTAAGCGATCTTCGCTTTCCTTCATAGCCTTAACCGTGATGATGACGCCTTCAATAGCTTTCTTGGTATTCGAATTCACAAGAAGGATACGTTCCATCTGCTGATCTAAAAGCTCTTTAACTTCTGCAAGTTTAGGCAAAGCCTTTGTGTCAACACCAGAAAGTTCAGAACCATCAGAAAGAATCGCAGAGAGTAGCGGCTGCACGTCTTCAAGCAACTGCTTATTCCAAATATCTAGATCAAATATTTGATCAATTGACATTGAATTAGCACCTAAAGATCTCCTGGATTTAGCACCCAAAGCCTTTTCGGTAACAACTCTTTCTTGCCTGTCAAAAAATCTTTCCAAATTCTGACTTAGAATCTCCGTCCAACGATCAGAAACCTGAGCAGCCTTAGCATTCCAGTCATCATGTTCCTCACCACTCAAAGAATCTTCAGAAATTTCAACTTCAAGTGTTTTGGATTCAGAATCTTCAAGTGCGGCTTTTCTTGACAACACCGTCTTCGGAGCCGGAGCTTCTAGATCTACACCACCCCCACCGGCTTCGGTATCAAAACCAGTACCGGGCTGTTCAGGTAGTTCAGTGGCAGCAATTTGAGATGCAAGCTCTTCAGGCGTAGGAGCAGGAGGAACCTCTGGGGCACCGGGAACTGGTGCCCCAGGCACGGGGGCACCCGGTACAGGAGCGCCAGGAGCGCCCGGAGCGCCCGGAGCGCCAGGAGCACCAAGAGGCGCAGGAGCCTCATAAGGCTTCTCCGTATTACCGATAGGCGTCAAGTTTGGATTAGCTAACAGGGAATCCGCAAGATCAGAATCAACCTTCTTACGACCGGTACCTTCACGATACTCGTTAAAACTAATAGCCCCATTAGTAAGCTCTTCCTTCAAAAACCGATCTTTTTCCTGCTTCACAGCAATCATCGTCGGAAGCTGAGCAGTATCAAAATCCACATAATGAAGATCATCAAGCTCATCCATAGCGCGAGCCATAATCTCAAGATGCGGCTGCATCGTTTCAATCCAGAAAACACGGACCTCTTCAGCAGCGTTAGAAAAAGTTCGCCCAGAAGCATTACCGATAACAGACTCAGGCACACCAAAGGCAGCTAAAATCTCTTCTTTTGTGATCTGACGCATCTCCTGATAAGAAGCATCACGAGGGCTTGAACCAGTATCAACGTAATCAACGCCATCGGCAGAAGAAATAACCGACGTCCCACCCACCTTATTCAGGTTGCCACGAAAACGTGAACGGAGTTCGTCCTTGTCATCATCATCCATGTCCGACTTGACAACAAGCAAGCCACCAGGACGACCATCGTTTAGCAAAAAGTTACGGTTGTAAACCTTTGCAAGATTCTCAATCTCAATAGCCATACCCGCAGACTCCATGGGAGTCATTGACAGATAAGGGTTAAGAGGATGCGGTCTACGCATCCAAACAACCTTATCCGGAGACAAAATCTTCGGACCCTGACCCGGCAACGCAACCTCATAACCTTCAACAAACTTCTTAGCTGACGGAATTGGAGAAGTATAATCAGGAGGCAATAACTGAAGAGCAATAACATCCCCAGCCCGACTACGAATAATCTCAATAAAAACACCCCGACTGCTCATCAACATCTGGGCAGAAAGCCGGTAACGGAAAACAAAACTGTTTTCCCCTTCATTCGACTTCGTATTAAGAATCGACAACAAAGGGTGATCGCCCCTTCGGACAATTTCCCCTTCAGGAGAATTACCTTTACGCAGCATTACAGGTAAACGGGCCTGGTTTCCAGAAATGGCATCAATGCACCTAAAAACCCAGGTGGCCTTCTGCATGCCCTCGCGATGAGCCTTTTGGATATCCCACGCATCACGGTAACCACGGCCCACATAGCCCTGCATTGTGGAAACCGGAGCACCCACACCAATTCCAGCCTTAGATTCTGGAACGGAATTCAATTCACCAGTAGGAATCTCAATAGATTTCGATGAAGTACGATTCCACCCCATACTACTCACTCCCCAACAGGTAGCCATACAGACCAGAAACTAAACCGAAAGTTACAAATCCTGCAGGAAAGTAAATCAGCCCAGCTCCTAGCGATGTAAAAATAACAAAAAAAAGCATGAAAATGTAAGCAACCATTTCTCGTGGTTCCAAATCCGAATCTCGAAAAATCAACTTTTTGTTGACCTTAGAAACTTTATCGTCTTTATCGTCTTCACCTGGCACGCATACACCTTACATTGACAATAGGTTTAATAATGATAACTTAACAAGTCTACTCGCACTATGGAGCATATCAAGATGTCAGCACCCGATAAAGTCGACTGGAACAAAGTCCTAGATTACCTAGAACCTAAGCCGCCATTATACTCTCCAGAAGAAGCATCGCTAACCCAAAAGGTATTTTTACGGACATACGCCAGAGAAGCCCTCTTCGGAGGGGCAGCAGGAGGGGGAAAGTCTTCAGCTCTGCTAATGGCAGCCCTACAATACGTTGACGTACCAAACTATTCGGCTATCCTCTTCCGCCGCACTTACGCAGACCTTGCGCTCCCTGGAGCGCTAATGGACCGTTTCAGGGACTGGACCGCTGGGGTTGACGATGTCCACTGGAATTCAAACAGCTATGTGGCAACATTTCCTTCGGGCGCACGAATCAGTTTCGGATACCTAAATAACAAAGATGACTACCTTCGATACAAAGGTGCCGAGTTCCAGTTTATCGGCATGGACGAAGTCACTGAAATTCGAGAAGTTGACTACAGGTACATGTTCTCGCGTCTAAGACGACCCAATACCGGACCCCTTAGCAAGGTCCCACTCAGAATGAGGTGTGCGACGAACCCTGCCCCTAATTGGGTTAGGCAACGTTTCATAGTTGAAGGTAAAAGCAAAGACCGCATATTTGTCCCTTCCCTACTAACAGACAACCCTGGCGTGGATCATGACTCGTATAGGGCGATGCTTTCAGAACTTGATCCGGTTACTAGGGCTCAACTGGAAATGGGCGACTGGTGGGTTACCTCATTGGGTTCGATGTTCCAAAGAGAAAACTTTGAAGTCATAGAACGAAGCGACCTACCAATGTTCACACGAGATACAAGGGTTGTGCGTTTCTGGGACCTTGCAGCAACAAAACCCTCAAATTCAAACCCTGACCCCGATTATTCTGTTGGAACTCTCATGGCGTTCGATCAGGGTAGGGCATATGTCCTAGATGTAATCAGATTCAGAGATAGGGCTGAAGTTGTTGAACAGAAAATTGCGAATACGGCATATGCTGATGGTCCAGAAGTCTCAATTAGGATAGAGCAAGAACCAGGATCATCAGGAAAAGGCTATATCGATCATTTCGCCAGAAACGTTGTATCTGGGTACGACTTTTCCGGAGAACGCCCAACGGGCGATAAGATAACCAGGGCTCGTCCTTTTGCCGCAGCAGCAGCGAATGGTAACGTGCGGCTTGTTAGCGGCCCGTGGATCAGCGACTGGCTAGACGAACTATCTTCCTTTCCGGAAGCATCTCCTCACGACGATCAGCTCGACTCTTCTGTCGGCGCATTTTCATTCCTCACAGGACTGGGTGGACAAATGCGTCGGAAAGCTGCTATCATTATCTGATCTACTAAAGAATGGTTACCTATTATGCCTAACGAAGACCTAGACATCCCTCTAAACTCATACCTAAAACCAGATCAGATGGAATCTGAACCAGATTTTGTTTACCAGCTAAGAGACAGGCTAAGCCTTTTCGATGCTGACGTAGCAAGGTTTTTGGAAGATGCACCAGAGATACCAGAAATGATTGAAGCAGCCACAGCTATTGCTTTAATCGTAGATGACGCTAAAACCATTTACGAAACACTCCTGGCGCACCTCAAAGACAAAATGCTTGAAGAGGGAACCGAAGAAGCCGTAGCCACAAACGGGCAACAAGTTGAAATATCTTTCTCTAAAACCCGTCGGGCATGGCAACACCGAGAACTGGCATCAATCGTAGCTGGAAGAATTTTCCAATCTGCGACAGACCCAGACACCGGGGAAATACTTTTATCCACCCAAGAAATGATTGAGTCAATGCTTGACTACGTTCAGCCAAGCGGTTGGAAAATTAAAGCACTTGAAGGTATTGGTCTCAATGCCGACAAATACTGTGACGCTGGAGACTCCAGCAGCAGAATCTATATCAGAAAGGCAAAATGATGTCTACAAACGAACAAGTATCAGACCTAGTAGTAGCAGAGACAGTACGGAGCGAACTAGCAAAGGATTTTCCCGACCAGTCGCTACGTCAGCTTGTAAAGCAAGGAACATCTCTAACATATGTTCCGATTGCCGAAGTGATCAACCGAATGAACCGTGTTGTTGGTATCAACAACTGGAGTACGGAGATTGTCAAAGTTGAACGAGATGCCCTAAACCCGGAATGGGTTATTGCCTGGGTTCGAGTAAATATCCGCATCGGCGATCGGGTTGTTTCCAAGGATGGTGTTGGCGGACAACAAGTCAAGATGAAACGAGACAAATCTGGGCCAGTTGACCTAGGCGACGAGTTCAAGGGCGCTGTTAGCGATGCCACAAAGAAAGCTATTCAACAACTAGGCGTTGCCCTCTACCTTGCTCGCGATGAACAATCCGCAGCACTAGACGAAACAGAATACGCTTCAGATTTACATAAGAAGCGTGACGAGATGTGGAAAATGTTCGAAGAGCACGCTTCCGTAATGACCGATGACGAAAAGGTCCAAGTCAAAACATGGTGGCAAGATACTTACAAAAATGCGGAAGGTGATCCACGCCCAATGAAACGCACAGAAGTTTCGTTAGAGGAAGCTGAAGCGCTACTTGTTCACGTTGCGGCAGTACGGCTTGACGCACAACTTACGGAACTTCCAAACCCTGTAGAAAGCGAATGAGCCTTCAAGAGGTGGTGGCAGGGAGCACCCTGCCACCATACCTATCCCCAAGCTCAATCGCCACCTTCAGACAATGTCCCTTGCTATATAAACTGACGCGCATTGACGGGTTGTCTGATGGTGAAACAACAGACATGCTGCGAGGGACATTCGTTCATGAGGTTCTAGAGAACCTGTTTATGCTTGAACCCGAATATCGCACCCCAGAACAATCAAAAGTAATAATGCGTGACCTCTGGGAAAAGCAATGGAACGAAAAAATGGGAACCCATTTCGGTGACGACCCTAAAGCTATACGCCAATTCCGGTGGGAATCCTGGTGGAGAATGGAAAACTACTTCTCCATTGAAGACCCAACTTCAGTATTCCCAGAAGGCTTAGAAACAGCCATAAACGGAAAAGTCGGAGGAGTTCTCGTCAGAGGATTCATTGACCGCTGGAGCAAAGAAAACGGTCGCCTAGTCGTAACAGATTACAAAACAGGCAAGACGCCACAAGCAAGATTCAGAAGTGACAAGTTTACCCAATTAATGATTTATGCTGACTTTTTAGCAGAGCAAGAATCTTGCGAAATTGAACGAGTCGAGCTTCTTTTCCTAAAAGATGGCGGTCGCATAACGAGTCCTGCAAACGAAACTCAAATAAAAAAAATGCGAGAAGTCGTTCAAGAAACACGAGTAGGTATTGACTTGCGTTTTGAGTCCGCTAATTTTGAACCCAAGACATCAAAACTCTGCGACTGGTGTAATTTCAAAAATGAATGTCCTGCATACAAAAAATAAACTATTTTAAGGAAATTAAATGAATGATGATGTTTTTGCCCGTTTAGTGGCAGAAGAAGTTAAGAACCGTATCAGCTCAGATCAGCTAGACACTTTGATGCTTCCTGAGAACTGGGGCCGCTGGGAAAGAGCTTTGATCGCTTTAACCCATAACCTGGATCAGCAGCTAACAGATATTACTAACCAGGAAAACAAAGCCAAAGAAACATACGGTGACTCTGGTGCCGAAGGGCTCAGGGTTCTAGCCGAGCTCTACGACAGTAACGAAATCCGTAGACGCAAAATTGGGCGGTTCCTTTTCCATGTTGAATCACGGTTGAATGAAGTTGCCCGACGTATCGCTGTTGGAGGTTCTGATGACGACAGCGAAGGATCTGTTGCAGACTTCTTACGCAAAGCAATAGAACGACATCAGGAACTTATTAATGGTGACGAAAACATTGATGATGAACTGATCGACGAAGCCCTCTGGTCCGCTCTTGATGGGTATTGGAAGTTTCCAAGCACCTCAGCGTTGCCATGAAAGTAGCATTCGCCTCCTCTGACTGGTCAGGAAGCGTTTTTGATAGCACGGGCCACCCTGTTTGGGGAGGTGCCGGATGGATCAGGCTAGGACAATACGTTAATAACCTCGAAGCGGAAGTAGTTTGTGGTGTCCTGGCTCACCAGAACGGTATTTTTGGTGTAAGAGATTGGGATCACCAATTTCATTGGGATTGCGACGTTATCGTGATGCAGCGGGTAATGTTTGAGGATATTCCCGACAAGATGGACGAAGCTAAAGCCTCAGGCCAGATCATCATAAATGACCTTGATGACTGGTACTGGGGTCTTAGCCCGCTCAATGGCGCATTCAAAGCTTCTCATCCTAAATACAACAAGGTAGAGAACATAAACCATTACAGAAATGTGATGGCACGATCAAGCCTCGTCACTACCTCGACACCTTACCTAAAGCAGCGTCTTGGTCAATGGGTAAATTGTCCCATCATCGAATTACCGAACTGCGTGGAAGTAAAACGATTCATACGCCATGAGGACTCCGGTAGTGAGGTTCCTCTGGTCGGTTGGGTCGGGTCAACCTCGCACAGGTCGGGGGACCTTGAAATACTCAGGGGGATTCTTGAACCGCTAGTGAAGCGGGGTAAAATCCGGTTGCATCACTCAGGGCATCATAGCCAGGCTAAGAGTTTTGCTGAAGGGGTTAGTGTTGACCCCAAATATGTGAGCACTTTGCCGATGGCTTCACCTGAAGACTACCCAGGTTTGTTGTGTTTTGATATTGGGATTGTCCCACTGTCAGATTTGCCTTTCAATAGGGCTAAATCGGCGATTAAAGGCATTGAGTACGCTTCTGCGGGTATACCGTTCATTGCTTCCGATTTGGACGCATACAAGGACCTACACACCACTTATGCGTTAGGTAGGCTTGCGTCGAAACCTTCCAAATGGATTCAGCATATTGAAAAGCTTTGTGATCCTGAAGTTAGGCAAGCCGAAGGCGAATTAGGGTTAAAAAGTGTTGATAAATGCGATATCCGTTTCGGGGTACGACGGTGGAACGCTCTACTAACTTCATTACAGTGATACCCCAAGCCACAAATAACCGTTCTAAGATGTTCCAATGTCTCAAGAACGAATTTTTGCCGGAATTTGCGCATAATGTCTTTTACTATCTGGACTCAAACAAAATCCACAGCCATAAACTCGTATCAGATACCTGAAGCGGTAAAAGAAAACGCCCGAGTAGGCTTAGAACTAAGAAAAAAGTTTGGCCGAGGAGGAACCTCAGTCGGTGAAAACACCGCAAGAACCCTCGCCGCAGGCGGAACTATCGGCATCACCAAAGTCCGACACATCGCCAAATACTTCCCACGGCACGCAGGTGACAACCTCGACGACAAAAAGTCAAACGGGTGGATCGCCTGGCAACTCTGGGGAGGGCACGCCGGACGATCCTGGGCCGAAACCATAGTAGCCAGAGCCGAAAAAGAAACCCAAAAAAGCCTCCAACCGTTCCAAACAAAAGCAATGATCGACGGCGACGGCGACGGGCGCTGCGAAGAAGCAGAAACAGAAGGCGGAATCCCCTGCATACCAGGAATGCCGCCACGCACAGTAGACAGGCTATGGGGCAGAACCGAAGCAAAACGGTTCGAAAAGCGAAGAGATGCCATCAAACGGGCACGCATCCGCAGACAAACAAAACCCCAACCAAAAATGACAGTACAAGAACTATTCGAAGCCGCCAAACAAGGACAAACCGAACAAGTAGAAGAAGAAATAAAAAAGATTTTTGAAATCACAGACCTCGGACGCATGCGAGCCAAAACCAGAATCGACTCCATACACGCAATAGTGCCCGACATGCCAATCGACAAATACAACCCCATCGAAAACGGAGAAAGCATATGGGAAGACAACGGAATCCAAATCGAAGGACAAATCTACGACCAAAACGACATGCCAATAGGCAAATTTGATCGCACAATAGAAATATCCGAAACCGGAAAAAGAGTAATCACACACGAAGAACTCATAATCGACGAAGCACACAAAGGACAAGGAATCGGCGGAGACTTCATCGCAGACACACAACACGACTACATCAAAATAGGCATACAACAAATCGAAGTAATCGCAGGACTAGAAGACGGCGCATACAACTGGGCCGTATCAGGCTTCGACTGGGCAGACGAATACAACAGAACACTATTCCTCAGCTACATCCAACAAGCCATAGACGAATACCAAAAAACCAAAAACACCGAACTATTCAACACAAACGAAGAAGCAGCAGTAGTACAAGCACTAATAAGACAAGCACAACAAGAACGATTCAACGCCCCCCAAAGACTCACCCCATACGCATTCACCCTCTTCACAGGAGCAAGAAAAGCACTCAGCGACAAAGAAGGAGAAAAAGACACCAAAGTCTGGGAAGGCATCAAAAAACTCACCACTTGACAAAAAACCCAACACACAACTAACATCCCCACCATGAACACAACCCAATACCAACAAGCAATCCAACAAAAAATACAAACAGCAACACCCGAACAAATCACAACAATCGCCACACTCGTCGAAATCCTCTGCCACGACGAAACAGACCAAGCAAAACTAGAAACCGCATACGCCTACTACACCGGCAAAGCCAACTGGCAAACCGACGCACAACAACTCCTATGAACACAAACGAATTCCACGAAGCAATCCTCAAAGCCCTCCAACAAATAGACCAAACCATCCAACAACTCAAACAAAACCAAACCCCCAACCCATACAACTGGACACAAACCCAAAACAAAGAAACCCAAACCCAAAACAAAGAAACACCCAACACACCCCCGACGCTTTGATCTAAATACATTAAGGTAAAAAAATCCCATATAGCTACGCCCGGTTGTTTGGCGGGTTTGACAGGCCGGAGGGTTATCCACAGAACAGGTGTTCGTCGAATGGGTGTTCGATCTTGTTGTGATGGCGGTAGGGGGGGGGTGGTGGCGTCTGGGGTATCTGACATCATCCATTGTCATTATTTGATATGTGTTTGACTGCATGTCTTTGAGTTGGTGTTGGTGGTGTGACTTGTGTTGGGTCTGGGTAGTTGTGGTGTTGGTAGGTGCTTTGCTTGTGTCACTTTATGGATACGTTTCAAGCTTTGTCTTTGACTGCTTGTTGCTTGTATGTACTTGCCTGTTGCTTGTTGTTTGTTGCTTCTTGATTGTTGCCTTTGATTCAAAGGAGATTCAAAAGAGAATCAAAAAGAATCTAAACAATTCAAAAAGAATCTAAACAATCACTTGACATCACTAGTACTGTTAGTTACAATAGCTATATAAGGTCAAGTCACCACAACAAGGAGCCAACACAATGATCTGGGACATTCAACTAGGACTAAGAGACAGCATCCTCCTCGTCGGAGGCATCTACATTGCTTCCGTCCTCTACTACTGGATCATCGGTAGGAGGTAGGGCCCTTAGGGGAGAGGCAAAACAAACCTAAAAGAATCTAAACAATCACTTGACATCATGACACCAGAGTGATACACTACTGATACCAGCCCTGTCCATTACACATCACCACTACTCATCACCATGATACCATGATACCAAAACAATTACTTGACATCATGAGACCATCATGATACACTACTCATACACATCACATACACATCACCTAATTTGACTTGACAACTACTAACAACTACAATCAACTACCAAACAAAACACACAAACTACTAACCAACCTAAATGGAAAGCACTACCCATGAAACAAAACAAAGACTTCTTCTTCATACAACCAGGACGCCTCATCACAACAGACCAAACAGCAGAACGATTCAACGTTCACAGAGCAACAGTCACACGATGGGTCAAATCAGGACACATCAAACCCTCATACAGAACCAACAAAGGCCTCTTTCTCTTTGATCGCATCTACGTTGACGGACTCATCAAGAAGAACAAGGTGACATCAGATGCATAAGCTACTCCTCATAGCACTACTAACAACCACTGCCATCAGTTGCGGAACCACTACCTACGAATCCCCAGAAGAAGCATACGCACCCAGCACAGATGACCCCATCACATACATAGAGAACCACCCAGAACTCACTGACACCCTCGAAGAAGGTCAAGCAGTAATGTCTGACGTAGGAGACGCAGCCGACATCGGAAGCATCTACCTCCTAGCATCCGCATGTAGTGACCTATCCTCATACGCTGAAGATGCTCTGATCCAATGGGCTGAAGCACCTCTACCATACTTTGTTGCTTCTCTTGGTAGCCTCGCTGAAGCAGCTGACGCCTGCTTAGACGGAGACTTTGAAGCAATGGCAACAGACATGCAAAGTGCGACTAGTCTGACAGCACAACAAGTCGAATCACTAAAGGAGTAATCAGATGTTAGAGACTGATAGCGGAAACAAGTTTGTTGTTGTTGCTTGCAGCATCAAGGGTATCTACGGCAAACAGTCTTACGACATAGAAGTAAAGCATAACCTCGTAGGCTTGTACGCTTCTACCATTGCCAGACGTATCGCCAAGGTTGATTGCCTAGCACGCAACATGTTGTTGAAGTCTGATGGTGCTGTCCTTCTATCTATTGAAGGCATCAAGGTATCCCCAGTTCCCAACACAGCACATATCGTATTGTCTATAATTGACGACCGAGAGGACTCTATCTCTCTTGGTTCCTATACCACTAAGTGGATCGACGGAGACGATGAGGATACCGATGACACTGGTAGCCTGTACCAGCACATCGTTGTTGAGAAGGTTTGATGTCGATCTATGAGGTCACTCTGATCCGTGACAACGTCACCCCTGAGGTGGTCTTAGTGGAAGCTTCATCTCCTAAGGTTGCCAAGAGGAAAGCACAACACTACCTATCACCCAACAGCACTGCCGTATGGGTGCCTATCTCGGTCAAGCGTAAAACCCAGGGTGTTCCTTTCGCATGAATGATCGTTCCATACAAGCAGCGATGATCTCTCAGAACGTCACCCTTGCCTCTATGGCAGTAGGTTGCCTGATCACCGATCCTGAAGTATGGAACACCCTCTCCCTCAGAGCCCTTGAACGGCACCAACAGCGTATCCGTGAGATACAAGAAGAGCTGTCTGCCATCTCTATGACTATCGCCGACAGGGTTGACTGGTACACGGAATGAAACATCGTTCGGCCAAGATGACAGCACAGTACAAGCTGAGACGTCCGCTTGTAGCGAAACTGATGGAAGAACGCCCTTGGTGTCAGGCTTGCGCTGTGTTCGCTGGGTTCGACAGGTGTGAGGGCGATGATACTTCCATCTACGTTCAGGCTAGGTCGATGGATGCCCATGAGCTGATACGACGTTCTCGTGGTGGTTCAATCCTCGACGAGACCAACATCCTCATGGTGTGCCGCCCTTGCCATACACGGGTTGGTAACAGTCCTGTTACGGCTGAGAGGGTTGGCTTGGAGCTTCCCTCGTGGGCTTCTCCTGAGATGTTTGATGAGGCTAAGGACTTGCGTAAGTCTTGGTCTAGAGGTGAGCCCACTGTTCCCTCTTGGAGAGCTGAGGATACTGATGAAGGTTGAGGTTGTTGGCCTTGACCTGTCATTGACTTCGACTGGGGTTGCTTTCGGTGAGGACTTCACTCAGGCGATCTCTACTGCACACAAGGGCCCTAAGCGTCTGGCTGTCATGAGGGACCTTGTGATGACTGCTGTGGCTACTGTGAGTGCCCCCTATGTTGTCATTGAGGGCTACTCGTTTGGTTCTAGGAACTCTCAGGCGCATTCGATTGGTGAGCTTGGTGGGGTGATCCGTGTTGCCTTGTGGGAACGGGCTATTCCCTACGTTGAGATAGCTCCGACGGCTAGAGCCAAGTTCGCTACTGGCAGGGGTAACGCTTCCAAGAACGAGGTGGTATCAGCGATCTCTGCTAGGACTGGTGTTGTCTGGTCAGGCAAGGGTGGGGACGATCGGTGTGATGCTTGGATACTGCAGGAGATGGGCCTCGCCCATTTCGGTCAGGCACGATTCGATTGGCCTGCTTTGAACATGATGTCTTTAGACAAGGTCGATTGGTCATCCTTTAGTAAGTAGAATGGAGTTCTTATGGTTGACAGTAGAGAACAGGCTAGACGGCGTCGTAATCGGCCCATCAGTCAAGTTGAGATTGAGGAAGAGATCCTGCGACTTGTTGAGCTCTTGGAGCATTCGACTGAGGACTTTGCTGAGCTTGCTCAGGAAGCCGCTCAGAGTGAGTCTGACTACAAGCGGGCATGGGCAGGCCAGTACCTGTCTGCTTCTGGTGCCGTGAAGGAACGAGAGGCTTGGGCAGACTTCCGGACCCAGGAAGAGTTCCAGAAGTACAAGATCAGCGAGGCGCTTGTGCGTTCCAGGCGTGAGATGCTCAACGCCACACGGACGTCTATTGACGCTTTGAGGACTTTAGCGGCTAATGTACGGTCTATGGTAACCGGATCATGACTCACAACATTCACCCCAATTTGGAATCGTTGGCTCTACCCATCGACAAGCTTGTGTTGCTTCCCACGAACCCTCGGCGTGGCGACGTTGACGCTATTGCTGCGTCGTTGGCCGAGTTTGGGCAACTCAAAGCGGTTGTTGTACGACCCAACGATGATGACACCTACACGGTGGTGGCTGGCAATCATACGGTTCAGGCTGCTCAGGCTAATGGGTGGACTGAGATTGCTGCCGTCCAGTTCGAAGCTGACGATGATCGTTCGATTGCGTTTGCTTTGACTGACAACCGCACTTCCGAGCTCGGTCATACCGATTCGATTGAACTTGATGATCTCCTGGGTGACATGCTTGGCGATTACAGCGTGCTCATGGAAGACCTAGGGTGGGATGATTTCGAGCTTGCAGCGTTGAATGAGACCGCCCAGAGGAACACTCGCACCCAGGAATCGGTGGGTGGCTACACGGCACCTGAGCTGATTTTGCCTGACGAGAACGAGTTAGCGATGCTTGATAGCGCACCCTTGCCTGCACCTTCAGACGATGTGCGCATCGTTGCCCCTCAGGACACGAACGTCAAGGATGCGATTGTGCATGGTGCTACGGCTACAGCGGCTGGTGCTGGCGCTAAGGGCATGGTGCAGTACAACCTGGTCTTTGATAGCACTGAGCAGCAGCGCAGGTGGCACGAGTTTCTTCGTTGGTTAAAGACTGACGCAGAGGTTGATGGAGATACAACAGCCGAACGGCTACTTAGTTTCCTGGAACCTCGCGCCGATTTCTAGTCTCTGCTTAGCATCCCTAGGATGCTGACGAGTACTACGAATATGAGCAGGCATGAGGTTGCCAGTACTGGTATCCATCCTGCTACGGCTACCCATTGAGATGCGATAGCTACGAACAGTTCCCCCAGGAGGAACACTAGGCCGAGGGTGAGCCATCCGCAGAAGTTTGTTATGCGGTTGAGCTTCTTGTTGTGGCTAGCGCTTTTACCGTTGCCAGAGATGATTTTTTGGTTATGCATTGTTATCTCCATTCTTAAGGGTATCCAACACCTCTGGTGCGACCAGCTTGTTGAACGTGCAGACCTGCACTGCGGTACCCAGGTTCTTGCGAGTCAGGTATTTGCTTGCGTTTCCAGACTTGAGGCGATAAATGTTTGCTGCTTCAAGGATCGCTTTGCGTGCTTCTTCTTTTTCCATTACATGTCCTGACTGATAGGTCGGCTTACGGCAATAGGTGCAACGCCTGATTTGACTAAGAATAGCTCTGTCTTTAGATAGTCATCGTAACTATTGTCTGCCCAGAATGCGACTTGTTTAATACCGCAAGACGCAATAAGTTTGGCGCACCCAAAACATGGGGCCCCATTCACAACAACCGTACCATTTTGCCGAAGCCCATTGTCGGACCAGAGCAGCGCTCCTGCCTCAGCGTGCTGCGCAATACAACTATCGTAGGTAGTACCACTCTTGTGGCTGTCGTCAGCGTGTGGGCAGCCTCCGTCGTTACAATGGATGAACCCTGGTGGGCCACCGTTGTACCCGATGCCAGCAACTCGTTTGTTTGGGCTGAGAACAACAGCAAAGAACTGTCGCCTTGAGCAAGTGCTAAACAATGGTGCCATCAGGTCTGTGGCGAGCAGCCAGTTCTGTATGTACCTAGGCATGCTTTCAAATTCTCTCAAATCTGAGCACCTTGCCGCATAGTGCTTGTGACAATACCTCGTTCGGATCGCACTCGCCTCCGTTCACGTTCACTCATACCACCCCAGACCCCATAGTGCTCATGGTGAAGAGCATGTTCTGCACATTCTTTAAGCACTGGGCAGTCGGCACAGATCTTTTTTGCTTCTTTCAAGCGAAGCCGAGGATTCTTTTGCTTATTTTCAAGGGCGAAAAAAAGCCCTGAAGAAACTGGCACATTACGACATGCAGCTTCACGCTGCCAATTTGCTTTAGCCGACATGGGTTACACTCCCGATTTACTAATAGGGTACTTTGCTCGCACTGTAGAGACATATTGGGCATACATGTCTGCCTCGCAGTTAATTATAACTAGGTATGCGTATGTTCCCGCACAATCACAGAGCCATTGCTTTGTGCACAGCACAACAGCGTTAAAGCCTTTTTCGCTAACCCAGGTATCAAGAACAACGTGGAGCGCTTCAGGCGCTATCGTGCTCAAGTCCATGGCTACTAGGCCGCAACGACCGCTGGTGCTATCAGATTCAGCAAGTTGTAAAATGTTCTTTGTTGTAAAGTATTCAAAGTTCATGCTTGTAACTCCAGCTAGTTGATTCCGCTGCTGAATCTATATGTAAAATTGTAATAGGTGGCGATTGTAGCCATAATTACTTTTCGACACCACTTAACCTAAGGGTGGCATCATGGTCTAGCCAGACAACAGCGTGACCAATTTCGGTTCCATTCACCACTACGCTAATCTGTTCCATATCAATTTTGAGTCGTGCAGCTAAACCGGCTTTGATACGACCCGCAACACCATCTATCCAAGCTAATTCAGCTTGGAAGTCGTCCGTATACCCGAAGTCAATATCTATCAATGGGGTTGGTTGCGGTTTACGGGCAACCTCACAAAGCGTGCACCCAATTTCTTCAGTTTTAGCAGGCCGTTTGCGGTCAGCAGTATGGCCACACTCCAGGCGGTGCCGGTAAACGATTTCACCCCAGTTGCCAGATTTTGTTATTTCAACAACTTTTCGACGAGGTGCCGATCTTGAACTCACCGATAGATCTTTGGTTCAGCAAGTTCCCAGGCCTCAGCACTTTCTACAGCTTCGCCAAGTCGTGCAGCCCAAGGGAACAGAAGCACTTTTGCCCACCACTGAATAGACCAAGCAGGAATGCTTGAGTTCCCTCCGACAATCTCGGAGTGGGTAGGCAGCGGCCAGGAAACCTGCAGATTCAACATGACTGTCTCTGCACGCTTTTGCCATTCACGCTGCTGCGGAAGCCACCAATCAAAAAATTGCTGGTCCCAGCTTTCATTTAAAACAAAGTTAGCTAACTGGGATGGGGAATGTGCATTAGGTTCAATCTCTGCAGCAGTCAAAATGACAACTTTATCAATATCCCCCAGTATGAGATCTGAAGGGTCCATCACAGATCTCGCATCATGTTCCAAGTTTCTTTATCAATCTGGCCAGTAACAGGTAGACCAAAGAACTCTTGGATTGCTCGGGTTTTCTCAATAGATTCACTGTCATGCACCCCTGTAACGGGCACGCCAACCGCTTCTTGCCAACTCGAAACTGCTTTCGCTTTAGATCCGGCTTTCAACGGGTTAGACCCACGAAAAACGGGCAAAGGCGAGATGAGCACCGGCGCAGATACTTGCGTATCGGCATAGACCTTTGTCTCAGGCAGAAAAGTATTTGCAAGATCAGCCATACCTATGTTGGCCTTAACCACCACTTCGACTGGGGCCGGTTCGGCTTCAACGGGTGCGGCGACAACAAGTTCAATCAGACCATCAACGTTTGGCACCCCAAGATTCTTCAACATTCCAATAAAAACCTCAGAGTTGAAACGCCCTGGGTCCCATCGCGTCACCCCAGGAACATGCTGAATACCACAAATACCATTAAAGGTATTCCACTCAGGGACTTGCATCCGTTGTGGTGCGTTTACATCCGCAATCATTCCTGCAGCCATGCCAACAAAAGGCTTAGCGTGTGCAGGAATATCAAACTCCAAACAGATGGGCGCTAAAACCTCAGCCATCCAACCAAGATCATCATCAGTCAGATTTGTGATTTCCGAGGCCCGAGCCTCTAGCGTCACAGTAATACAGGCCTTGCCGACAATACCAAAATTGCCTTGGCCTGTTTTTGCAATGTCTGAACCCACATTATACGGGAGAGCTTGCTTTACTGAGCGGTTAGAAAAATCCAGATAAAGGTGTGTGATACCCCGACTCTGAGCTTCAAAAAATTCTGAAGTAGTCAAAATGATTCGGGATGGGCCACCCTTCGTAAATCTATTTTGTTTCCGTGTTGGAAACGAAATCTTTTGTGCTACTAGATGCCAATTCATAGAACCAATCTTTTCTATTTGAGTATATTGTCAGTCAGTCAGAGTGTGATGATTAGAATGGTTCTTCATCATAAGATGCGGAAGCCTTAGCGGGCTTTGGTGCGGGAGCAGCTCCACCTGCCTGGAACTGGCGGCGAGTAATCGACTCTAGCCCAATCACATGCGCACCAATCTCATCGACAACAAGTTCAACCTTGGATCGCTTTTGACCGCTATCTTTGTCTTCCCACGAGCGCTGCTCTAGGCGGCCAGTGACAACAACTTTAGTTCCCTTGGTGAGGATCTCACATGCTTGTTCGCCAAGCTTTCCCCAGATAACGCAATCAAAGAAAGAAGTAATTTCTTCTTCCGAATCACGAGGCTTCCGAGAAACCGCAACTGAGATATTTGCGACAGCAAGACCAGTCTTTGTAAACTTCAGCTCTGGATCTCTAGTCAGATTTCCAGAAAGATGTGTAGAGGCAATAGCCATATTTATTTACTCCTATTAGGTATATGATTCTTGTGAAATGACATTCTTACACTACTAGTATATGCTTGTCAAATGAATTCTATCGAAGAGGCCCAAGTCAACGTCTGGGAATGCATTCAGACAACTCTGATCGATCTTGCAGTCGATGAGAGTATGAGCGAAGACGAAATCGAAGAGCTTGAAGACTCCCTTGGGAACGCAGCCGACCTCATCATTGAGGCCCTAGAGTTGAGGGTGACCAGCATCGGTGACGGCACAACCGGAACCGCTGAAATAAACATCTCTTCCTTGCTTGAAATGGGTGAATAAGGTTTTCACTTAGCAACGTACCTACGACTCTTAGCCTTTTGCGACTTGTGTCGGGCAAGCCTGCATCCTTCTGAGCAGAGTACTTGATTCCTACCAGTCCGAATAAATATCTTTTGGCAATGCACGCATTTGCCCTCAGAGTATCTATTCTTTCGAATCTCTATCCGTTGACGCCCTGATGTTCCACCATAAATACCGGCACGCTCATCAAGGTTTTCCTCTAAACAGATTTCCCTGACTGGGCACTCAGCACAAATTGACATTGCCAATTCTCTGGACTCGGTAATCCCAGGAAAAAAGATATCCGGGTTAAAATTGCGGCACGCTGCGTGAGCTCTCCACTCATTCTTACTTTCTAGTTCTTGAATCATTTTCTTCCTTTTTAATAATCTGAATTGTGGCGGACGGGTGTAGCGTTCCACTTAGACCGTCTTGCCAATCGACAAGTTGGTGTTTCCTCAAATGAGTTAAAGCTGCGTGGGCAGATGAAACTGAGCAGCCTGCTCCGGCTGCGGCTTCTCGCACTGTGACACGGTGCTGCTTGCTATAAATGTTGATTACAGCAAGCAGCACACGGATTGCCACATCGGAAAGATATGTTTGGGCTACGGTCAAACCAGTTCGCTGACTTTTGACCATGCGTCAACAGTCAGAAGGTGTAGGTCTACTAGACCATCCCAGGATAGGCCTTGATCGTACATGGAGCCATCGTGCCACCTGGGTTGTGACAGGTAGCCGCCAGCAAGGGTAAATATCCCCTGCCTTTCTTGCATGAAGTCTGCGACGAGCTTTTCACGCTCGGCGAGCATCTCGTAAGTGATGCCTTCGTCGTATGGGTCCATGCCAGCGTTGTAGATAATAAAATCCCAATCCTGGTCACAGTGTGCAAGTGCGGTATGGATGTCGTCCAGGTATTTGAATCGGTCAGAAATGACCAGCCGATGTTCGCTTTCACGAGCATCCCAAACGTCGTAAGGCGTAACCGTTACGTCGTACTGGACAACACCATCCCAGTCGCTTCCCTGTGAGCGAATGATGTCCATAGTTCCGCCGCCAGCGTGTGCATCAAAATCAAGGACAAGAATTCGTTCTGCTCCCTGTCGGCGTGCAGCAAATACTGATGCTGCCAGCCCATTGAATGTGCAGTACCCTGCGCCTCTAGAGTACGAGGCGTGGTGCAGTCCTGACGATAGGGACCCTGACAGCTGGCCCTCACCGCTAAGAATGTATTTGGTTGCGTCGACTAGACCTCGTGAGTGGGCAACGGCCATCGTGTAGATGCCCTCGTCCCAGGTGAACCCAGATGACTCAGAGAGTGTTCTCGGAGTTCCGCTCTGGATTGCTTCGATGTATCCAAGATCATGGATTTGGGCTAGGTGGCGTTCAACGTCAGTATCTGTGGGGGCGACAATGTCGACCTCTGGGCACCGGCCACCAATAATAGCTTGAGCTACTTTTGCCGATTTGCGTGTTGTGTCGAACGAGTATTCGCACGCGTTGTATCGCTCATCATAGTAGAGGCGCATCAGAATGAACCTCCGATGCCGTATGAGCCACCTTCGGGGACACGGTCAAAGTTGAGTGCAAAAGTGGCGAGTGAGCCTGACTTGAGACCAAAATAGGTTTCAACGTGGCCGAGCACGAGACCGTTCGGGCAGAACCATTGGTCTGCCGGGTGGATCTCAGCGAGCTTTTCGATAGCCTCTTTGGGGGCTAGTCCACGGGCAATTGAGACGCCGATGGCTGTTGCCGTTGAGCGTGAAATCCCTGCATGGCAGTGGATGAGGATGGGTTCGTTGGTCTTTGCACCGAACTTGACAAGCCTTTGGACTTGTTCAAACTTGGGTGCCCAGACGCTTGAGACGTCTTCGGTGTCGCCAAACTTCTCTACGCAGTGGTTGGGGTGCGACCAACGCACTTCGCTCTGTGACGGGCCAGCAGTGATGACTGAGTGGAAGTATGGGGCGAGTACTGCCGCATCCTGGATTCCTCTGACTGTCGGCATCGCTATGCCTTTGTAAATTGTTGTACTTTGAGTTTCTTTAGTAATGTTCATAGGTAGTTATTATATCCTGTTCTAGTTAGTTTGTCAAGTTGATATTTTCTTGTGGGTGAAAAGTGGGCACCCCGCCCCACCAAGGGGTGCCCACAAACATTACGCCAGCGACAACACCGCCTGCTGGGTAGCCACCTTACGCTTGGAAACCCAAGAGTTCTGATCCATGCTCAGAATTGCCATACGATCAACATCACCTTCACGGCCATGGTCAAGGAACTCCACAACCGCATTGTAAAGGGTCCAGCCATTGTGTCCAGCCTTACCAGCGTTCCGTGGGTTGTCCCAGATAGCCTTAACGTGGGCAATGTTATCGTCCCTGTTGCGGCGAGAAACGTCTGTCCCATCCTCGTTGACTGGAAAAGCAACCTTCAGTACACGGTCGACGCTGTTGCTGCCTGGCACGCAGGTAGTTGCCAGCATCTTCTCAGCAGCATCGGTAAATGCGTCAGCCCAAGCCGTAGACATCCCAAGCGCAGTTTGAGCGTCCTGTAGGACACTTTCCACGTTTGAGGTGTGCTTGGCCTTGAATGTTGAGCGTGCCGTAGACAGACCCATCCTTACCGTGTTCTGACACACGGCACGAACGTTTGTGTTCGCATAGGTGATAGCAGTCTCACCGTCATGGCCAGTAAAAACGAGCAGATTGCGAGCAATGCTATCGTTCGCTCCAAGCGGATCAATGATAAGTGAGCCTAGATCGAGCGAAGCAAAGAACTTGCGGCCCTCGTCTAGCACACCGCAAGTGTCCACTACAGCGCCACCCTTGGACGACCCGACAATGGCGAGCGCCCGAGTAAGTACCTCGCTGTTTTGGACGGGCACATAGCGCTTCCCAACAATGGCGAGAGCGTTTCGGTCACCGTCGACATCGTCACGGATAGTTGCACGAGCGCTTTCAACGACAAGTGGCTGACCGGACTCATCCAAGATGAGATTGCCGTCTTCGTCAATTGCAGCGACCCGAGTTGTGCGAACCGTATAGTCGGCCATTGCAGCCTTGAGCATTTCTTCAGCGGTTTGCAATCCCTCCATTGGGACGCCAAGCTGATGCCATGGGCTTGTGTGGTTTGCGTAAGCGAATCGGGTGCGTTCGCCGTTGATTTCTAATTCATGTGCCATTTGTATTGCTCCTTGTTAGTAGTTAGATCTAACTATACATAAGATTAAGGTTGCTGTCAAGTGGGGCCAACGGGATTCGAACCCATGACCGGCGCATTATGAGTGCGCTGCTCTAACCAACTGAGCTATAACCCCTGGGAACTCTTCCAAACTAAATAATCTTCATAAGATATATCATCCCAAAATGTCACAGCATCACACCTAATGCAAACCATGCCATCAGCGGTTCGCGTGTCATCCGTCCGCTGCCATCCAGGGCCGACAATCGTAAGAGCTCTCACGGTTGCACCTTTATCAACAAACTTGCCCTGGACGGCATCATCTTCCGATTCCATCTTTCTGACAAGAATCCATTTGTGATTCCCGCCGAAAAATCTGAAAATCTTACAGAAGATCACAAGAAATATTGTGCGCATATTTCCCCTTAGCCAGTGAAGCTAATTGGTTCATCCGCAAAACCTTCTTTGGTTTGTGGGCGAAATGGCGCTGGCACCGTGGTCGTAGTCACTGGCGGCAAAGTTGTTGTAGTTTTCGGCATTGAGGTCGTAGTCGGCGCTACCGTTGTGGTCGTTACCGGTACCTCTGTAGTCGTTACCGGCACAGTGGTCGTTGTGGTCGTTGTGGTCGTTGTGGTCGGCTTACAGCGATCACCCTCATGTTCTGAGCTAAAACTTGCCTCATAACAATTACCATTTTCCCGGTTAGGCGTAGCAGAAACGATATTAGTCACACTAAACACCACAAAACCAATTACAAAAATGCTTACAACAGCTACAGAGAGCTTTTTCATTATTTCTCCTTCCACAAAGAAATGTAGGGCAAGTGCATAAGCACCTGCCCTACAATATCAAAATGGATTGACGGTACTGTCAAACTTTCTCAATTAGGGTCTTTAGACCCTAATAAGGCTTACTAGCAGCCTGTGCCATTCCAGGCACTAGACCAACCCGAATCCACAGTGTACTGAGCTACTGCATCCTGAACCCACGGCGGTGCATACCGTGCCGAACCCCAACCGCGATGACCCGCACGAGCGCTCATCGTGCGCCAAGTGCTGTCAAGGAATTGATACGCTCCGCTGGCGGTACTCACAGGATTCTTCGCCTGATAATTCCCACCACTCTCATGTCTGCGCACGCAGGCAAGAAAACCCCCAGGAGGAGAATGTTCTGGCACCGGAGCCGGAGTCAGCGCCTCATTCACAGCAGCCTGCTCTGCAGGATTAAGCGTATTGTAAACTGCTACTTGCTCAGGCGTGCAGGCCGCTACAGATCCAACAACCAATACCGAAAAAACTACAACTCTCATAAATTTGAACATAACAATGTTAACCTTTCATAGTTGGCTCCGGGGAGTGGCTATTCAACCCAGAGCTGCGAGGTCACTACTGTAGCACACATATTACAGAAGTGTTACAACCTTTTTGATTTGACACAAAAGAAAGACACCAAATGACCGAAATATACAGGAATCTACACAGAAAAGACTGGTCAATAAGAAACCAAGGAATCGTCACCCAACACACAAAAACAGCAGCAATCAGCTCAGCCAAATTCGTAGTACAACCAGCCGGACGAAAAAAAGTCCTCAAAGAACAACGCAAAAACGTCCACGCCTTCGTCAGAGGACAACTCACCACCATCCCAAAAGACTGGCAAACCTGGAAACAAGCAAAATACAACCCATACCTATTCGACCACTTCTACGACGTAGACACCCTTAAACGCATCGACACAGCCACCGTTGTCGTGCTTGCCGAAGACGGCAGCGCCTACTACCAATAGTACAAGCCCCGCCCCCAGTCTTACCCCCAAAATGTGACCCCTTTTTGGTGGTTGGTTGTGGTGGTTTCGGGGCTGTGGTTTGGTGGGGCTTTTTGTATTTGATTGGTTTCGGGGCTGCGAGGTTGGTGGTGGGTTGTTTTGAGAAGGTGCTCGGTTTCGGGGCTGCGAAACTGGTGTCTTGGGAGAGGCAAAGCCCCGCCCCCCTTGTTTTTCCCCAGAGTTTGCGCCCCCCCCTTTTTTTGACCTGATCGGTTTCGGGGCTGCGAAACCGGTGACGCGTTTTTGAGACCTGCTCGGTTTCGGGGCTGCGAAACCGAGGGGAAGGCCGTAGCCCTTCCCCTCTCGCTTGCTACTCACGCACGCTTGAACGGGCGACCGTGAGCGTCAAGGTTCCTGACTGACCAGTGCCGCCAGCACTCCACACACACATGAGAGTCAATGTCGGGGTAGTGGGCGGTTGACGTCTTGCAGTACACGCAAGACACTGGATGGCAAATCTCGGATAGCTCCACGGCTAACTCCTCTGGTAGGTGAAACACTGACAATACACCCTGCCGCCGAGGCTGTCAAGTCATTAGCCCGACTGCGCAGGATGCGATTCTAGGCGTGCAATCTCTTGACGGGTACAAGTACCGCCGAAACTCAAGAACGCGCCTAGAACGCGCTTGTGGACGCTCTAGAGCGAATATCCGCCGACTGACTAGCCTCACAAACAATCTGAAACAATGACTTGACAAGGGTTCTCGGATGACCTAGTCTAAGTACATCACCTAGCAACCACCGAGAGGGGGACAACATGCACAACAGCCAATTTGACCGGGTCATGCCGGGCGGAGGGTCCGACTGGATCTGGGCGGCCAACGCCGCCGACGACGCCGCCGAGTACGACGAGGACGATCTCGACGAGGATGATCTCGACGAGTGGCCACCACGCCGAGAGGACTGGTAAAGCCAAAGGGGGGGCCGGACGGCTCCCCCACCCTCTTTTCCTTTTCCTTGCGTCCCGCACACCCCAAACCCATATCACCCCAACGGGACCCCCAAACACACCACCCCTGGAACACACTCGAAAGACAAAGCCCCGCCCCCAGGATCTACCCCCCCTCCTTTCTGATACCTGATCGGTTTCGGGGCTGCAAAGTGGTGACTCCGAAAAGCACAAGCCCCGCCCCCCGTTTTCTCCCCCGAATCC